AACTCCATTTAAAGTCATGGCCTTTATACCAGTTGCCAACGTAGTTCAAAAAGCCTATCCAATTCAAGAAGAGCCTGCTATAGCCACTCCAAATATCGGTGGCGGACAAAGATCAGGCAATACTTTACATTCGCCCACAATCACAAAAAGTGATGTAGAAATTGCGGCTGAAGAAGCTGAGGCAAATGGCACTGGTACAATTACAATTAAAAGTACCAATCCAAAGAATATTGAAAAGAAAATAAAAGAAATCAGAATGTTCGCTAGTCGCCGTGGCCTAAGAGTTACAGACAATAGAAATGGCACTGTAACTCTATCCCGTCAATGAAAGACGGATTTCTTAGGTGTTAGTCTTCTTCATCAACTTCTTTGGGCGGAATCACCATTTCATCCCCCATCCACAATTCAGAATTAGGGAATTGTTGTTGGAGTTCTTTAAACTCCCCAGCAATAGTAAGTGCCGGTGCCCCTTTTGGACGATGTTTATCAAGTCTTTTTAAAACTGACATCAAGTCAATTTTACAATCATCCTCTAAGTTCTCGGCCCAATTAGAAGCCCAAATTGTCAATATTCTCAATTCATGCCAATTGATTGGCAACATAACATCTTGAGAAATTGCCATAGGAATTCCCGGCGTCCCGCAATGAGGACATTTATCGGGATTCAATTCATTTAATTCTTCATCAGAATATTCTGATGCACAACGCAAACAACGTACAGTTTTCATGCTGCGAATACCTCTTCGGGCGGAAGTGGGTCCATATTCTTTGGAAATTCCAAAACAATGGAACGTCCACCACGAGCCTCGCTCATAAAGCGACTAAACAACAATCCCTCAAAGATGGGATCAACATCAGTAATGCCTAAACAATAGCACGTCAAAGCCCCTACAGCACTTCCACGACCGGGACCAACAGCTTGGGTGCCGTCGCCACCCAAAATCTCTTTGCACCAGCGACGAGCCTCATCTGTCATCATTTTTTGAATAAGGAAATAAGTGCTAAAACCCTTACGAGTAATTAAGCCCAACTCTTCTTTCAAACGATTTACATACTCACGATTTTGAGGAAGATTTCTAGCTTTAAACCCACGCATCACCTGTTCTTTTAATTTCTCATCAGCATCTGGAAATACTGGCAATTTCAAAGAACGATCAAGCTGTACGCCTTTTGCTCGCTCACAAATCCTAACGGTATTACGTTTGGCTTCACAAAACAAATCATAAGGAATAATGTCCTTATAATCTTTGGCCCACTTTTCATTTAATTCTTCTTCTGACTTCATCCACAAGTTTGCATCTTGTAATTCAAAGAAATCACTGATGCCTTCTTCTTTCATTTTTCTTTCAATATCTTTAACTGTATTTTTGGTTTGCACCATCAACATAAGTCTTTGATATTGGCTGTCTTCTTGTTTGCAATAATGACAATCATTTGTAAGAATCAATGGAAGTTTGTATTTGTCGTGAGCTTTGACAATAAAAGCGTCGTATGGTTTTTGTTTGTTGAAATCCAAGACCATCAATTCCAAGAAGTAATGGTCTTTACCAAACATTTCAACATAGCGTTCAATCATGGCGAAGCCCGCTTCTTCGCCGCCTTTATCAAATGCTTTTCCGACTTCACTATTGTAGCAACAAGAAGTAAAGAATAAGCCTTCTTTGTATTTGAGAAGTTGTTCGTAGTTGACTCTCGGTTTGCGATAAAACCCTTTTGTCCAACCCCATGAAGTGAGACGAACCAAATTCTTATATCCGGTTTCGTTATAAGCAATTGCCAGCAAATGTGCGCCTGATTGCTTGGCTTCAATTTGATCTATCTCGCCAAGTTCAGAGATATATTTTTGCATATCTTTGAGAGACGAGATTTCAGGCTGCAATCGGTTCACATAAAGTTCGCAAGCAAATATAGGAGAGAGAGCGTCTTTGCCATGTTTGTCACAGATTTTTTCACAGGCTTTAATCTGTCGAGGAACTGCCCCCAACATACCGTGGTCACTAATGGTAAGAAATTTCTGATTGATCTGTGTGGCTCGTACAGCATATTCTTCGACCATGCCGTACCCGTCAAGTACGCTAAAATCTGTATGAAGGTGAAGATGTTCAAATCCAGTAATTTCAAGCGGCATGTATGGCTCCTTTTTGACCCATCATATAAAATTTACAATCTTGGTCAAGGCGCAATTCTTAACCGTCTACGCCATCATACATTGAACGATCTCCATTATGCCATCGCATGGATGAAATCACGCTACTCAAGATGTTTTGAACTTTTTTTAATTCAGAATAATTACGAATAAGGTCTTCATGGATTTCATCGCAAGGATTGTTCCTAGACTTATCAATTTGACTTCTAATCAAATTCAATGCGGATTCAATCTTTGCAACTTCGCCAATCACAATAAATTGAAGTTCATTTTTATAATCATCAGGCATGTAGCAGGCAACCAATTCGTTATTCTCCTGCATCAGTCTTCTCCACTACCACCTTCGTGGCCTCTTCCTCATGGGATGCCTTCCATTGCTCAAATTCATCGCTCAAAACACTTGCTTCTTTATCTAAAGACTTAATCTGAGATGAAATCCTATCGTAGTATTCTTTCAATTCAGACTTCAAAGCCTTCTTTTTTGCGTGGATTTCTGCAACCTTTTGTGAAAACGCAACAAATTCATCACTTAGTAGCCAATTCATTTTTTTGTTCCCTTATAAACTTATGATATTTAATCTCTTTATTCTCCTTCAACAAAGCAGGAGGAATAAAGCCTAACAACTTAGGACGGCCAGATTTTCTATCATAATGCAACCAAACTTCGCAATTTGAGTGCTTTTCTGAAGACAGAACCTTGACTGGCACTCCCTTATTATAGGGCGATTTCTTGATATTTATATCGCCAATAGTATCTAATATTTCTTGAATCAAATCTAAAGAAATTTTGTGGATAACCTTGCCACTAGCAACCCTAATCAACTCTTCATCTTTAGACAGCGTAATGTATTGGAAATATTCATACAGCACATCACGTCCAACCTTGGTGTCTTCATGTTCAAAGCCATAAAAAGGATCACGCAGAGCTACCAATATATCATTCTTGCTTACTCTGACTTTGATTGCACTTCTTAATCGCTTATCTGCTTTTCCTTTTTGCCAACAATCCGTCTTTTCGTTGGTATCTTCATATTGAGAACTAGGAAGTAAATCATATCCTAGATGCCCATAATGCGTATTCAGACATTCTCGTATTTGATCTTCTTTTTCAAGCCCATAAGCAACTCTAGCTGAGGCGTGCATTGCATCTAGTAACATATTTATTTCCTTATCTTATCGGCAGTTTCAAATCCTCGACTGCCAATGATTCCATCAGCTAGTCCAAAAAATACAGCCTCTTCAGCACTCAAATTCCAGTCGCCCAATTTACTCATTCTTTTGTCGATATACGACATAATTTGGACTTCATTCATTTTCTTTGCTTTGAAATACTTTCCGTTAACACAACGGGAGGCCAAAATCTGTAACATCCTTTTGTTTATTTTCAAATTCCATTTGGCATTTGATTGAACCGTAGATGTATTCCCTTCTAAAGTCACAAACCCCCTGTGAACCATTACTTCACAATTGGGAGTCATAACTCTAGTCTTTGCGGCTTGTAAAACAATAACACCCATCGAAGCAACTTCGCCGTAGGCTAGGATGTTGATGGGTGATTTTGAAAGTTTAATGGCATCATAAATTGCCATCCCACATATCCAATCGCCTCCCGGCGTTTGAAAATGAATCAGGATGCCCTTCTGTTCGACTTTGTTGAGTATATGAAGATTCTTGATGAATTGAGTCGCCATGCGATATTCAATTCCAGCTTCCTCTTCATCGCTCCCAACTCCAAAATGACTGTGTAAATAAATTTCTCTATCGACAATATTCAAATCATAATTATGGACTTGATTCATATAGTCGATCAAGTCCACTTCTGGTTCAGGCTGCTTTTTCTTCGTCGGCATTAAATATATTCACTCTGGTGATTAGGTCATCAAATGCATGTTGTTGACTTTTTTGTTGCACAAAATCAAGTAAAGCCAAGCATTCTCTTAATTCCGATAAAGCGAAAACATCAACATTATATGAAATAATTACTGAATCGTTTTCGCAAATTTTGGCTAATGCCCGAAGCCTATCTGCAAGATTGTCAAACGAAGGAAAGTCAACTTTGTAATTAAGATTCAAAGTATCTCCATCAGAAATAGTAGGAGATTTGCCATTCAAGATGACATCAAGTTCTTCTTGAAGCAATTTAGTTTCTTCGCCGGGTATTTGTAAATTTATCAACGACATAAATTACCACATATTTTCCATGTGTTGTTTTCTTGTAACACGTCTCACCTTAGATGAATCGTTGCTGAAACATTCATAAATGATTTCAGTGCCATCTTCATCTTGAGTGGCCAAAAATACGTCGTTGCCCCAAATAAATCTAAGACCAGTAAGTACATCCTTTACATACGGATCATAAAGCTCACGGCCATCTACGCTATGCTGCAAGAGGAAATAACCTTTGCCACGATAATTGGGTTCAACCAACTTAATGTCGGGCAAACCACCATTTACATGGCGTCTCATCAACAAGCCTTTAATTGTCTTGTAATCATGAGATTCAATTCTGGTTTCGCCATTTCCAAATTTCTTCCATTCAAAATATTCCTGTTCTCGACAGAAATCTTCTGTGAAATATTCATGGATTAACGTCAGGTCGTCATAATATTTTCTTACTTCAAATATCTTTTCTTTTCCTAAACCAGCTTTGGTATCCCAATTTTCACGCTTCCGATAATCTCGACATTCTTCCCATTCTGTGCCAAATCGACCTTTATCCCAACGATCACGAATATCCATTAACAGATAAAAGCCCAGCTTATATGGGTTTGTCGAATACTTCCCGCCCAACACGCCCATTTTATGAGCAGCATATTCAATAATACCACAATCATGGGTTTTCTGGCCAAGTCCAACATAACCCTGTTCTGCCATAATTACATGGTCGGTCAACGAGGCCCATCCTTCGTTCAACACCTTAGTTTGGCGTTGTGGGAAGAAATATAAAGACTCATCATAAATCATGGAAAGAATATCTTGTTGCCACGGTTTCAGCGGAGCATTATCACGCAAAAACCCAAGAATATCTTTAGTCGGCTCAGCAAACAAATTCAATTCATCAGCAAGTTCACGATTTTTAGCTCGTTCGTTTTCAGTCTTCTTGAAATCTCCGGTATTGATATAAGGTTCCATATAAAGACGTTCATTGGAAACCTTCAACCGACGAGGATGACGATACGTTCTAGCATCTGAAATAATTGGATTTTTAATTACTTTGTGATGCCATGCTTTTGCACCATCAATCAAAGTATCAATTCTAAGCAAATAATCCATGAATTCTGTGACACGTTCTTTACCCCAACGATTCATATATTTACGAATACGGGAACCGTGGTTCGCCATATTGTTCAACATATTCGTGTCTGTTGCAGAAAAATGAATATTATTCTTGAAGAAGTCATTGTGGCCGGTTGCATGAGCAATAACGGTCAAATGGTCAAGAAGTGTATTGGAACTTAGAAGCCACTGATAACATGGATTGGTATTGATAACCATCTCATATATTTTGTGCATTCCATATTCATAACCACGTTGGAGTTCTTCGTATTCCATACCGAAGGACCAATGTGGGTATCTAACAGGAAAGCCACCATAAGCGGCTATTTCTGAAATTTCGTCATATGTTAGTAATTGAACAACTGTAGGATAAAAGTCGAGTCCCCATTCTTTGCAAGCATGGAGAATGGTTTGTGCCAAATCCCTAAGCTCTTTAGGCAACTGTACTCCGGGGATAGTGTTATCCCCTAGTAAAATTGAAGACCCATGAAAAAATTTACTCGCCATCTTTAAGCTCCACTAGGATCGGCTTTTTTATCGGCACCCATAAGTTTAGCAATTGCATCCAAAATTTGTCTGTCTCGGTCTTCTTCTGATAAAGCTCCTGAATCAGAAGAAATTTGTGTAGTGCGAATATTCTCGCCATTTATTTCGCCATTCTCAATGGCGGAATCAACAACGTGTTTAACGCTTCCATTATACTGGTACGGCATAATCTGGGTAATGCCAACTAAATTTACAGTGTGTGGTTTAAACTCTTCTTTGAGAGTTTCCAAAAACAAAGGATTATCGTCGTCCCAATTATCTCCATCAGTAAAATAAAAGACATAGATATTCCACTTTTGTGGAGTATAACGATTTTCAAATTGTTTTGCAATAAACTTTAACGCTGAAGAACAGGTCGTTCCACCACCAAATCGGTATTTATAAAACTTTTCTTCATCGACTTCCATAGCCATTGAATCGTGCCATACAAAAAGTCGATCTACACGCTTATAAAATCTGCGAATCCAAACATCAATCCACCAAGCCATATCTGACACGACATCGCATTTAAACGCATCCATAGAGCCAGAACCGTCTCTAGCGTAAATAATCAGGGCATTTGTCGATGGAAATTTAATCTCGTTATATTGACGATAACGCTTGTCTTTTTGAATTGGCTTAATTGTCCGCATCGGAGTTGGGCAACCCGGTACAATTTCCAATTGGTCAATTGTCCCCTCGGCAGCTTGACGCTTGAGAGCCTGCAAGAACGTGCGTCGATTATGACGCAAAGACTCTGGCCCCACCAAAGAAATATTGTTGTATTTGATTTTTACTTCATCAAATGTATCGCTGGGTTTTGGCTTGAGATTTGGAAGTTCTAATTCATCAGCCAAAAACTTTAATACTACTTCCAAATCCAAATTGATGGTAATACCTTCGGATTCACCCTGACCAGCACGATCTCCCTTGCCCTTGTCGTCACGACCAATTACATCGCCGTCTTTGCCGGGGCCACGACCAATACCTTTGTCATTATTCCCGAATGTAATGTGTGGAATATCAATTTTAGGGATTGATATTTGAATTTTGCCACGTTTGCCACGATTTCTAACAATCTTGCCGCTCTTGATAAACTTTTTCAAAGCCTTACGAAGACGACCAGACACAACATCAATGAAATCTTTGTGATCTTCTTCTATGCGTCTTGGCATAAAGCACCTTCCTTTATGTTTTTAAGTTCTGTCTTTAACTTCATGTAATGTAAAAGACAACTTCCAATTGCTTCTTCTAAATTAAAATATCGTGCTGGGCCAACACTAACCACTGAAGATTCAATACCGGCTGGAAGTTCGACTTTGAAGTTTTCTCCGTCATATTTAATGTTAACATAAATCGGCTCTTGGAGAAGAGAAAAACTTTCTTGAATTAAATGTTGAACTTGTGACATTATGGATCAATAACCTCAAATACAAAACTCAAATCTCCATCGTCACTTTCAAAAGTTTTAAGTTTCATATCAAAAAGAAGTTGAGTTTGTTCGTCGGTCAATAAAGCAAATAAATCGCCAAGAGTACCATCATCACTCCATACGTCCATTGCCAAAGAATCTATTTCTTTGTGTAAGTCTTTTTTCATTTTAAGATTTAACCAAAAATTACCCGCTAACATTATGCACCCCTAAAAAACTGCCCTACCAGTCAAGCAATCCCCAACTGATAGGGCAGTGGCGGCTTACATTTTTAATTATTCATCTTCGGCTAAATCGCCACGAGCAAAGATGCCGCCAACAAAGTCAAGTACGTCTGTAGCGGAACGCTCATTATAACCGTACTGCTTAATCAATCTGGTCTTGATAGCATCAATCTTTTCTTGAATGTCTTTATCAACAACAGTTGCACCACTCACATGGAGAGCAGACAACTTAATTGTGTCTTTAACATCCTCGAATAGTTTTGCTTCCAAAGCCTTCTTCAACTTGGCGTTGCTGTCCCACTTAAACTCTTTGCCCTTGTGGGAAAGATCGCCAATAAAGGCCGCAATTGAACGTCGGAAGTCGTCGGCCCCTTGATCTGGGATGTCGATTTTCGATTCAATCTGACGCATCAATCTTTCGTCAGGCTTACGATCTTGACCTGTAATTTGGTCTTTGATCTTCGACTTATTGATATAAGCCATGATGTTGTCGATGTAATTTCCACACAATCTGATGATTGCGTCTTCATCTCCAACCAAAGCCTTCTGAACTTCAGATTTGAGAATATCTGTCAATTTCTTGACAGCTAAATCAACACACCCGATGTATCGGCCAACTTCGTCCTTGTTATTCAACAAGGAAGAACCTTCCAAGCCTTCACGGATTTCATTCAAGACCATGAACATATTGACATATTCATGATTGTTGGCAAGACAGTTAGAAATCTTATCCTGTACATATCGCACAGAAATACCAGTTGTCATGCCTTCGTTGTCATATCGGTCACGAAGCTCTTTGACTTGTTCCTCAGTCCAACCGGGCAATAGTCTACCATCGTATAGTTCGGCCTTGGCAACCAAGTCAATCTTGCCATCTTTGTCGTCATTAAGACGAGTCAAAATGGCCCACAAAGCTGCGATTTCCAAAGTATGCGGAGCAACGTGTTGACGAACTCTTTCAGGACCATAATCCTTTTCGAGAATCTTCAATTCCTCAGACCACTTGAGGGTATAAGGCACGTCAACCTTTACAGTACGGTCACGCAACGCTTCCATATACTGGTTGGAACGCAACTTTTCATATTCTGGATTGTTGGTGTGAGCGAAGATAGCCTCATCAATTGAAACTTGGCTAAACTTCTTGGGTTTGATGTTTTGTTCTTGAGATGCACCCAACAGGTCATACAAGAATGCCTGATCGAGTTTAAGAGCCTCGATGAACTCAATCATTCCACGATTACCAACACAGAATTCGCCGTCGAAATTAAAGCTGCGTGGGTCAGAGTCGGAACCGAAGTGACTAATACTTCTGAAGTTAATATCACCAGTCAATTCAGTCGAATCTTGGTTCTTTTCATCTTTTGGCTGGAAGGTTGCAATACCGCAACGATCTGCTTCAGAATAAACTTTGCGAACGACACGGATGTGATTTTCCAAAACTTTTTCAAGATCACCATCGTTTCTCTTGAGAAGTTCATTCATGAAAAACTTGCAGCGTGGATCAAGTTCCCCATCACATTTAAGATTATACAAATCAATCCGTCGATCTTCGTCAGTCAACTCTCGATGAATATTATTCAATTCAACTAAAAGTGGCTCACGAATTTCAGGTGGAAGCAACTTCAAGGGTTGCTCATGCATCGGGCAATCGTCTTCAGGATGTGTATAAATACCGTCTACACCCGTTGGAAGATTAACCCAGCGGAAAGAATACCAAGCCCCTTCTTCTGTCTTAGAGTAATTCTCTAATTCTCTCTTAAATAATCGGCAGAGAGTTGATTTGGAGCTACCTACAGGACCATGCAATAGTAAAATACGCTTCTCAGTACCATAACCCCCCGCAGCACCCCTGATGAATTTCATCAGAGCGTCCTTCGTAGGCGTCAACCCAATAATGGGATTATGGGGATTATCAAAAAACTTGTAATAGGTATAAGTCTTGCGATACTCTTCCACTTGATAGGTGCCCTTTTCAAGCACCATATCCCAAATCATTTGCCAAGCATTGCGAATTAGCTTGGGGTTTTTGCAGCACTCATCAACATATTGACCAAAACTCATTTCCGTGTGCAAAACACGGAATTTACTCCGGTCAAAATTTCCGAGCAATTTATTCAATGCAGTCATTGTATTTCTCCGATTCCGTTTTCGTTCGCAAAGAAGGGATTCCGAATATCCCACGCTAGAATAAATATAGCGTTAAAAAAAAGATATTCAAGTCTTGGAATAAGAAATTATTTAACTTCGCCCCAATTTTTATCTTTATTCAAATCGTTAATCTTTCTGTATGGAGTAGGACCAACGTGCGACTGTTTTTCAGCCGCCGCACGTTGGTCACGAATTCCACCAGCTTTTTCATTTTCGTGTTTGAAACGATAATCATGGCTGTTATTCCACCGATCACTGCCAACCGGATTGTCGCCAAAATTAAAATTGCAAAAACCTAATTGTTCGGTTTTTTTCTTTGACTTGCATTTAGGACATTTGCCCTTTTTTACATTCTCTTCTTTTTCAGCCATCAAAGACCATATGTCATATACATGCTGGCACTTCTGACATTCAAATTCATATCTTGGCATTATTCTTCCTCTAGTTTTCGTAACCTTTTGTAAGTTTCGGAAATTCTTTCTAATTGAGTTTCTAAGTTCAAGAATTTCCACCAAAAAGACTTTTCACACATGGATATAGCTCTGGCCAAAATCTTACGATTCAATTCTCGATGCACAATGTTAATTTGTGCATTTTGAATAGCCTGTTCTTCCTCTGCTATTTTTTTATATTCTTCCGGTGTCATAAGGGACTCCGAATCGTTGAAGAAATTGTCAATATCCTCATTATTGTGTTCATTATCATCGTAGTTAAATCTTCTCATGTTTTTATCCTCTCACTGCTAGAAATAATGGTGTGAAATCTTTCCACAATTCAGCCAATCGTATCTCGTTTGCAGTCATCTCGGAATCTTCATGCTTCCATAGAGGCGTGATTGGATGAATCTCTTTATTTATCCACGAAGATGTAACAAACTTCCCCCATCCATTTTCATATGTGATAAAAGTTTCAAAATTATTGCCTTTTGCATCAAATATAAACTCTTTTGTGTCCGAAAAATTAGGCTCTTCCATTTCTTTAAGAAATAGAGCTTTTTTCGTGGCAACCGATTCTGTGTCAAAAAGAGAAATACTTTCCAATTGCCGAACAGCAACTATATCTGGGTCTATGACCAAAAGCGGAAAAGATAAAATATTCTTTTCTATAAAATACTTCGCATGACCTAAACGAGAATCTTCCTTTCGTAAAACAAAAGGAACATCACACCTTTTGGGCCAATCAAATATTTGATATTTCATCAATTGACGATTACAGGCAATTGCGACTTTAGCTTCTGGGATGTTTTTATAAAACGAATACCACGCCAAACAAGACATCCAATGATGGCAAGGCGTGTAATCACAAGTAATTAGGATACTTAGACTTTTTCCGGTATGTGTAATCATACCATTAAAGTAGTTTTACTTCGACAAGTCACGAGAATAAATTTTGCCGGGAATCGTTAAACCCTTATAAGCAGCACCCATAGACATTTTGGCAGGTTTAACTACACGAGCTAAGAGCTTTCCGGGCGTATGACCACCCCTAGAGCCAAGACCATATAATTTAACGGTCTTCTCTTTTGCTTCAAGAAATTGCTGGAAAGTTCTCATACCTATATTTAGGACAGTCCGCAAAATAATCTCGAAGGGATATATAATATCATGAAAACATTTAGTCAATTTTTAGAAGCAAAGAAGATGGTTGCCGAATCGGAAGATGCAGGCAACGATATTATGAAAGCTGCTACCAATATAGGCCAAAAGAATCCAAAAGCCATTATTGGTGCGACCGCTGTAAAAGAATTACCGAATGTAATGAAAGATAAGCAAGCACAAGCTCTAGTCAAACAAGACCCAAAAAATGCTGGAAAGCTAGGCCAAGTTTTAACCGGAGTTGATGCTCAAGAAATCCAAGACAATCCAACAATGTAAGGAGATTACAATGGTAAAATGCTGTTGCTTTTTAGGTTCATTTTTAGGTGCCCTGCTAGGCGTAGTTGCCAGTTGGGTTCTCTGTTTCGCTATGTTCCACCCAAATTGCTGCAATGATAACTGCTGTCACGAAGGCTGTTGCAAGCCTTGTGCCTGCTGTGCTTGTTGCGGTTGCGACTGCTGCAAAGATAAAGTTTGCAAGTGTTGCGATGATTGCAAGTGTGGAACCGATTGCAAATGCACAGCAGAAAATAAATGCTGTGATGCTTGCAAATGCCCGATGCACTGTAACAAGTGCTGTAAAGATGGTTGCTGTGAAAAAGGATGCTGCGAAAAAGGCTGCGAAAATCACAAGTAACTTGATATTTTTGTAGTTGATAATTCTGGAATCATCGGAGAAACGTAGACTTTATCAACTATATCTGCTCCAACAATTAAAGCCGGATCGTACTCGGAACCTTTCACCAGTACATTCGGCTTTAATTTTTTGATAAGTTCATAAGGCGTATCTTCATCAAACGCCACAACATAATCAACACATTCTAAATTAGCCAATACGGTCATTCTATTTTCTAAAGTGTTAATTGGACGACCGGGCTTTAACCTCGCAACAGACGCATCGGTATTCACAGCCACAACTAATTTTTCTGCTTTAGATTTAGCAAACTTCAAAGTCTCTATGTGACCACGATGTAAAATATCAAAACACCCATTAGTAAAACAAAGACTGAAATCTCTAGGCAGTTCTGGAATAATAAACTTGGCTGCTTCTGGGTCATATTTTTTCAATATTTTAAGTTTAGTAATGGGCGAATTATGTTTTTCTTGTACATATAAAGCTCCCATTTCAAAAGCTAATTCTGCAATCTCGTGTGGCATAAAATCATGAGCCAATCCCATTGCTGTAAAAGCCATAAAACAATCGCCTGCTCCGATCACACTACTTGGAGAAATTTTAGTTTTAGGTTCATAAGAAAATTCTCCATCGACCGCTCCACATACCTGACCCACGACTCCATTGCCACCCTTGGTAATCATTACGATTCGACAATCACAAACATCCTCAATATAATCAATTTGATCTGCTGTGTTGCAAGTTCCAGTCAAGTCACATGCTTCAGAATAATTTGGTTTAATTAACGTACATCCCTTCCAAAAAGATAAATCTTTTTTAGGGTCTACAATTCTATAACGACAATTATGAAAATTATTGATTAAATCGTTGGCAACTTCGGGATTAAAAAACCCTTTGTTATAATCAGAAAAAATAAGTACATCAAAAAACTCATTTGAGTTTTTTAATTGTGAAAAAATGGTGGGCCAAACTTCAGATGTGTCTAATTTGTAATTAGTTTCAACATCCCACCTATAAGTAGGAAAATCTTCACTGTAAAATCGTTTTTTGCGTGGAATAGGCGTAGAAATATGTTTTGAAAAACGAGTGTTAATTCCATGAGAGGAAAACACTTGATGGGCTGCTGAATCAATGCAGCTTATCAAATGCACATCTGCGTTAAAATGTGCAAATTGATAAGCTACATTTGCGGCCCCGCCCGGAAGACTATAAGAAGGAGTAGAAGTATCTGAATGCATTACAGGAATAGGAAATTCCGGTGATATTTTTTTGACGTTGACGTAATAATACTCGTCAACCATCGCATCCCCAACCACTCCAATTTTAATCTTTTTTTGACTATTTCTTTTTAAAAACTCGGTAAAAATATTCATTTGTTGGCAATTTTACGATATTCATCTACATCTACTTCTCCAATTTCTCCAAACCCGCCGATGAAATAAACACTTTCTATTTCAAGGACGTAAAAATTAAAGTCGCCAAAATCAATAAAGTCCTTGGCATCTGGATGAGTTGCAAGATAATCCTTGCGTAGTTTTTCGACACTCTTTTCATCGGTAATTTTGACAAACTTACCAGAAAGTGTAACTCTAGCACCATTAAAGACGTTTCCGGCCTTATCAGGCTGAAACACCATGACGCTTACATTTGGATTCTTTTTGATATTATGGGTGTGTACCGCCAAATCGGAGATAAACACATAAGGTGATCCAGCATAAGTTTTGCAGCATGAAGTCTTTACCAAAGCAAATGGCATCACAGACCCATACGGCTTGGGTTGACCCTTCTTAGAATCAGAAATAGTCGAAACCATTCCTGTGTTGTGCTTCTGCATCATCTTAAATGCTTGAGAAGCATAAGATTCATCAGCTTTTTCACCGCCTGCTGCAAGCATGGTGGCACCCAATAGAACAATCGTCGAAATCATAAAAAAACACTCCTTTAGGAAATTGTGGTTTTCACTAAAGGAGTGTTATTTTGGAAAAATTATTCTAAAACATTCAAGCCGAAACGGGCCGCTTTCTCTTTCCACTCAGCTTGTTCACGCTTGTTATCAGATTCAAGTGGTGGAGCATGAGTTTCGACATTCCAGCCAACATAACGATTAAGAGCTTCAATCTCCAATCGACTCAACTTCATAGCGCCACGATGATCGTGATAATCATTCCAAGCCTCTACAGCCCACGGAACAATGGGAGTAATTAAACTCAACATGGCGTCGGCAAATACTCTAATTTCCCATTGAGCATGAGCATCACATCTAAGGCCAAGAAAGTGAAAAAGATTATGCAAATCAATCTTCCAATACCATTCAGTATAAAGATTGACCGGCAAGATCATGCGTGACTGCTCACGGGCCACACCATTGTTCAACCCTTGTTCATAAGCCTGATACGATTTTTCACAAATGTCATGCAAATTTGACAAGAACCCTTGTGCGTCCATGTCTTCAATTTTGCCTTCACTTCCTTGTTTGTTGGTTTTAGATTGTTGTCGGACGTTATCCATATCAGGCTTATAAAATTCGTCCTTCATAACTGAATATCGTCCACTATATTCATTGACATTGGCTGTTCTGTGACGAATCCATTGTCGTGCCACAAAGATTGGCATCTTGCAATGAAACTTAAATTCAATCATTTCAAATGGCGTAGTGTGAACGTGCCGCATAAGATAGCGAATAAGTCCACGATCTTCATTAACTGATTTGGTGCCATCTCCATAACTAACTCTGGCTGCTTGGACGATAGCATAATCGGCTGTCTTTTGTGATTCTGGCACAAGCCGAGGCATCACGTCCACCAAAGTAACATGACCATAATCAAGACATTTAATTGTCTTTTCGGCAATGTTATTCATAACGTCGTACATCAAGAAATCTCCTTGCGGTATTTTTTCCAGAAAGAAACAACGGCTTTTATAGAAATTTTAGCTTCTCTTTTGTCAAATCCGTCTTGTTCCATTTCTTCGACGGTATGAACAGATTTCAAATTAAATTTCTCGTGACGCCGATATTCATCTCCATCAAGATACCACATCTTTGGGACAGAGTAACAAACAAAACAAATTTGATCGTGTTTTTTCTTTGTGAAAAGAAAAGGCTCTGACATACGCACGCCAACATCTATCGGCTGATGACAAATGGGACAGACATCTTCATGTACCTTTTCTTTAGCCATGAGAGGCATTATAGATGAAAAAATACAATGGGTAAAGATCAGGATTTTTTACGTTTACGTTTCTTTGGCTTTTCGTCTTCTTCATCTGAATCAGCAACTAAAAGTGTTGGGGCCGAGCGAGTAATAAACCCTTGGCCGTCTCCAAATGGACGTGCAAAAATAGCTATAGAATTTGTACCAGTACCAACCTCTTGAAGTTGTAACCAGTCTTTAAACGAAAATTTACATTGGCGGTGCTGCACCGGCCCCTCCTGCGGCTGCTCCCTGTACGGCGGGACTCCAACCTGTTGTTAGAAATTGGATAAGGTCTTTTCTATTTAGGCGATACCGCTGAGTGTCAGGCATACCTTTGTTAAGTTTATTACCTTTCAAATAGCTTCTATCATTCTTTTGTGGTTTAAGGCGAATATCCGCACCATCCGGGGTCAAAGTGCCCGGAACTACCTCCCACGCAGACAATTTATAAAGTATTTCCTTGTCTGGCTTACCCACAGAAAAATGTGAGGATACCCACGGCTGTACCGAGATCATCTTGGCAACATCTTTCCATTCGATGCCAAATTCGTCTCCCAAGGCAGAGAAATAGTCCTGAGATTGAGGATCGGTTTGGTCTTCACCTTCACCTTTCTCAATCTTCTTTTGAGGGTCTAAATCCATTTCCTCGAAAAAATGTTTAAAGCCAGCCAATAAATACTTCATAACTTTATATAGAAGAAATAAGGCGAATTATGTTACCATTCCAGAAGGACAATAATAAAAGAAAATGGATGTGTTTTGTTTGCGGAAGACAATTTGAAGAATATGATCCCTACAAATCACATATCATTGAAAACCACGAGGAAGGCAGGGAATATGTTATTTGCCCTCTAGTGCGTTGTGCCGCCCCCGTAAGGGACTTGCGATTACACTTCAAGGCCAAACACCCTTCTGAAAAAGAAGTGCCCAAATTAGGCCAAATGAAGGCTTTGGTGTGGAAAGATCACAGCACAAAAACTGGCAAACTAAAGCAACGAAAGCCAAAATTCAGAGAAGGATACTTAATTTCTTCTAAAAATGGCGGCAAAGAAATGCATTATCGAAGCGGATATGAATGTGAAGTATATGAATGCTTAGAATGCTTGCCAGAAATCATACAATATGACGTAGAACCCTTCAAAGTAAAATATACTTTTGAAGGAGAAGTACACGATTATAATCCTGATTTAAGTGTATTATTTGAAGATGGACGTGTAGAAATTTGGGAAATTAAACCTTCTAATCAAACCTCTTTACCAAGGAATACTGCAAAATGGTCAGCCTGCCAACAACACTGCGAAGCGAGAGGATGGGACTTCATAGTAATGACGGAGAAGGGAATCGGGAAACTCAAAATGCAAGCCAAGGAAATGAAGAAATAGAAGTCCTTGATGAACAAATCCTCTACAAACAAGGCTGCTACGAACGCATAAGAAGATGGCTAAAGGGATGTCACCCAAAATTAGGAGTTCTTGTGCAAGGCTGGACAGGTTGGGAAACGGTCCAAGATATAGACCGTATCCGACCCATTCATACATTCACAGTAATTGAGCGATAAGTACCCATTTTAATCTCCGGGGATAAGTCTAATACTATCACTATCTTCATGATGGGTAGAAAACTCAAATATCTTAGTGTTTTCAGTAGCAAGCATTTGATGTCTTAAACCCGTGGGTATATGAAAAGACATGCCCTCCATCAATCGGAGGGAACTAGCTTTTTCTAAATCATCAGACCAGCCATATTTTAAAAGAACTTGACCTTCTTGGACATATAACACTTCATCTTTAATTTTGTGATAATGCCAAGAACACTTTTTGTCTTTTTCAAAGGCTAAAATCTTGCCACAATAATTTGGAAAATTACAAATCCAAACTTCATGGCCCCAACCCTTTTTGACAAAATTACACGGTTGAATTAGTATATTTGTGCTGGACATAAGGAATCAATAACCTATCTATTTTAGAATACAAGTCTTCAAGCGATCCATCGTTAATTAAAAAATATTCGTAAAAGCTATAACCTTCGGGCGCAAAACTCATATTTTCTTCTGTAAGTACAATCGGTCCCTCTTTTTGCGTCTTTACACACCATTCAATAATCGGTCGAATTTGAGCTTCTGAAGGGTTAGGATCATCATTCAAGAAGCCCGGACGATATAAAACAACATTAAGCCCATTTTTACGATAGGCTTGCTTTGCCTCATTGATATATCTTGAATCTGAAATTATCATTTGTTTCGATTCGTCTCTAAGAGCAATTTCAATCCAAATATCTCCTTTAATTTGGCGAAATCCATCTCCTATAAACTGAAGGCTTTTACGCACATTCATTAACATACCGGGAGGCGGCTCAGGATTTCGCTTCCATTGCTCAATGAAGTCTCTATCAACGTCAAAAGCATCACAATAAACGTCTTTGACTGCGTTAGCGAATGCACTACGCACCCAAAGACCAGAATTTCCAATATCATTGAGTTTGGCACAAAGATAATCTGATGCAACATCTTTACCCATGCCTAATTGGGCAGAAAAAGAAACTATCTTCATTTTATGACTCCCGTGGGCGAGAAACTATAATAACTCGGTTTATTTTATCTTAACGCCCAGAGATAATCAACATTAAACTCAATTAGAAAAGGAGCAATAAAATGAAAAAGAAGAAAGTCGAAGAAATATGCGGCAACTGTATGTTGTACAACCCAGAGAAAGAAGAGTGTAAAGTAGCCGTGCTAATTGAAGGTAAAGAGTATCATATGCCCGTTTTTCCAAAAGATAAATGTCATATTGAAGAATTAGGAATAGAAATTCAACAAGTACGTTGGTGGGTTGAAGATGAACACGGAGAACCGACAGCGGGAGATGGCACCGTTAAGATCGAATATCCAGAAGGGTTTTTCAAAGAGGAATAATAAATGCCTTGTACCCCGCCACTATGTAATGGCACAGGGAGTTGGTGTGGATGTAATTGTCAATGCTGTCCCCCCGCTGGATGTTGCACCGGAGTTAATCAAACTTGGGAATGCGGTACTAGCGATGCAGCATGGGAAGGTGGCACTCCGAATAACGGATGTGCCTGTATCAATTACACCGCATCATCCCTATTGTGGTCGGGATTAAACCTTGCAGAAGCAGAATTAGGAATTCCATTTCCCAATTTTAATTTCGGAATGCTAGATGAAGAAATAGAAAGTCTAGCCGAAGAAGATGGTTTTGTTTGGGCCTTACAAGGATGTTCAATCCCGTGCGCCACTGTGTCCGTGAGTATATCTACAGATGGTTGCTGCCTCCAAGTATCAGGAGATAGCATTACCGTTGTTGGTAGCGGTACGGTCAGTGCCAGTGCAGGAAGTGGACCGGGTGATTGTGGAGCCATCACAGTTTATGTTAATGGCTCTCCGGGCAGTGCTTATTTAAATAATTGCGATGGCGTAACCATCAGTTTGTCACCAGAAAATGGAACATGCTGTGGTTGCTGTCTTGTACAAACAACATGCAGTGGAACATTATTTGCACCAATCATTTTGAGACAAAACAATATTCAGACAGGCACAACCAAAATATATCTCAACAAGAAAAATCTTGTTGATCGAATCAACAAATTACGCCGTCGTAAGCGATAATTGATTGGCCTCTTTCAACATTTCTTTGACAATATCTTCTTTCAAATTAAGCAACTTGCGAAGTTTCTCTTCTGACACGTCTGCAAATTCATTCACATTTTTAATGCCATAGTCATAAAGTTTCTTAGCTCGCACCTTGCCAATATTAGGAAGCTGACAAAGATTAACCAAATGGGCTGGCACGCCGTTGCGAATGCGATCTTCTAAAGTTCTAAGGAATCCTGACTGTTCCCATTTACCTGCCATAGAGTCGAGGGCCAACAACACTTGTGACACTCTAGGATAATCAAATTGGTAATTCCTTTGAACTGCCGCAAAATTCGCACTATTGTTTCCACTCAATAAATTGAAATAACAATAACCCGCTTTGATAACGGAATCTGGATAAGTATATTCGGCACCTGTAAGAGTTCTTACCCTGTTGCTGAATAAGCTCATCTCTTCTTTTTCGGCCCTAGAAACAATGTTGCTTCTATTTGTATCTGTATTTGCCAAAGCCATTGCCAAATGATAATCATGATCTTGATTACCTTTGGTGAACAGACGCCAAAAATTATTTCTCAAATCAGCCACATCAAATGGCGAGAAATAAAACATGCTGGCAATCATGCCTACTGATGTAACTTTCCAAATATCATCTTCAAATTTCAAAGCACCCTTGTCTTTCAATAAATCAAGAGTCTTTTCAACAACATATTCATGAAGATTTTTATCTTGGAAATATGCCAATGATCGTTCATACCATTTCTGAACATCGTCATTGGTTTGAATATATCCATGATGAATTTCGCTGACTAAATGGAAAGCCAAAATCTTATTGTGTTCTCCATCTTTCTCAAGAAGTTGAGATTCAATAAGTTGTGGCTTTTGCAATTTCTTCCGCCACGCTTCTTCTTGAGATTCTGGAATTAAAACGTAGGCATCCCCAGCAGGGTCAATACCAAGCCGTCCTGATCGGCCTACCATTTGAGTAACATTGTAGGTTTCGACTTCCTGAATGCCTCTGTGGACTCCTAGAACGATTACACGACGGGCCGGAAGATTAAGACCCCACGCCAAAGTTGGTGTGGCAATAATTACTCTGAATTTAGGGTCAGTACGAAAATTGCGTTCCAGAGTAACCCGCTGATCTTTATCAAGATCGGCATTATGAAATTCTGCTTTAATGCCATTCGCTCGCAACGTACTTTTCATCAACTCGCCGGTACGTTTAGTGTGAGCAAACACTAAAAACTTATCATCTGGATACCAATCTTCAATAATCTCATGGGCCTTTTCAACCTTACTCGCTTCAACTTGGTCATATCGACGTGGCGAATCATCATAAATTTCATAATGAATATTCAAAGGAACGGGTCGATATTGAGAATTCAAAACATAAGTTTGCTTCTTGGTCAAAGAATATGAAACCCATTCAGCAATTTGATCGACATTAGGCATCGTAGCAGAAAGCAAAACTATTCTGGACTTTGGATTGATCTCAGTAAACTTCATCAATCCAACTTCTAGGTGATCCCCACGACCCGGCACGGTTAAAAGATGGGACTCATCAATTACGAGAGTACCTACATCAAGCAACCAATTGTTTTGTTCTGATTTGAAGTTGCGAGAACGATGATTTAACATTTCAGAAGTCATGATAATCATATCAGCTTCTGCAAGTTCGGCGGCTCGATCTTTAGTTAGACGATAATCGCCTGTGCATATAGAAATCTTCAAGTCTTTGAAGTGATATTTAAGATCGGTCCATTGGTCAATCTTTTCTTGGGCCAATGCTCGAAGTGGAGCAAGGAACATACCTTTGCCGCCACGTTTACGAATTTCTTGAGCCAAAAACATTTCGGCCACAACAGTTTTTCCAGCACTGGTACGGGCGGCAATGAGTGTATTTACATCTTCATTGTAATAGTCAAATACCCGACTCTGTACTGGATTGAAATTCTCGAAGGGCCATGAGGCGAAAGGATATTTCTTTGATGGAACTAATTCATTCTGATCTGAAACTTTGGCAATAGGAGGCATCTTCTTCCCTTTAGGTTTATTTTTTGTCTTCTGCGTCATCTGCCTCCAACATAACAATTTCCTCTGGAAATACAATAGAGATTCGGTTTTGCTCAAAGTTATTTAGAAGTGCTGTTGCCAAATCTAAAGCAAAAGAAGCAAGCTCGCAATGTGCTTTTGGCTGACGTGGATAGTTTATAACAGCAATTTCCCAACCCGGCTCATCATAATCGGCCCACACATAAGCAGTGGGCGTAATCCGAACAGGATTCGCTTTTGACAAACCCTGTTCGGATTGATGCGCTCCAATAAAAGCTCGCAATTCAGCATACGAAAAGGCCGGGCCGTTATATTTACGGCGTGAACCTAAGTAAATGCGAGCCTCGTAGAAGTCCAATTTTTTAATGGACGCACTCAAGCGGCTGCTCCTTCGTACCGTCTTTTGTGTTCTTTAATGATGTGATCGGCAACTAGGTCAATCATGTCATAAAGTTCATTGGCGGACGAAGCGGAAGAAAACCATTTGTCCATTTCTTTAACCATACCCATAAAAGTAAGGGCTTCGGCTAAATCACCGGACATTCTTTGGTTTAAGCACGCATGTAGTTTTTTGAGGTTATCTTCAGAAAGCCGAGTGCAATACTCTTTTAGATAAACTTCTGGCTTTTTCATTGCACTGTCCTTTTTAGGAACAAAGTTATGGATCAATTACAAGGACTTATAAACACAGATAAATTAGAGGAACTTTTAGTTTCAAAATGGTCACAATTCATTAACGTCTCCAAACTTTTTGAATTTATAGAAAGCAATATAAAAGTACGCAGGAATGCCTTTGGTATCTTACATGATACCTCTGTAAAAATGAAAGGCAAGCAAATCATGCTTTCTCGGTTTCAGTTAACGGCCCAAGGCTTTCTTGTATGGGTCGAATTTATGGTGCCGATAGATATAGGAATGGCTATCGGCACCACGGAATTACTCATTAGCACCAAGGGTATTGTATCCCATGTTCAAACGCTGGGCAATATTTATTTAGATAATAATTTCAAATAACGTCGAGTCTCCGAACGGATTCCCCATTTATGTCTGTAAATCTATCTTCGAGGACAATAATATTTTCCTCATCGCTAAATCTCAAGCCCAAATTATAAGAATCAATACTTGTTCCACGACCTTCTCTGGATGTAATTACCCAGCAATAATCGTCTTTTTTTACAATTTCGCCATTTTTTCCTTCTTGGGTAATTCCGATTTCAAGAGTTACGCCGTCTGGTAAAAGTAGCTCTATTTGTCCATGTTTGAGCAGATGTGTGACTAGCAAAGATTGGATTTTATTCTTATTCATTTGGACCTCTTCTTTGTTAAAGAAATGCGATTAAAATCGCTACACCGTATATAGTGATAAGGATTTTTGATTTGAAAGAAGAAACAAAATGAAAGAGATTTCCTTCAAAATATTTATTGAAAACAGTTACGAAAGTATCCAAGCAGATATTCCACTGCCAAAGGCCGTATACACATTAAGTGATTTATTCACGCAAAATGGAGCTACGCTTTTCGCCGTAGGGGGCGCAATCCGTGATTATCTGTACCAACAACATCATGATTCCCAAGGAAAATATTCTCCAAAGGACGTTGACTTGGCCACAGAAGCACCCCCAGATAAAGTCGTAGAAATTCTGAATTCTGATGCCGCAAAAAGACATGGAATAAAAGTTTTTCCAAAAGGAGAAGCATTCGGTGTTATTTCTGCGATTCTCGATGGTGAAGAGTTTGAAATAGCCACATTCCGAGAAGAATGGTATGACCCAGAGTCTGGGGATGGTCGTCGTCCAGATAAAGTGTCATATTCGACTCCTGCCAAGGATGCTCAAAGAAGAGACTTAACAATGAATGCGTTGTTCTATGACATTCACAGCAAAGAAATTCGTGATTACAACGTAAATCATCAAGGAAAAGGACAAGGACTAGAAGACATTAAAAATCTAGTAGCTCGTCCTGTGGGCAATGCTGCGGATAGATTCCGAGAAGATAAGTTGAGAATACCCAGACTTGTTCGATTTTTTAGTCGATTTAATCCGGGTGAAATTCGTCAACATTTAGACCCTCAAACATTACAGGCTATTGAAGAATTTAAAGATTTAGTTGGCGTATCACCAGAAAGAATTGCCAATGAATTTAAATCTGGATTAGAAAAATCAAAAAATCCAGTTAATTACATTTTGAATTATCAAGCTGTAGGATTGATGCCAGCAGTATTTCCGAATTTACAGGTAGACTTGGAAGATGTTCCGCAAATTGGACAAATCAAAAACATCAAGCCTGTTTTGGCGTGGCTCTTAAAAAGCAATCAATCTCCGCAACAAGTTAGAAGTAAATTGAATACTTTAAAATATCCAAATGATGTATCTGACACAGTTGCATATCTCATTCAACTTTTGAAATTTGATCCCAAAAATATCATGAATTATTTGAGATATAGAGATGCACGGCCACATTTAGGAATTGAAAAAGATATTGCAGACCTTGCTAAAATAGCAAATCTTGAGGGAGAATTAGGACACTTTGCAAATTATAAGCAGCGAACAAATTCACAAGATTTCATGCATTTAAAAGGCCCAGAAATTGGCAAAGCAATGTCATCGGCTGAAGCAGATGCTTACCAGAAATCTAAAATATATAAACCTGACTAGGCTGCATGTAGTAGTAATTCATGCCTTCAAATACACAATTTTCGATTGGAATATCAAAAGGAAATTCCAATGGACGGCCCCTTCTATCAACATAAACTGTCCAGCAATATATCTTGCGGCCTTCTCTAAAAATTTCCACCAGTGAAAGATGATGGGCACCTAGAAATTTCCTAGCTAATTTTGCAACTAAATTGAACGGCATAAATGGAGCATAATGAGCATACACTTGTAATGTCTCAGTGTAGTATTCATCGAAATCACATTTCTGATAATGCAAATCTAAATTCCAACCATCAACAATTACACTTTTCTTTTTGAAAAGCAACAACTCATCTTCTTTGCCCGGCAAAGGTGGTTTGGATTTAGGATAATTATGCGGAATCAATGTCTCGCCAACGCTACGCATTGATTCTACAATTTCGTCAATTGGTTTGTCTTCAAACATAAGCCTCTCCATGTCATAATATATAGATTAAATTCTGAAGTTATCTGAATATATCTGTTCTTCTGAAAGCTCTAATTCATGCTTAATTTGATTAGAAAGCATCACAGTTTCCTTCCAAGCATTAGATCGCCCCACATCGCTCATGACTCCTGTAAGTTGTGTATTTAAAGTATTCTGTAAGAGCTTCTGTAAAAACCACGATCTAGTTTGTTGAAGTCCTTCTGACAATTCATATTGATTTGGCATAAATCCTAAAAAGTCAAATACCTGTACGGGATCAAGCCATAAATATCCAGACCAAGGATTATTTTCTTCATAACTAATAGGCATTCCTTTTGTCACACATCTTTCAACAAAATGAAGCATAAGTCTAACCCAATTTTTGACAACAAATGAATTTACACAGGCCGTGTGATCCATTATTCTGAACTCAAGAGAATGTCTTTTTTTTCTGTGAATGTGATAAGAGTTGGCAGAATAATATTTGGATTCTCCAAGATTCCTAATCAATGAGGCTGTTGATAAAAAGCCGTCTTCTACCGAGTCCAAGAAGTCGGCTTGACCTATAAATTGACAATAACGGTTTCTTTTTCTTGAGGCGGGAACGCTATCCATGAAGACGGGTTCACATTTAATCCACCAAGTTAATATAGAAGCAATTTGATCTAGGTTTAAATCTGCCACTTCTACATGCACATGAAGCGAACATCGTTCATCGGCCTGTATCTTGGGGTCTAAAGCGAAGCTGTCAATGACTTTACAAATATTTTTGAGATCATACCAACCTTTAGAAACTGGCGTACACACTTCAATTCCGCAGCTTGCATCAGGTTTTAATATCCATTGATTATTATTGTGGTCATTGCCCCATTTGTGTATTAAAACGCTTTCTTGACTGGTTTTTTGAACCACATTACCTATATAATGTATCCCATCGGGTAACTTTCCATTCTCATACCCAACTGGTCGATTTCGCAAATCAAAAGCATTAAGTTCGATTTCGATCCCATACCTACGAAAACAGTCCAAGTTTAATTTTTCTCTAAGAGGATTGTCCATATTGATTTTTCTCCTTAGAATATTATAGGAATTTTTCTACACAATCCAATTGTCCTTGGCCCACGGAGCAAGAAAAAAATGAAATGTTTATTGATAGAAACTAAAGACAAACGAAAATTTATTACACAAGAAAAATATTTGCACCAATTAGTTGAATTTTCAAAAACTTTTGGAGCAACTATCTCAATTATAGAAGCCGAGGATGTAAAGCCTTTAAAAATCGAAGAATTAGCACCGGCTATATGTAATCAAAACTACAAAAACGAACGACTTAAATACGAAGTATTAGAAACCAAAATCAAAAAAGAGGTAAAAAATAGGCACAAAATGCTAAAGACAGCCTCTAAAATCCAAGAATATATTTACGGAAAATTCTTACAAAAAGAAACGGTTTCATTGAAAGAACTGAAAAAGAGATTCAAGAGATATGAGCTAACTGATGCGGCATTGTGCAACCATGTCAGAAAGACGAAAGAAAGCCTCGAAAAACAAGGACATACCATCCAAAAAGTCGGCGGCGGAATGTACAGAATTCAATCGAATTAGAAATATCAGCAAATAAAAAAACCCTGCCATGTGTTGTGGCAGGGTTTTTCTTTTAACTATTCAATTCAATTTCATTCATCATCTTCTTCATTGGCATCGTCACTTGTACGATCCAATTCATCATCAATCATTTCGTCATCTTCATATCCAGTAACATCGGTTTCAACAACGTCTCCACCGACTTGGAAATCAATAGCGGCCATATAAGGAGCAAGGTATTCTTTAACCTCTTCTTCGCTGGCAGCATCAATTAACGAAGGACACTTATACAAGACTTCAATCGGAATGTCATTCCGCTCCAAGGAAGCCTTAAACTTAACTTCCGACCCACCAGCCCAAGGTTCCTTGACCGCAAAGTTCCCTGCACCTTTGATCTCAATACGCCCTGCGTCCAGCAAACAAGAAAGCAAGCCGCTGATTGGATCAATTCCATAGTCGAATAAAAGTCTAATATTCTCTGATTCAACAAATGGATGATGGGTCTTGTTTTTAACATTCTTTACACGAATGTTAATTCCAAGAATTTTCTTTTTCTTGGCAGTAATCTTTCGTTCAATCTTTTTCATCGTCGAAGTTTCGAGACGACAAGAAGCATAGAACGGTAAAGCGTTACCACCACCAGCAGTCGTTTTAGGATTGCCGTACATTACGCCAATCTTATCTCTGGTCTGGTTAAGAATGATAACTGTAGCACCATTCTTTTCCATCACAGTATTTAACTTACGAAACTCCTTAGAACAAATCTTGGCTCTTTCGCCCGGTTGTTCTTTACCACCCACAATTTTTTTGAATTGTTCTTGAGTGTATTTTTCTGGGAGTTTAATTTCATTCAATTCACGCTCACAAGGACTGACGCCAATTGAATCATATACGATTGCAATCTGAACGTCTGGACCTTTCTTGGCACGAATGAATTCAATCGACTTATACATCTTCTTGAAAACCTGCTCTAACGATTGAGGCGTGTGTCTGACGACTCGCTTCAAATCGCAGTGAGAGGCTGTTTTGATAAACTCTTTGTTAGCAGCGTTTTCGCAATCCTCTAAAACAGGAACGCCATTTTTACGCTGACAACCAAAAAGAATATTGGTGCCAATCAAAGATTTACATGAAGAGTTAGGTCCATATACCTCAGTTAGTTTGCCACCCGGCACACCACCTGTTATGAATTTTCCACTGCAAATATAATTGATGGCCAGACTTCCAGTATCTACAAAATACTTAACAGAATCTATTGCATCAAGAATATCGCCTTGTGTCTGCTCGGCAAATTCTTGGAAGAAATCCAAGTCATCATCGCCGCTACTTGCTTTTTTTCTGGCCATTGTTTACTCCGTGATTTATAAAAAAAGGGATGACTGTAACCTTATATTACAGTCATCCCTTTACGAGACAACTTAAACTGCGTCCAATTCCTTCATAAAGTCATCGTCAGCAAGCAATTCTTGCTCTTCAGATGGCTTAGAAGTTTCAGCCGTTTGAGTTACCAACTCAGAGCGTACTGAATCATCGCCCGCTGTAGCTGCTGGTGTTGAAGTTTCTTCACCAACGCCTGTTGCATTGCGGAATTCGTCAAGATCATCATCTTTTTCGGATTCGCCTTCTTGAACCATTCCAAGGTGAACACGCAAAGCGTGTCTCAATTCTTCTTCGGTCTTGACCTTACGAAGAGCTTGAAGATCGTGGATGTTTTCGAGCCATGTATCCAACTCATCGGATTCACCGGCAGGAGATTCACCCTCGAACTTGGAAAAGTCGTAGTTGGGGAATTCACGAGGACCACTCTTGGTGATCTTCTTGACAACCTTGAAATCACGGCCCGAAACAGGATTCGTGATGTCGCCCAAAGGAGTTTCGCCAGCGTCTTTATCGCCAACAATGGCTCGCATGATTTTGGCATGAACTTGTTTGCCACAAGAATAAATCTTGGGACCAACATTTTTTTGGACTTCACCAGTCTTCGGGTCTTTTTCTTGGCGAACGATTACGTTGTAGTAATATCGTTCTACAGGCTTAATATCTCTGGCTCTGTTCTGCTGAGCTTCTTGCTCTTTACCACTCATGGATTCAGACTTTTGCCATAGATCGCTGTAATACTTGCAGATAATGCAGTCGCCCTTCCACGATGGCACGAGCTTGCCATTTCTTTCAATCTGCACCAATTCTTTTGGACAGTGATATGCCCGTTTTTGTTTGGTGGTAGGATTTGTAAGAGTGTGAGTGCGAGTAGCACAAAACAACTTGGTGCCCTTTTTACGGGGCAAGAATCTCATCAACACGAAGCCTTCACGCTCAGGCATTCGCACAAATTTGGCAAGATATTCTTCGTTGTTATTTCCGGGTTCGGCGTTCACACGCTCGGACTCCATCATAACTTCGTTCATATCCAGCGCTTCATAGGCCGTACTCATTTCAGTCTTCTCCTTAGTCGTAAATAAAGTCAGAACAAGTCTTCGTTAACGTCACATTTTTCGTCAGCGTCTTGTTCACATTTGCAGTTATAAAGTATATCGGCAGGTTGGTCAATTGACTTTAGTTTATTTTTGGAAAATACAGAAAGTTGTATGTACAACCTACTTTATCGACGGCTCTTATTTTCGACTGCCGCCTCGACCAATAAAGAAACAAGGTCGATAAGGAACTCTTCCCTATCGCCCTTGTGAAATTTGAGATAAGTTTTAACTCGCTCTTTTGCTTGGACAAAATCCGAATCGTCTGCAAAAAGAATATGAAGAAATTTTTTGTGTTCATCGAACTTTTTGTTCGTATTTATAAAACGCATACACCCTCCTGATGCTAAATTATTTAGGCATCAACAGGTGTTTCTTCCTCACTTTTTACTTCTTCAGGCTGTTCAGCCTGCATAGCAATTGCCTTCTTGTGTAGAGCATCAAGTTTATCTTTCATGGACATATGACCTTCGGATTCCAAGTCATCATTAACTTGCTTCCGCAATTCTTGCTCTTTATCATATTCTTCTTCCAAAGCCTGTAACAATTCCAAATTCTTGGCAATTTGCTCTTGGGCACGAGACGCACGAGATTTCTCTCGTTCCTCTTGAAGAAGAGGATCATTCAAAATAGGCATTGTCTTTGGAGACAATTCTTTCTCCAACTTGTTTTTCGCCTCTTCCTCTTTACGCATAGTTCGTATCATATTTCTACGATACAAAACACGCTTTTTGGCGATTTTTTCTCTTTCCTTCTTTTTCTTTTCTTTTCTTCTGTTGTTCATTTTTACCCTCTAATAATAGGCATATCGTTTGTTTCGACAGCACCAGCCCAATTAAGTTTGCCGCCGTCTCGTGCTTTCTGAGTTTCAGAAAATCCTAATTCACGATCAGCCAGTAATTTTATATTACCGGGGACAAAATAAATGTCCGAAACATTTTGCTCCCTGCCTACATCATCGACAATTTTCAGAATTGTAGACATCCCCATTTGCTCACGGCCAAATACAGGATATTTTTTATCCGGGGTCAATCTCAAATTCTTCTTTTTGACTTCTGGCATTTGCGGTAATTCTGGCGAGAATATAACAAAATCAATGGGACGACCCAAAGAAGCACTTCCATTTGGATGGGGTGGTGCCAAATTCTGAGACGCTGTTTGAGCTACCTGCATTTGATTATTTTCAGGTGGCGATTCCACTTCTTGTATAATAAGACTTGATGCTTGGTCAAACAAGAATTTTCTATTCTTAATTACAACGCCGCCATTAGCTTCTTTGAAGCTAATCGGCTTTTTAGAAAGCTCTACAATTTCCACATCAACAACAAATATGTCTCTTCGAGCAAGCTGCGCCATTACAGCACCAGCTAACTTTTCAAGAGGCACATCTTCAAATGGATCGCCCACTTTCTTTTTAAGCGATTTCGTTTCTTCTTTATCGTAATCGCCATCTTTTTTCGTGTAATATTTGTAAGTTACTTCAAAACCCATGATTAAACCTCCGATCCATTCTCTTCTTCATAACTTAGTGTTTCTTGCTCAAAGTTATTCAAAGTAATGGAGCCATAATACGAAGCATTGATAAGTTTTTTGTTGTATCGAACCAAAATGCCGTTTTCCGAAAGTGAAAATGGCAAATATGGAGAATAAATGTAACCAGAAATATAATGATTTTTTGGATTCTTGTAACCCAACAAAATCTTTTCTACAGGAACATCAAATTCATACAAATTCCAACGATCATCAAGTTTTGGCCTTAAAACCTCACAAACCTTGGGATTTGCAACAATCCAAGTTGCCTCATAAGGAGTCTTGGTGCCAATATATGCACTCATGCCTTCTACAAGAGAAAACAAATGATCTTCACCCTGATAATCATATTGTTTATTGTCACATATGCTTAATAAATCGGTAATGATCTCTTTGGAAATTTCCTTGGCATATTCTTCTGAGAAAACAGCTACCAATTCAGCTTCTCGATCTAAGTTGTAACTAAATCCGTCCGATTCACTCTTTTGCCACAAAAGTGGAAGAAATCTAGTCTTCACAGAAGAAAGAGAAGAACGAACTCGCATCTCTTCATTTGTGTAATAAACAAAGTCTTCGGGCTTGCGAGCAGCTTGAATAGAAACTAACTTGAACCCAAGAAAATCTTGATTAAAAACTCGTCTGACAACTGGAATGCTACAACGCTTCCATTGTTCGCTACCAGCATAGTTTTCATTCCATAACCGCTGGTTTTCAAGTAGCTCTGATACTTGACGTGCAATATACGGATCGGTGATACCCTTTAACAAGCCAGTCACCTTCCATTTATTGCAGTTTTCATAACAACCTTTTATGTAATCTTCTGCAAAATTCAAATTGCGAAGTAAACCTACTTCTTCTCTAATTAACTCATCCATATTAACCTCATTTTTGTAAAATGCCTGTACCATAACGAGTCTCAAAAGATATAGGCGGGCGATTTACACTTTCACTAAAAGCAAAAAACGCATCACTTGCGGATTCATTCCGCTTGACATACTCAGTAACAACTATGCCATTCTCGGCAACATAAGGCCAGATAAATTCCAAATAAGATAAGTGGTCATCATAGTTCATTTCTTCATTGATAATGACCATATCCCACTTTATTGGTGAAATTTTCTCCACAAACTCGTCATCATACATATTATTTATGTAGACAGATATTACTCCTTTATAATTGAGCTTTATGTTGTTTACACCCATCCTAAAAGAAAAGAATTCTTCAGCCGGGCGTCGAAAAGCCATAAAGTGTTCTACACTCTTACAAGAAACCAAAAAACTACTTTCTAGTAAGCCAAGTCCAAAATTAAGGGAAAGAATGTTTTTAGGAGAAATGAATTTGCCAAGATGATAATAAAATGGAGCATATCTAGGATCAGAATAAGCAGGCGAACGCCGACAAGACTCGTTAATCATAGCCATTCTGTCCAACAATATTTTGCCGTTTACAAATTCTCTTTCCAATAAGATGGAAATATTTTTCTGAAGAAGTAACAAATCAATTTTTTCCATAACGCTCTAATAGAGTGAGAGGATACAAAACATGCAGAAATTTGATTTTTTAATTGTGGGGTCTGGGTTCTTTGGAGCATCGTTCGCAAGAACTGTTGTAGACGCCGGAAAAACCTGTTTGGTCATCGAAAAAAAAGACCATGTTGCGGGGGCTGCTCATGACAGAAAAGTAAACAATTACTTTGTATCAAGCTATGGGGCACACATCTTCCATACAAAAAGCAAAGATATATGGGATTTTGTTCATCAATTTGGGGATTTTACACCTTTCGTAAATAGACCAAAAGTCGTGTCTGGGAACAACATTTATTCTTTCCCAATTAACTTGATGACGCTTCACCAATTATGGGGTGTCAAAACGCCAGAAGAAGCACGATTGAAACTACAAGAAGTAACCGCACCTTATAAAATCAATCACCCTGCCAATTTTGAAGAATGGGCACTCTCAATGGTTGGCGAAGAAATCTACCGTACTTTCTTTTATGGATACACAAAAAAACAATGGATGAAAGAACCCAAGGAATTGCCCTCATCTATCATCCAAAGACTACCAATTAGACTGACTTATGATGAAAACTATTTTACCACAGAGTATCAAGGAATGCCATCTGAAGGCTATACAAAACTTGTTCAAAATATGCTCGATGGCATAAAAGTCGAAACAAGCGTAGATTTTCTAAAGGATAAAGACAAATGGTCCAATCTTGCAAAAATGATAGTTTATACCGGCCCCGTGGACGCCTTGTTCAATTACGAACATGGGGAACTGGAATACAATACACTGAGGTTCGTTCAAGAAGAGAGATATGGCGACGTGCAGGGGAACGCCGTGCTAAACTATGTCTCAGAAGATGTCCCTTACATCAGAAGTATTGAATATAAGCACTTTTATAAACATGGCGATTTGGTCAAGCACTACAATCCAAATGCTGGACCCAATAAAGACCTAAGCATTATCGCCTATGACTATCCTGTGCCCTATAAAGAACAACCCGATCCATTTTATCCAATCAGAGATGCACGAAACTCTGAGATTTATGAAAAATACGCTAACTTAAAAAAGAATTATCCCAACATCATCTTCGGAGGAAGATTGGGAGAATACAAATATCTCGACATTGACCAATCTGTGGCTTCGGCCATAACGAAAGCTAAAAAGGTGTTGCCAAATGTATGATGCAGAATTCCATGTAATGGCCTCAGAAAAAGATGAATTCAATTTCAGAATACACAATTTTCTGGAATATGGACTTTACAATTACAACAAATACAAAATCAAAATATTACTGCTTCTCAAAGAGAATCCAGAAAGCACATTGGAAAAAGATTTAGAAAAATATCAAAAAGAAAATTGTGATATTCAAGTAATTCGTTTTCCTCAAGACGAACCTTCACACAAAAAATTTACTTATATCACTGAAATATTGCCCAAACACATAGATGATGCTCGCTGGTTTATTGGCATTGATGACGACACAATTAACGATATTGATAGGTTGATTGATAGACTTGACGAAGATTTTGATTGGGAAGACAAATACTACGTCTCAACAGAACCCATGAAAAATGTTCAACCAATGGAATACGATTTAGCTCTTTTGTTTGGTAAAGAACATTGGTATTGTCCTATTGGTGGACCATATCACGAATGGGAAATATTTTGTTTAAGTCAAAAGGCTGCAAGAACAATAATAGAAAACGAAAATTCGATGAAACTTCTCAATATGAGAAAGAAAATCTCCAAAGGATGGGGAGATCATTGTATGGGGGTAGCTGCTAAATTCGCCAAAATTTACCCAATCGGAACAACCTATATCAGTGGTACTCACATGATAGCCGAACACACCATTTTAGATGGATGGATCGTTCATTGTCATCACATTTATAAATTACCGGGAACCAATCATATTTTGCCAATCTTAAAAGCAAGACAAAATAACAATTTTGGCGGCAAAAAAATCTTCTTATCAGAAGTTTCCCAAGACAAAATTGAAGATAGAGGATTCTTTGCTTTAGATAAAAAAGGAGTAATGACTGGTCCTCCAAATTTCAGAGCAGTAGGAATTTGGAATACTCATTCTGAAAAAAGGCTCGACTTACATTTTTTTGAGGAAGACAAAGTAGTGGAATTCGATTTGACTAAAAGCGATATGTCAAAAGAGAAAAAAGACCAAAAAAGATTTAGAATCATAACTGCATAAAAAGACCCACCAGAGCTTGCACTCTGGTGGGCTATGAATACCCGGCTCGCACGGGGTTCGCTTCAAAATTGCAACCCTTCGAGTGTAGATATTATATACACTCAATCAGATAAAAATAGGGGTTATATGAATCTTCCAAGTTTTAACGAATGGCTTTTGGTAAAAGAAGGTAAAAAGAACAAATTATCACCAGAAGTACGAGCATTCATTGCTGGTAAAACAACTAGCGTAAAATTGCCTGCTGCTCCTGTTGCTCGTGGCCATCAAGCACATATTAGTGGTGGTGGGGCACACAAAAACAAAAAAGCATATGATCGCAAACAAAAGTGGAATCAAGAATAAAAAAAAGGGACTAAACAACAAGTTTAAGTCCCTTTATCTTTGGCTAAATTTGTTTGAAACAACCTGACAAATGGCTACAACCATCTTTGCCCTGCAATCGGAACATTTCACTTTTCGAGACACAATCAAACATCCTTGCAGACAGTCGGAATGTGTTTTTTCTCAAAAATAGAGATTTTGGTCAATCCAAAGACACCTTATTTATGCATCTGCGAATAAAGACAAAGGCATAATTTTTACTTCTATTCCCGCTTCTTCAAACATTTGGGAAGAAAGTGCCATATCTTCAGCCCAACGCTCTCGTAAATGCTCTGGAATCTCTGGGGCCACGCAACGAGTAATTCCAGACTGAATTACCATCGCAGCACATACACTACAACTCATAAAAGGCCAAGTGTATAATGTGCCACCCTCTATGGGGCCACGGGCAAACAACAACGCATTTCGTTCACAATGAACAATCATCTTATATTTTAATTCACGATTTGCATACCGCTCTGGGTAATCGTGTACACCTACGGGAAAGCCATTATATCCCATTGAAACAACTCTTAAATTAGGATCAGTAATTACTGCCCCTGTTTGAGTTGATGGGTCTTTAGACCAACTAGCAACGTGTCGAGCAAGCTCTACAAATCGCTTATCCCACTTATCCATATCTTTTTTCACGTTTAATTTCCTACAAGAGACTTCAAATCTTGAAGTATTTTAAGGTTGAGAATAATCTTTTCATTGCCACCCAATGAATCAATTTTACTAAGCAAAACTTGAAGTTGACCTAATCCACCTACCTCGTTGGCTAAATGCCCTACTTCTTTCAAAAGATCAACTTCCGATTTTGACTGAATAGTTGGATTGTTCACAAATGGAAACAAAGTTTCAGTAACTTTAGCAGATTCGGTTTTGCCACCTTCAAAATCTATTTCCTTCTGCTTTGAATTAACTTTAAGCATTCCAATGGATTCATATCTATCTAACGTCAATTTCAACCACTGTTTGGCTTCTTGCCTAGCAAGGTTCAAATTAAAAACTGGACCATTAGGCCACGTTCCATTACGCCTTCCCGTTGTGACAATCGAACCATAAACTGCTGTAAGAGAAATAACGGTAGTGAACCAGCTACTAGATTTATTCTTCCCAACAATTCCAGCTTCTTGCCTTAATCTAACAAAAGAAGCGACCTGCATTTCCTTTTCTTGGGCTATTTCTGCGTCTGCTTTTTCACAAGCATTCTTACGAGAATTAAGACACCCAGAATAATAAATATAAAGTGTCAACCAAGACTCCCAAGTATCTTGGCTAGAATTTAATTTGGAAACCGTTGACTTCAAAGAAAGTTTTTTCATACTAAACACCCTTTTTCCTATAAGATAACCAAATTTCTAAATCAAAATCAGCAACACTCTTTCCGGCTTCATCTGCAAGTCGCAAAAAATGTTGTTCAAGTTCCACATACTTTTTGCCAGAGGGGGTTGAAACCGGAGCGTCAACCCCCTTCTCCCGCAAAAACTTCAAAATATGCGTATCAAGTCCAGCCAACCTTTGATTGCGACGACTATGGATTAAGAAACATCTAGCCGTCTTCGGCCCTATGCCCTTAATGGCTTCCAGATCGTCCACAGTGCATTGGTTTAAATCAATTGCACTCTCGGCCAACTGAATAAAGGTAACCGCCTTATTGGTATAACAGCCAATTCCTGCTGCTTTCATTTCTTCAGAAAGATTCGGAACCTTCCTAATAATCGCAAAGGGTGTACGACCCAAATGCTTCCATTTACTAAGAAGTCTTTCTAAACATCGAGCAGCAGTATTTCCATTTTTACCTGCGGCACACACCCAAAACAAAATACGAAGTTGTAGCTCTGGGGTTGGACAATTATACAAAGTAATTTGGTCTGGATCGACAAAAAACTTCATTTTATAACCCTCAAAACAAAATCTATCTTGCGAACCACGTTCCAATAATGCCTACGAGCATATTCTTTTTCAGCTTCTGACTTATCAACCCATTCTTCAAAATATGTAAAAGACACACTTTCGGTTTTCAATTCAGTCGAAACATTCTCGTTGGCACTACCCTTCAAATCACTACTGTCAAAAAATCTAAATGAATGCTCATTAAAATGATTCACATGATAAGGATTGACAGCATTAAACAACGAAGAAGAAACATAAGGAACACCAATTTTTATAATCGCATTGGGTTTGCAAACACGCCACATTTCATAAAGAACAAGAAGATATTCTTTACAATGCTCCAATACATGATAACAATAAATTTCATCTACTGAATTTTCAGGCCAAGGCCAAGGTTTATTTATATCTAAACAAACATCTGTCTTCAAGGCCGGATTAACATCTATGTTCACCCAGCCTTCTCTATATTGTTTGCCACAACCAACATTCAACTTCATTCTTCAACACCCTGTTTTAAAAAGTCTTCAAAGCTGGTTGTTGATTCAGTTACTTTATCTGTGTAAATATCTTTGTTCAACTTGTCAAGTTCTTTACGCAAAGTATGACCACGATTTTGAGCATTCTCGTGATTCTTATCCCATGCCTTTAAGTGAGCTTTAATCAAACCAACCACAGACTTTCTATCAACCTTGTATTCAAAAGCTCTCACAACGTCAGGATCAGACGCCGCTTTAGATTTTGCGTAGTTATCTGACCCGCCTTCGTCTTTGGCTTCAACAAACTTTTGGTTGTATAAAGCCTCATATCGAACATCTGCAATCATGTATTCTTTGGTTGCATGTTCGAGTTGTTTTCCAAAATAATCAATCCATGCATATTCATGGTCCATGTAATCACTTAAAGTGATTTCATTAAATTTCATACGTTCTGGGTCTAGCACTAACACTTTGCCAGCCACAGTTATTTCGGTTTTTTCTACAGGTGCCGCTTCCATTATTCGCCTCCGGTTTCGTCATCAGACGGATCAATGATACTGTTTCTTTTTTGATTTCTTTTTTTGGCAGGTGGATTATATTTGTCCAATTTGAAATCTTCTGCCTTTTTCTCTTCGGCAGTATTCATCTGCTGTGAATATCTCTCTTTGGAAATTTCAAATATATCCAACGTACCCATTCTATAATCGAAACCAATCTTAAATGGGAAACGAGAAGAACCATCACGATGTTTGATGACAAACCCACGACCCACTTCTGCGTCCTTCTCTCGACCTTGCTGGTTTATAGACCAGAAAGCATCTAAAGGTTTAAATTGGTCGAAAGACGTACCGATATTACTTTCATCAATATATTGATTCAATTCTAACTTTGCGGCACTTGCATTTGGCTGCACACACGTCATGGTGCAATGCTTCTTCTCAACACCAAAACCTCTTAAATCACGCAAAATTCTATAAGCCGATTCATATTTTTTAACTGATGGATCGTCTTTCATTTCGCCAACATAGTCAATGATAACTAAGTTCGGAACCCAACCTCTTACGCCTAGTTGAGCGTGATAAGCTCGAATTCCATTTACATCCATCTGACCACCGGGGAATTGCTTAATTACCAGTTGGTTTCGATCATCTTTATCTTTGCCAAATTCCTCAATGGTCTTAATGACCTCATCTTTATTTTGTCTAAGTAGATTGATGTCTAATTTTGCGAACTGCGATGTGAACCGTTGGGCAATACCCAACTCATCCATTTCCATCGTGAGATAAAGAACTTTGTGCCCAAGCAAAACATTGGCCACAGCCGCTTTCACAAGTGCCAAGGATTTACCTGTACCGGGTAAACCAATCCATGCAGCAATTTGTCCGGGGAATAAACCACCACCCGTTAAAGCGTTATCAATGGTTTCAAATGACGAAGTAAAACGATCAAGACCTTCATATCGTTTATCCATACGATTAAACATTTCTTGAATATTGATGAAATACTCAAGACCCGGCTCATAATGCCGGTCAATCGTCATGGCCTGCCGCATTTCTTCGTAAACAAATCCCCAAGTCTTATCATCTTCGGGAGCTTCATTCATCTTCTCTAAGCAATTGTGGAAAGCCACTTTGATTGCTTGGACCTTGGCAAAATAAGTAATTTTATCAAGAAGATATTCTCTAGTTTCTAATCCGGGGACGTAATACTCGTAAAGAGTGTGAAGCTCGCCCGTAAAATAAATTTGAATTGCCTTTTCTCTTTCCTTGAGCTTATTTTGCAATTCATTGTGTAAAATCCATTTGTCGGGAATTACTCTGTGTTTGTCGAAATATTCAAACAAAAGAGAACAAATTGTGACATGAGATTCTGTCGAAAAATACATTGGCTTGATCTTATCCACACTCTGAACGAGCATGAAATGATCGGTAAGCAACATTCCCAGCAATTTTTTCTGGAATGTTTCGTCCCAAGCAAACTTGGTTTGAGTAACATCAGGGTCAGTCAAACTTTCCAGCTTTGCTTGTTCTTCAGGAGATAATTCACGCATAAGTTTTACCCATTTATAAAGGGCGTCTCAATTGGCAATTCAATAGAAATCTTGTGATGATCTACACCAACACTCGACTCCTGATCTGTAATTCGCCAGCCCTTAACTTCCATCTTTAGTAATGGAATTATTATACGCAAATTAGGCATCAAACGGTAGTCATCTTTTATATCTTCCCAAGCATACCAAGCAACTTTTTCAATTTCTTCTGCTCTAGGCTTTGGTTGCTTGTAATAATTCATTTCTGCGAGGAAGCAATGCACCACGCAATCGTTGCCAATAATCTCTCCCATCAATGTCATTTTGTCGGCAGGCCATCCTGCCTCTTCTTGTAATTCACGCTCGGCAGCTTCTTGGGGAGATTCACCTTCTTCGACTTTTCCGCCTACAAGATTAAGTCTTCCTTTTTGCCATGCGGGTTTTTCTTTGAGAACCAATAGGGTTATGTTGGTTTTCCAAGGACGCACATGAATCAAAACGTATTCTTTCATTTTTTCCTCAAAAGCAATTTTTTAGGCAAGAATGTCTTTCGTTCTTGTTGTACCGGAGTTGGCAACTCCATAGTTTTTGGCACATCTATCTTGGGATATTCTTTGTGAAAAAAATTCAACCAGTTATGAGAGAGAGTATGGAATATCTTGGTCGGCCCTCGATAAAATTCTTTCTCGACATGCGCAGAATCAAAATACACATAATCAAGCTCGTGATCCAGAGCAAATAATGTAAAAGCCAATTCTTCTCGTCCAGTTGCGTTTTGACTTACTTGATGTATCCATTCACCCATAGGGTGAATTTTCTTTTTAAGACTCAAGCAGTAATCATAAACCTCTTCGCCATATTTTCGCAAAAGATGGTTGTTAAACAAAACTACCCCAGAATTGAAAGAACGAATTGATTTGTTCTTCCAATTGGTGGGGTAGTGATCGCCAAAAGTATTTGTGGTGGCGGCAAAATCAACGTCTTTGTAAATATCAAAAAGACAAGTTATGTCGCCAAAAATAAAAGTATCCGAGTCAATAAGAATAACTCGTTCGTGCGGACATTCTGCAAAAACAATCCGCTGAGCAGAAAAATAACCCTTCTCTTCTTTTAAATCCAAATCATGATAAATTTTCAATTCGATATTGAGACTTTTACAAAGTTCAAAAAATTCCTGCTTCTCAACAAGTCGAATGTGACGATCAAGAGTGTCTTTATTTGTAATGCCACGACTATCTCGGCAATTATCTTCAACAAAATAAATCGTGACCGGCAGGGTTGGATTGTGCTGACGTAAGGTTCGTAAGCTGTAGGATGCCATTGTCAAATAAAATGGCTCTTCATTTAAAACATAAACTGCTTGCATATTTTAATCCCAAAGTACAAGAGAATGTGAGACTGCAACACTAGGGAGTTCTATAAAACAATAAATTCTAATTTTTAACTTTTTAAACTAACATCAACATATAAAATAAAGTATCCCTCGGCAATCCACTACCCCATTCTCAAACAATTATAGGGGAAAAATCACAAAGCACAAATTGCATTGTTATTTGTTTGACCCAAATAGTCGTACTCAGACAAAGAAACCTGACCGGCTCGAATTACTTTTTCTTTAGTAATCTTTTTACCCATGTTTTTCTGTCCGTTCCAAACAATAGCTTTGCAATATGTAGCAAACTTAGAATCAATTCTAAGGGGTGCATCCCTCATCGGTCTTTGAGCCTTGGGAACAATTTTTTTGACAATTCGATCCAACATCAATTCTTGATGCGGACCAAACTTCTGTCGGTTTGCTCCATGTCGAGTTCTGTTGGCCCACAAGTCCATCAAATTAGCCACAATTCTTGAAAGGAATTTATCTTTGGCAGAATACTTCTTAGCCAAAGTCAAACAACTCTCAATATAAGTTTGACGCTTATAGTAAGAGCCTGCTCGAATTATGGAAAGTTGTAGTTCTTGGTTTATGTCATCAAAGTCATCAGTGTAGTTGTTTCTGGAATTCTTTTTTTGAAGTTGGTGGGCAGCGTAAAAACAAAGTTTACCAAAGCTGTCATTAAGGTCTGCAAATTCATTATTGGTTATCGGGAAATTAACGCATATATCCTTCATATTCATTCCTTTTTGATTACATTTTTTAATTCATTGAGATTTCTGCCTGCTTTGCATGAAACTTTCAACTTTAAGCCGGGACATAACTCGCTTTCAGAAGAAAGTGCAAAGATCGCCTTTTGGTAAATTTCCTTCCAATTCTCCTTTGACGCATACACCATGTATCCATCGTGAACGTGGTAGGCCAATTTAGTCATAGGGACCAAGGCATAATAAAGTTGGATTAGTTTTTCTAAGCAAATAATTGAGGCGGGAGATTGAACGCAAAAATTGCGAACTCTGTATTCTTTACCCTCGAAATAACGGCGTTTGCCAAATATGTCATCAGCATAGCCTCTTTCTTTGACCTGATCTTGATAAGCCTGTATCCAAGCTAGAGCAGTCGGGAAAAGTTCATGGATTCGATTAACAATCGCTTCGGCTGTCGCTTCGGCAATTTTAAGTCTATCAGCCAGTGTATGGGCTGACATCCCATATATAATCGGCAAGAAGAATTTTTTGCATTTATCTCTTGCTTCTTTTAAATTAGTCTGTTCACCAATTATTTTTTCATATAAAGCAAAATATACATCATTTGCTTTACAAAGTTCATTTAATAGCGGGTCTTTAGTCAACCACGCCAACATAAAAACTTCCATGCTGTTAAAATCAAAATACATGAAAAAATTCTCATGCAAAGGTTTTAACGCATTTTTCTTTTCCACGGTAAGGTTGTGGGGCACATACCCGTGGCTATAAGCCTTGTGACATAACAACCGCCCATTCTCTTGCCCATCAATTTCATAATAAGCATAAGCCTTATTTTCAATATCCGAATCGAGAATGCCTACGGTTTCAAGATGTGGTAAAACCTGAGTCATCAAGGGCAGGTGAATATTTTTATATATCTTTGAAGATTCTTTGTAATTTGGCTCAGCAATAACTTTTTTCATTCGAGCTAGAGCTTCGCCCAAACTTTTTGGTGCTTGATTTTTAATTCCCAGATATGATTCGATTATTTTCAAATCAATAATTGCAGCATCACAAAAAATTGGCTTTCCGGTTTTCGCCAAAATATAACTTGCGAAATTTTTCCAATTCCAAGTTACAATCCTAGCGCCCTTGGCCAAAAGGTTGAATCTCGTGATCTGACAGAAACGATTCAAATCCTCTTCCTCGTTAATTGCAAGCGAATAAGACTTTCCACCAGTTGCGTGAATATGCAAAAAATTCTCAGACTTTACACTAAAGTCCAAGATTTCTGGATCAAATATAAAAAGACAATTTTGTGTTTCCAAATCTCCAAGAAACTCGGAAAACTTCAAGTAGTCCATTTGGCGCAACCATTTTAATCTTCGTGATCTTAGAAAAACCTAAAGTTAAGTATATCTTCGAGAATGTATTTAAGCAAGTACAATTTGCCAATTTATTCTCTTCTCTACTATACTCTATTCTTCTCTATTATTTATCCATAGGTACTTCTCTATGATATGCGCACACCGAGTCGCCGGTTAAGTTATACTTATTTAAAAGAATAAATACTATAGAATAGATTTATTTCTTTTTGTTTTAGTAGAGGGAGAAAAACTTTCTACTAAAACACAAGCATAACATAACCCTAGTCCATAGATTTCTCTATGGAGAGTCAGTGTACCCAATAAAAAATGCAGCAACCAAACCCAAGACTAGATCGCTTTCTCGTCAAAAAGCGAATGGCTTTTTTGTCTAATCTAGGCACACCTACACTGCTGAGCCGGATGATTCTCGTGGATCAATCCTGATACCTGTCAAGGCGCTCGGTTTTTTCACCCAAATTTCTTCAAAGGGGTACTCGTGAATACTTTTTGAATGGGAAGAAACGGTAACTAGCCGTTTATACCTTTCGGTAATTTAGAGCTTCCATCTCAGTTTATTTTTAAGTAGAGTGACGAGGCTAGAGTCAATATAGCAAAATATTTGCGTTGTTCAACCCCTGAATCATAAATATTTGGATTGATCTTTTCTGCGCATGAGGTACAATGGCCAAAAATAAGAATCCCAATTTTTCTGAGGACGAAGATATGCCCCTTCTTGATGCAATTGCGTATTATGGCATGGATTCTATGGAATCTGCTGCCTATAAATTGAGCATTATCTGGGTAGAAAAGAGCAGAAAGTTTTTTCCTGATTACGAGCATGGCCGAATCAAAAAAGGTGATCCTCGAAAATCTTTGATGTTTAAAGTATGTTACAAATTAGTCCGAGAAACACAAGGGATTTTAAAAGAAGAAGATTATCCCTTGTACGTCCGGGCACAATTGGATATATTGAGAAATATAAACATGGGCAGTGAGCATCCCCTTATTGACCCAAACTGTCTTGTTGGCGAAAAAGCGTGGAAACGCTGGAAATTGTGGAAGAAAAAATATGATTGCGTTGTTGAACAAAAAGGCTTCAATATCAAAATTACGATTTCATCCCAAAAAATCGTGGAAGCGCTTGAAAAAACAAAAGAGTTTATTTTCAAAACTCTCGGTGCCGAACCATCCATCGAACGCTACAAAGAAGCAATCATCAACAAAAATTTGTTCCGATGGATTAACTTTGGGAAAATCTCGCCGTATTATCTCGTTATGTCGCCGTACATTAAACAACTTGTGTCTGAAGAAGATTTGAAAAAAATCAATTTCGACCTTGAAGTTTATAAACCCTGTGCTACCAATGAAATATTGGCCCTTTTCAAAGAAAAGTTCAAATATGAGTTCTGAAAGAGTGTCAAAATGGCAGTCAAAAACCGATCTGTCGAATGTGATTGTGGAGAATTATTCCACGAAAACAATAAAGGCGAATTAACTGGCAATTTGATCTACTCGCCTTGGCGACTTAAACACAATAAAGTTCGTCAGACAAAATCTGCAAATCAATGCGATATTATGCTTTGTATATTTGAGCGTGCTGTAGGATGCGCCAAATGCAAGCAAGAAATATTTCGTGACAAGAAACAGTATGAGATTACCCCGCCAATAGGCAAAGAAGATTTGCCCATCACTTCGTATTCATCTAAAGAATACGTTTACTCGGATAAAACAGAATTCGTAGAGCCAACAGAAGATTCTACAAAAGCATAAATATTTTATGCTAAAGCTCCCACAAACAAAAATATGGGTCAGAAGAACAGAAGATTGGTCAATTATGACCAATGATAAACTTATCAATCAAATTGAAAGCAAATCTCTGAATCGTCCATATGCTAATCCAAATAAATATATTCAAAATGTTGTATTGTGGAATAATACAATGAATATTAGTTATTTTGCATATAGACAAGAAATTAAAGACATAGCATTTAAGAGTTTTTCAGCCACTAAATTAAAAACAATAGTTGGAAATTTTACCTTCATTGATGCAATTAAAAATTCTATAACCCTTCCTACTGACGACGATGATTGGTATCATCCAAATATAGCAGATTACACAGAAGAATGTTTTCAAAATCCAAAAATCAAAATGGTATTCTGGCAGGCATGGATTTATCATTTGAGTAAAAATTCAACTTATGATAAGAAGAATTTTTTTACATTCACAGAAAGACATGGTAAGTGGATGGCAAGTAATGGATATGCTATAAGAACAAATGAATTTAGCAAATTACATTGCCACATAAGAAATAGATTAGACGATTATGCTCCCAATGAGGTTATTTATATTGATAAGCCGCTTAGTATTTGGGTGCAAAATCCAGCATCTATTTGGGAATTGCAAAGTTTCGATCTTGATATTAAATTGACTGAATGGGAGCCTATACCAAAAGAATTGATGTGGGCCGAAGAATATATTGAAAAATCTTACCAAAGCACACAACAAATAAAAAAGGCACCTTTCGGTGCCCTTAATCAGCTTATGCAGCCAATTTGATTCCAAAGAGTTGACCACTCTCAATTAGCTTCTTGAGATAGGCCGCTTCCGAACCCATGCGGGTAAATTGATCGCCGTGTTTGCCGGTTACAAATGGTGTTCCACCATGTTTGCCGACTGGCAAATAAATTGTTTTTTGTTCGTTGGTGACTTCCAGCTTTTCCGAAGCTGTTTGGAACGCATTACCTGCGTGCAATAGGTCGATTTCAAAAGTTACTGTGTACATATTCCCTCCTTAATGGCTTACATTATATATGCATTTAAGATTCAAGTTGTTTTAGGCAAACCAAGACTTCGGTTAAATATTCCTTAACTGCCTTGTAAGTGCCCGGAGCCGTCTGTTCTGAATTCCCTGCTATATTAAGTGTTTCTATATTGTTTTCTATTACCCATTTTGCCACTTCTTTTGGTGTAATGGGTGTAGCTAAATTTACATCAATATGTGGTTTGTCATACTTGACAATTGCTTTTAAAGTGCATTTTTCACCAGCCGACCCAAAATTAAATGCTAAACGAATTGTGCCGTCAGCATCTTGCACATTTTTGTGGGTTCGGGGGACATAGCTTTCAGACGCATGTTCTTCGATTCCAAAAAGTTTGGCATAATCTGGTTTTGGTCCTTCAAGGGTTTTGAATCCTTTTGGCATACTTCCACCTGTAGCCAAACCAGATTTCTTTGCTACGACCAACCCAGCTATATCGGCACCAGTTTGACCGCCAGAAATCATTTTTTTGAGCATGTTATCTTCCAAAAAGCCATGACAAGAATCCTTGGCTCTTACCCCAACGACCCATCACCCAATTGATAAAATCTTCTGGGTCTTTATATCCTGACCCATCACGCAATGTGTTTTCGTCTTTGTCAATCAAAACATAAGCTGGAATGCCACGAACAGAATACTTGCGAGCAATGTCTTTTCTGTTGTCTGTATCCACATAAATTTCAATGATACCTGCTTCGGCAACAGTTTTGATTACTTTATCGTTGCTCAAGGTCTGGCTTTTTAGTTTTGTACACCAGCCACACCACTTGGCACCAAACACAACAAGAACCTTTTTATCAGTTCTTTTGGCTTCTGCCAAGGCTTGTTCATAACTTGTGATTTGAATGGGTATATTCTCAATCGGCGGCTGTACAATTGGAGGTTGAACAGGATTGGGATTGTTGTTTTGTACATTTTCCCAAATGTTATTCTGTGGCCCAGAATGATTGAAACTTTCTTTGCTAAAGTAAATTGCGGCGACCAGTAACAATAAACCGGCAATGACAAAATTTAGGATATTCTTCTTAAACATGGTTTAGTAACTCCATTAGTATCGCTATTCGTATATATAGACCGTTTCTAATTTGTTTGTCCTTAAAGACAGCACGGCTATCCTCATCCACATCCGTATCTATTTCACTTCGCCTCGGAAGAGGATGCAAAATTCTTGCGTTATTACTCAATTTTTTAACCAAGTTTTTTGTTAAAATGGGGTATTTGATTTCTCCGACATCCCCAAATCTTTCATCTTGAATTCTGGTCATGTAAATAACGTCTACATCTAATCTATCTTCAATATTTTCTATATAATTTCCAAATTCTTCTTGATATTTGAAGTCATAATTTTCACATTTGGCAGGGCAGAAAACAATTTCGTTGTTTTCGTAAAGTTCAAGAAGTTGAACAAGGGAACGAATAGTGCGGCTATTTTTTAGGTCGCCACAAAAAAGAACTTTGAGATTATCTGTTCTGCCAAATTCTTTGTGAATAGTTAACATATCCAACATCGCTTGGGTTGGATGTTCATCGCTGCCATTCCCAGCATTTATGATTGGAACGGTAGCGGCATTTACTTCGTGAATCCAATTTTGATCTGGATGTCTAAAGACTATCACATCTGAATATTGAGATAGAGTATAAAAAGTGTCACGGATAGTTTCGCCTTTTCTTAAAGAAGAAGAGGCTGATGCGTCAGCAGCAGTGATGACTTTGCCGCCGAGCCATAACATGGCTGATTCAAAAGAAAGCCTCGTTCTTGTAGATGCTTCTCCAAAGAACGAGGCCATAGTTTTATTTGAAAAGAATTTAGGGTATCTCCAAGGATGGTAAAATATCTTTTCTACTTCCTTGGCCGTCTCGATCAGATTATCAATCTTCTCACGGTCCAGTTGCTTCACCGACAAGAAGTTTTTCATTTCATGGGTTCTCCAAGATGAGTCCAAAACTGTTTATTTATAACATTTTTTTAGTACGTCATCAAGATAATTTTTATGCACTCAACAATTTTTTTGATGTCTTGAGTTGGTGCGAACCATTCTTCAAAATCAGATGGTTGAATTGTCCATGTGTGTTGTCTCATTTTGGAGTCGATGTTATAACCCCAACATTTCATAAGTCCCTTATTTTTATCCCAAAATAAATCAATGTTAAATTGTTCAGCACGACTTGCGGTAGGAGCTTCAACTCCATGTCCTCGAAATTCATAAATGATTTTAAAATATCCTTCATCCATTTTCTTCATGCCAATAGGAAACATGCAATAGGCCGGATAATGTCTTTTGACTTCGTTGAAAAGTTTATAAGCCAAAGTGTCAAACTCTGGATATTCCATTTTGGGTGAATCATATTCATTTTTGTTTATTTCTATCAAACAATCATAAATTTCATGAGCCAAAGGGATTTCGTTTTTATTGTGTTCATTTTCACTAAAATCAACAACATCTTTGCAAATCCATGTGGCTTCGCCTTGCAAATCTCTCGTCTTTCTACGAATGATCGTTTTATACGAACCAAGTGGACTGATATAAACTTGCAAAGCCCCAACATCATACCCCCATTCAAGTATGTTTGACATTTTGGCACGAGGCGAGAAATAACCCAATGCTGGCAATCTAATCAATTCATTCATAATCATTTCGGAATCCACTGGATCAATTGGGTTTGCTCCTTCTGCTGGTACAGTACCACCCAAGCTGTCCGACTTCATATCGGCCAGTTTTTTCTCAAATCCAAAATCAGCCCACTCCTTGAGAGTTTGCCATCGTTTAAAACTTAATTTATTCATGTTAACCTATATATCAGCAGAACCTACTTGTTTATGAGGACATATGAAAAACGAAGGAATTATAGCAATGATTATTGGCATAATTATTGGGTTTGCAGCCGGTTATTACGTTGGTCATGAGCGAGCAATTCAAGATAATAATACTTTTAGATTTGAACTAAGGTCTGACAGATAATGCAATTCCGCACATGGTTATTTGAGAACGAACAAAAAAACTTTGACTTTTACAAAGATGTCATGTTAAATTATCTAGGCTTGGACCCGACTAAAGGTCTATCTCAAAGCCTTGATACTTTTAATAAAGACAATTTGAAACAAAAGTTACAAGGTTTGGGGGAGTTTTCTGCATTGCCTGACCATGTGCAGGCCGATATTCTGTCGAGGCTTGATAGCTCTCAGAGTGGTACAATGGGCGACATTATTAGATTGATGGCATCCAGAAGAGGAAATGTATGAAGTTCTTGATGTGCGATCCTAAGTTTTATGACATCCAATATGAAATCAATCCTTGGATGAAAATAGAAAATAAGCCATCAAATCATTTAGCCGTCGAACAATGGACAAAATTAGTAGAATTACTTAGAAAATTAGGTGCGACTGTAGAAATTATGGTCGGCAAAGCCAGCGTCCCAGATATTGTTTTTACTGCTAATGCGGCATTGATGGTTGGCGAAACAGCATATTTATCTAATTTTTCACATCCAGAAAGACGTGCTGAAACTCAACTTTATAAAGTTTGGTTTGAACAAAATTACTACCAAATAGTCGAAGTAAAAGATTTTTTTGAAGGGGCGGGAGACGCCCTTTTTGATTATAATAGACGATTATTTTGTGGTCACGGATTCAGATCGTCAGATGGAGCATTACTTAGAGATAACAACTTTCTTTCCCAAATTGGCGGTGTTCCTGTTCATTATTTGAAACTTGTTAATTCTTACTTCTATCATCTCGATACTTGTTTTTGCCCTCTGAAAGATGGATTTGCTTTGGCTTTTCCTCCTGCTTTTGATACAGAATCATATGAAATAATTCAATACCACATGGATGTCATTGAAGTTTGCGAAGAAGACGCCAAGAAATTCGCTTGCAATGCTGTCTGTATGGGAAATCAAGTGGTCATTCCGAGTGGTTGTGATTCAACTTATAGACAGCTTGAAAGTGCAGGCTTTGAAGTGTATCATACGGATGTATCAGAATTTATCAAAGCAGGCGGTGCCTGTAAATGTCTTACTTTACGATTGGATGATTTTGCATGACAGAGCGTATTCTTGTTCGACATGGACAAAGTGAACACAATATTGGACTCACCAGAAATTTGGATAGTAATCTTACGCCATTCGGTATCGAGCAAGCTACAAAAACTGGACTTTATCTGCGAGACAACTTTTCAGATATAAAGGAATTTGTCGGTATAACTTCTCCATATCATCGTTGCTTGCAAACTTCAAATATTATCCACTCTTTGACTGGCATTTCTTTTCAAGTTAAGCCCGGCCCTAGAGAAATAATGATGAGTTACGACGAATGTAAAGTTGTTAATCGAAAAGATAAATTCAATCATTTTCATTGGCACCATGAAGAAGATTTTCATTTTATTCAGGAAGATGAAGGCGAATTTGTTTTCCGAATGCGTGAATATATTCACAGTGAAGATCATCCAAAATTATTGATTGTTTCGCATGGATCGCCCATTAAAGCGATGTTTGATGCTCTGTTGGGTTCAGAAGTTTTGCCAAATTTACATGACTATCCAGATAATTGCAGCGTTAATTATGTTAGAAATAAAGAGCCTGTTTGCTTCAATCTCAAGCCTTGGGATGCATCGTAATCTTGCTTTACAACCATTCTTTTCTGTGGTAAGATATACCACATGAAACCTTTTACGTCCCAAAAACGAATTATTCCTGAATTTCCGAGGACTCGCCATCTTCCGTGGAAGCCGAATACGGTACGGGGTGATTTAGTCGTTTCCGAGGATGACGCCAAGGTAATTTTTGAAAATCCTTTTACCTACGTTCAAGAAAAGGTTGACGGGGCGAATTCTGGCATGGCCCTTGTGAATGATGAACCGATTGTCCGCAATCGGGAACACATTCTCCGCAAAGGCTTTATGAAGGATACCCCGGCCAAGAAACAATTCGCTTCAATCTGGGGCTGGTTTTACGACCACAAAGAGAATTTTCAAAAACTCAATGATCTTCTCGGCCCGGTTTCCGTTTATGGCGAGTGGATGGTGCAAATTCATGGTATGGTTTATGAAAATTTGCCCGATTGGTTCCTCGCCTACGACGTTTATGATTATGAAGTTGAGAAATTCCATGATCCCAAAGTTTCTATGGAAGCCTTGGTAGAATGTGGCTTTTCTGTCGTGCCTACTCTTAAATCCGGGCCTACTTCCTACGAAGAATTAGAGAAGTTTGCTAACGAACCTTCGGCTTTTGCTCCCACTCCAAGAGAAGGGGTTTATGTAAAAACCTCAGACGGACAATGGCAGACTGATCGCTTCAAGATGGTTCGCCAAGGCTTTGTTCAAGGTGGACTTTTTGATAATAAGGTACTTCGCAAAAATCGTTTGGCGAAGTGATACTTGAATTCGACGTACCGTATTGTCATTGGAGGAAAATATGCTGTCGAAACTAATTGAAGCACTTCAAATTTTTCTGAAATATGGTGACGTGAGTTATCCAACTCATTGTGAGCATGACGTGCTTACAGTCTGTGTTGACCCAAGTGTAGTTTCAGAGGAAGATAAATCTGCTTTGAATTCACTTGGATTCATTGTTGATGAATCCGAGGATTGTTTTAAATCTTACCGATATGGTTCAGCTTGAGGGAAAATTCCATGCTTCGCAGCGGTCTTACTGTAATTGAATTGTTGATTATCTTAGTCATCATTCTGATTGTTGGTTCTCTTATTTTTGCAGGCGTCGGCGGCGGCGGTTTTCTGTCAGAGACTTTTGATGGCAAGGTTGTCGAAAAGTGGACTGATGTAGATTGGGAAGGTGGAAAGATTTATCGGGTTCAAGTAATGAAGCCCGATGGCGAAGTTGATACATGGGACTCATGGTGGGTTCACAATAAAGTACAAAAAGGCACTTGGTATAAATTCAAGACCCTTAGTGGTCAAATCAGTGGAGTTGAGAATACACCACAACGAGTCGAGGTTGAAAATGGACATTAGTTGGCTGAAAAGCCCGGAAAACAACAAAGTTTTGATTTTGATGCGGGGAGTTCCCGCAGCAGGAAAGAGCTATCGTGCCAAGGAATTGGCTGGCGATACTCCTGAAATCATCTTCTCGGCAGACCATTTCTTTGGTGCTACTTCTGAAGAGTATGTCAAGAATTGGTGTATCGAGCAACTTGGCAATGCTCATAAGCAGTGTCAAAAGAATACTCGTATGGTTATGCAGCGGCAGGGGCCGTTGGTAATCGTGGACAACACGAATACGCAAATTCGTGAAATGATGCCATATTTCGATATGGCGGTTCAGTATGGGTATCGTTTGGATATTCATGAGCCGACTTCTCCGTGGTGGGTCGAGCAGATTGCTCCGTATCTAACCGACAAGGAAGGTAATCGTAAGCACTTGGAGAAGATGGCTGAACTTCTCTGGAAGAAGAATCAGGAAACTCACTGTGTTCCTTTGGAAAGCATTAAGAAAATGCTTTTCCGATTCCAGCCGAACGTCACGGTTGACGATCTTGCAAGGTGTTCAAAATGATTCGCCAAGCATTGATTTTTGGAGCCGTGACTGGCACTCTATTTTGGGTACTTGGTTTTCCAAGCACTTCTTGGGGACACACCATGTTCGATTGGGCATGGTGTGTCGGTGCCATGTTCACTGGATGTGTGCTTGTGGATATTTTAAAAAATGGGAAAAAGGTGGGATGGTAAATGCTCGCCATGCTCAAGCACTTAGACAAGGAATATCCCTTTAAGGATGCTCTTAAAAGGGAAGGGGTTTGTCGTATTCAAATATTTCAAAAAGCATCAGTGTCATTTTACATGGTGTTTTTTACCGAATTGAAAAAAAACACAGGACCAAGTGTTACCAATTCAATTGAATATTTGATTAAATCTATTTTTGATGGAAGAAATGGCCCTCTTGGTTTTATAGACCCGGATGATGCCATTTTTTTGTTTGCTGAGCGATACGAAGAGCATCCCGAATACTTTGATTGGGTACAATTAGGAAGTAATGGCTCGCCTGTGTGGACACGGGCAACTTCCGAAGAAATCAAAACTATTTTGCCACATTTGGATTTTCCACATGCTTAGAACATTTACTTTGTTTACATTTAAGGGTATCGACCTCAAGATTAGTTGGTCGTTTCAAGTATTTTTAACCCTTATTTTTGTTATGGGTTTCATTGCTGGCTTGAGCAAAGGCGTCCCGGTTGCTTTGGCATCTGGATGCACTATTCTTTTTATGCTTGTTTTTGCTTATGGATTTGTGACGATCCATGAATATGGACACGCATTAGCTGCGAAACATTTAGGATATAAAACTAGAGACATTGCTTTGTATCCTATGGCGGGCTTGGCTTCTATTTCTGGGGATTGGCACAAAAATCCTTGGCATGAATTTATCATTACTGTTTTCGGGCCGCTAACAAATGTTGTTATGGGCGGTGTTGCATTTATTGTTTTACAATTTTGTCCTCCTGAAACTTTGCAACATGCTCTCGTTAATTTTGCATTTAAAGTTAATTTTACTTTACTTATTTTCAATTTGATTCCTGTATACCCAATGGATGGCGGTAGAATCTTTCGCTCTATTGTAGGTGGGATCACTAATGATTGGTGGCTTGGCACAATTTGGGCAACACGAGTTTCTTTCATTTGTGGGCTAATAGCTGTTCCTCTTGGGTTTTATTTTGATTACGCAATTGCAGGCTTAATGATTGGTTTTATGGGCTTATTGGCTTCCCAAGCTGAATTGAGCCATTTAAAAAACATTCGAGAAATTGAACAGATTGAAGAAGAGCGACTTTTGTTATTTGAAATGCTTTTGCGGGGCGAATCAGAGAAGTTGTGGTCGAATGATAAAGAAAAACAAAATGAATTTATTTCAACAATGTTGGGATTTCATAAGTTTTTAATGAGATTTGTGAATTGGGCCGTTAAAGAAAAAATTCCTGTTGAGAAGTTTGAACGAGCCATAGCTCATCTTTTTTCTACCATTTATAATGATGAAGAACAAAGGTTGGCGTTGAACAAAAAGGCAACTTATGATGAGGTTGCCGTATTTGAAGAAATTTGTGAGGCGTCCGATGAAGATCAGTCAGTTGATGGTGACCCACAACCACTTGAGGCACAAAGAGAATCTGCATGAAATGATTCGCTTTGTGTCTGAGGGTGGTATTTGGACTAAAGGTCATCTTGAACAATATAGCCGAGAAAAAGGCTTAGACCGTGTTTCGCCTTTAATTCAGCTTTCTCAATTTGATGATGGCAAGTTATTTTTACATGACGGCCATCATCGAGTTGTTTCAACTTTCTTGGCCGGGCGTGATGTTCTTGAGTCAACTGAATATGAAATTTCTAACTGGAAATATCCAGATTATTTAGAAATCAATCATGGCAATGGTTGGTACACTCCATTTGATCCGAGGATTCATACTCGCACACCAGACTTTGGAAAATTTAAAAAGATTGCTAGAGAGCGATTTGCCGATGATCCAATTGGGGCCGAGAAGTGGATTCTTGAAAATCAAAATCTTTATCGAGAGGATCGTCGGTTTTGGTTTGCCCCGGAGTTAGCTGAAGAAGTTCTTTGGTTAATTCAGAAAGGTGTAGACCCCGTTACTGGCAAAATGTGGCTTACTACTCGAATGAAGCGTGAAGCCAATGAGGTCAATTTATGATTCTTGGGAAGTCACAAAGGTAAAGCCAACGCCTTTTGAACCTATTCGATTTGTTCAAGAGAATTTAGCTCCTTGTTTTACTTCCGAAGAATATGTTGAATATATCAACAAATACAAGGTTCAAGCAATTCACGAATACGATGAAGATCATCGTATGCCGGGGCATTACATTCACGCAGAAATTGTAGATGGGGAAGTTTGGGTGATCTTTCAACCAGAAAAAGTTGGAAAATATTGGATTAGTTTAGCAAAATAAAAAGCCCCTGATTTCTCAGGGGCTTTTTTTATAAACGTCCACCCAGCATCCAAACTCTAATTGATTCTAACAATTCTAATTGAACACCAAATATACGTTCCGCTGACCACGCACACATATGTCTGTAGCCGATTCCGTCGCCCGGCAAAACATATAGGTCTTCTTCGTTGGTCCGCCCGACATTCTTTTTAATTGGTTTATGTTGCGTAAGCATGTATAAACCATTGCGTTGTCTGGATAGCCAACAGGGAATTCTTCTCATTTCTTTAGGCACTCGACCTTTTCGGTCAAGCCCAACGCCGAGAGTTTTTCCCCCAAGCCATTCTCCACGGCTTGCATGACCCCTACATCGTTTAAATGGCCGAGCCATTCGATTAAAGAGGCTTCAATGGCTACGACTCCATCCAATCCAATGTCATGATAAGTCAAGACATTATCAAAAAAGTTAGTCGCAACGCCGTCTTTGACTTCTTTTACGTTAAAGTCAATTCGGATTTCAAATCTTTTATCTTTCACCGCTCATTTCTCCTTAGAGAGACATAGAAAGTTTTACGACGTTTACACCAACGTCGTTTCAATGATGTTAGAAAGATAATCGAAATCCACAAGAACTAGATTGATGCATTAAAGAACTAGAAAATATAGACCTACCCTCCCATTCGTGGTAGTTCCTCATGCCAAAAACATTGAGAAATCATCTAGTTCCCCCTACCATTCGTGGTAGTTCTTTATTTTTTTCAAATTCTGCAAAAATATTATTGCAAGGGTAGACTTGACAACTCAATCTAATTTGGTAAGTTGTTGCAACCATCAATGGTGATGGGATTTTTTGTTTCAAGGAGGCTTGTGGAATGAAGACTTTTGCCGCTATCGCTTGTTTGTTTGTAGTATTGGCTTTTTCTGGCACGGCTGAGGCCGGTGTTAGAGGGCATCGTTGTTGCAGACAAAAAGTGGTTGTTTGCAACTCTTGTTGTTGCAAAACGCACACTCCTGTTAGAACTGCAATTAAGGCGGTCGGGAAGACGGTTCGTGCCGCACTTCCGCCTTATCGTTGTGGGAAGTGTTGCAAATAGTTAATCCCACTTTTCTACATCATCAATCCAATAATGTAGAATCCATCGACCGGAAGTTGAAAAATACTTCCGGTCGATTTTTATTTGCCCACTATGAATTTTGCGATGGCAATTAGAGCAAGCCACGACAGTATTATGGTCGGTATATTTTCCGCCATCTTCGCCGGGTATTATGCGGTGACAATCGAGAACTGAATAATCATTTTCACCACAGAAGTAACATTTCTTTTCAGATTTTTTCTTTGTTACTTTGTTTATCAGTGTTTTGCGGCGTCCCATTATTCTCGCAGCTATTTAATTCAGATATTCTAACATTATAACAACTGGCCTTTACCCTCCAAGGCGTGCCGGGTTCGATCTGCCCCTTTTTGAGATAGAAGGCTTTGTTATAGAAATCTTCTTTGGGCAACCAACCTAAGACAAATGCTTTAGTTGGATTTTCAAGAGGATATAAACTTACAAAAATATAATTGTCACATTTTTGTTTTGTATTATATTCAGCTACAGAGCAGTTGTATTTTTCGAGCGGCACAACATTGCGTGCTTTTGTTTTTACTTCCCAACTTTTTTCTTCTTTTAAGATGTCGTAGTCATAAGATTTGCCACTTACGATTTTTCCTTTTATAACTTTATTTGCAGCCATTTCTCCAAGAAAGCCGGTGATATTGCCTTCACCTTTGCGAATTGAATTTTTCAGCTTGCCAAGTTCTTCGGCCTTTCTCTTTGCTACTTTCAACATTGCTGGTGTAATTGGTATTTCTATCATAAATTCCTCAAAAGATTTTGTAGATCGTCGTCTTTACCTCGAATCTTGAATGCTCTCTTTTTAGATTGCTTTTCAATATATTCTTTGACGAGCTTTTTATCATAGATGCCCCACTCTACAGCTTCTTTGAGGGTTTCTTCCAACCCAGCTAAAAATGCCCAAATTTTATATTCGTCATCTTTAAAGAAGTCTTTGGTTCGTTGATAGAACTTATCCCAATTCAAACGACACTTCATTTTAGCGAATGTCTTTGAATATCGCAGAGCCATCATTTCATTTTGCTTATCGTAGAATTCTTTTGGTAAGTCTTTCATAAGTTACCTTAAAAGTCGAAGTTGTCTTTAATTATAACTTTGTGGCCTTGTGCTTTCAAGATTTTGATGCGCTTTTGGCTATGCTCTAAAAGGTAGGGATTTATATTGAATAAGAAATCATAGTAGTTAAGTTCTTCTTTATCATCGGCGGTTCTTAGACCACGACCCATTCTCTGAATGATTTGGTGATCTGCCTGACCACCAGCCGCATTGATAAGATTATGAATAAATACGTTAATGCCTGTGTTGAAAATCTGTTGCGTGGCAATTGCAATTATATTTTCTTTTGATTTCTGTAATGTTTGAATAACGCTTTTTCTTGTCTTTGAATCATCTTTACCTTGTACCCACAAAGACCCCGGCAATAAATTGTGTAAAGCATCACCGTGAGCAATACGGTCCACTAAAATAAGGGTTCTACCGGATTGTTTTTTGGCTAGTTTTTTAACTATCTTGTGAAAGTGAAAACTTTCTGCGATGCCACGGGTGACCGCATCAATATAAATATCGTGTGGAATTGAAGGTTCATCAATTGGAAAGAAGGTACAATTAGATGAAGACAAGATTCCACGATCTTGAAGTTCTTTTGTTGTAAGAACGCCAGCTTCCGCAGATTTAATTTTCAATACTGGTCCAAAGAATCCTTTTACATAATGTTTTTGTACTTTATCTTTCTCTCCAAATTTGAATGGCGTTGCACTAAGGGCTACTCGTATATCGCAACCTTTGAGTCTTCGATATACAGCTTTAGGCAAAGCACTCATCATATCGTGAATTTCGTCCACGATTAACACTTTGATTTTTGGCAATACTTTTTCCATTTTGGAAATAGATTGTACACTGGCAACTGTAATCATATTTGGTTTAACATTGCCGCCCCATAAGGTTCCTACATTTGGAATGCCCCATTTTGTAATTTCAGAATAATTTTGTTCAGCTAAACCAACTCTATTTTGCAGAACCAATGTGGGTGTATTGGGAGGCAGAGCTTTAAGAACGCCAAGCATCATAAAGGTTTTGCCAGCACTTGTCGGAGCGAATATAACCCCTCTACGATATTTAAGAACTTGATTTACCAAGTCTACTTGATAATCGTGTAGCTTGATTGGATCAAAACCTTCGGGAAGGCATGTGTTAAAAAAGTCATCTTGTATTTCAGAAAGCAAGAGAGGGGTTTTGTTTCTTTCATCTAAGACTTCATATGGAATATTGAAGTGCTTTAATGCATGGACAACTTCTGGAAGCAGGCCAGTTAGAAACTTTCCATTTTCTTGTTTGAAAAATTCTGTATAGCCATCCCACATGCCCATTTTATATCGCCGGTTATGAAAGTAGTTTCTTTCACGGAAGCGAAGGCAATCCCAAATTTTATGTTTAATCGTAGTCTGATCCGTCATCAAATACGAATAATCATTGTTGATTTTGAGTATTGCTTTGTTGTTGGTCATTTGTTATCCTTTTCTGTCGCTTGTTTTTTTCAAGCGAATTACGAACTATCTTACCAGATACCGAGGGCTTCCGTCTAGGCTTTTTTCTTTTTCCACAACTAGAACATGCCATAATTCCTCCTATATTTATGTATGGAACCAGAGTTACAGATAGATAGTCAAGTTATTGTGCCAAAAGCACGAAAATTAAAGGCGATTTGGTCATATGAAGCTCAGCAAGATTTGCGCCAATTTCACAATATTGATGCGGAGAAAGAGTTATCAAAAATATTAGCAGAAGAAATAAGTAAGGAAATTGACCAAGAAATTCTCAATGATCTACGAAGTGCATCTGAAAAAGGCCAAGAAACAGAAAGAAAGATAATAAGCGGTAAAATTAAGAAGAAGAAAATTAAAGTAAGTTGGAGTTCTGTATTTGACGATTTTGAACCAACTAAAAAGGATTAAATATGGCTATTCTTAGAGGTTTTCCTCCATCAAACTCGATTTTTCCAACCACTTATATTCCAGATATAGTTGAAACCTCAATAAAAATTGGCAATTTAGAAGTAGAAGAAAAATTTCGTACTGAAGATGGTTCAGAATACTTGAAATTGAAAAATGCTTCTTGGGAATGTAGAGCAATTTGTTATAAAAGCAAAACAAACGAAGCAGGAGCTATTTATGGTTTTGATATTAACAGAGAAGTTATTTGGCTTAGAAAGAGTTACAAGCATGTGCCTTTGACAGACGTAAGTTGTTGCCAAAAATGCGGTGAAAAATTGATTATTGATGAATTTTCAAACCAATATGGAGATTGGTGCCCAAATCCATCTTGTTCAAACTAACAATTTCTTAGTGCGGCCAAGGCAGCAACTTTTAAGTCTTCAAAATATATTGTTGCCAAATCCACAGCTTCTTGGTGCGTACAAAGTTCTTCTTCGTTGTAATAAGCGTTAAATGTATCTTGGTAGAGAGGAATAACTTGTCCGCCAGTTCTGTAACCCTGTTTTAGAATTACTTTTTTGATTGCGATTTTTTCTAAAACTCCACGAACTGCTTTGTACCGTAAAAATACGATGGAATTTTCACCGTATTTATAGGTGTAATAATTCGATTGTTTTATTCGGGCACAACCGAAAATATTGATGCCGCCTGAGCCTGTGTATTGCATTGCCATGATTTTATTTAGTTTAGCTGATCTCAAACTTTTACTTCTTTACAAGTCTTTTGATTTGTGCTAGAATATTGCGAAATCCACTTCTCTTTTCTCAGGAGGCTTTCCTTGAATACCTATCTCACCCTAGACAATGTGACTGTTTCGTTTCGTGATGAAAGCGGCACGCTTTGTGCCTTGCGAAAGGCCAAACATTATAAAAGAGAACGGCCCCGGTCATGGCAAGATGATGACTTTTATCTTGTCGTCCATACTGATGGCGAAATTTATGCAAATGTCGAAGGCAATGGAGCGGTTCTTCTGAATGAAGAATCGGTTGGCGATCTGCCAGTAAAAGATTTGCCTTTACATAAGGCTACAAATAAATTCTTGGTGACTTCAAAAGGCAAAGTTTATACTTTTACCGTTCACTTGGTTCTTTGTAAAGAAAACACAAGTGTGTCGCCTGAAATTAGATCGAAGGGAATATCCTACAATCAAGAAGATGATTGTTGGTTTTTTGATAATGTCGGATTTTTCTACAGTTTGTTTTGGTTATTCTCTGATGCATATCAAGATGACTATCAAGACGATTTCTCTATTGAAGGTATTCGAGAGGATCAATTTGAACAGCCCCCTTTTGAGGAAGAGGGGCAGGTCAATGTTCCTGTCGAACATGATTTGAGTTTGGCGGGAGAATCAGAAAAATCTGACGAATCCAGCGAACCTTCTGTTACGGAAAGCGTCCAACATAGTGAACCTGAGCCGACTCGCAGCGAGCCGGAACCAACGCATCATTCGGAGCCAGAGCCAACCCATTACAGCCCATCAAGTTACGACGATTCACATCGTAGCTACGATCCCGGTCCCAGCCATGATTACGATCATGGGTCGAGTTACGATAGCGGATCAAGTTACGATAGCGGTGGGGATTCTGGTGGAAGTTTTGATTGATCGTTGCAAGAAATTCGTCTTTCATTGACGAACGGATGTGATACGAGATTGTGGTTGACCGTATTGGTTGTGTTCCCGGCGAAAAAAAAGATTCGCCGGGAACTTTACAACGCCGAAAATTGTGGTACAATAACGGCAGACGAGAAAAAAATTCTGAATCTCTTGAAAAAACGAATTAGTGACACTACTATAGTGTTACACAAGACAAAAGGTGCAATCGTGAACAAGTTCTCTTATCAGCTTAGCAGTTTATCATCCTCGTTGCTATTTAGCAACGACAGGGGAGGCTGTGTCCGCTGAGTAAGAGGACATAACGGGTTTAACCCCGGTAGCCCCCCAAGATGTTTGGGACTAGGCTACCGGGGTTTTTTTGTGGGATAATTATGAGTTGGGCCACACATTACATCGAAAAACTTCGCAAGGGTGAAACGGTTAGTTTCAGGCCAAGGGGAGGTTCGATGAAAGGCAAAATTGAATCCGGGCAATTATGCACGGTGGAACCTGTAAAGGGTGAACTTGAAGTTGGTGATATAGTTTTATGTAAAGTTGGCGGAAGTCAATATTTACATTTGATTAAGGCAATCCAAGGTCAAAGGTATCAAATCGGAAATAACCGAGGCGGTATCAATGGGTGGATTGGGATGAATTCGATCTTTGGCAAATTGGTAGAAATCAATGAGTAATACGGACGAAAGTGCCAGTATGACTAGCGATTGGGCTGTGGGTGCATTCAAACCCAAGTCTATTCCAAGTCAATCAGAGGAATTTTTAACTCAATTGGCCAAAGATATAGCGATGAACTTGGTCTTTACATCAGACCATGTTAATCGTGAACAGTGGGACAACCTTCTCGGTATGATATTCATGCCGGTGGTTTTGGGAGCCTTTTCGGATTATACCGAGGAAGCCCGCAAAGACATTGGAATGATTTATGAATATTGGGATAAAGCTGGACCACGATCAATCAACGGGTATCCAATTTTCTTTTCTTTCGCAATTGTGAATGTAAAAGACAGATTGTTTGTCTGGGAGAAAGTAGAAAAAATTCGGAAGGTTCTGGAAGCCGTATAACGGGAGTGCTAATGCTGTGGGAAGCTACGCTGGCTGTAACCCAGCCGCCTTAATGGATAAGGGGTTCGATTCCTCACACTCCCACTTGAGAAAAGAAATGAAAGCATACTTGCTGGATAAACGTGGAATAAGCAAAGTATATCTTGTCTTCGGAGAAGATTGTGTCTCTGCTGCCAAGGTACTAGCTGAAAAGCTAGGTTGTGATTACGAAGATTTTTCAGTAGGTGGTTCATGGGATGTTGACCCGAATGAGCCTATAAATTTAAGTCAACTATGGCCTTATTTTACAAATGCCCCCGGAAGGCATAGTACATAAGGAAAAATGGCCTCGTGGTGGAATTGGCAGACACGCCAGACTCAAAATCTGGTGCCGCAAGGCGTGTGGGTTCGAGTCCCACCGAGGCCACTGGTAGATGGTGGAAGTTAGACACGGCCCCGTGTAGGGGTTGGTAGGCCGATCACCTACCGTGCAGGTATCGAATCCTGCTCTACCAACCACGGGACAGGGAGCTAGTGTGGTCATAGCACTGGACTGAAAATCCAGCAAAATCAGTTCGATTCTGATCCTGTCCACTGTGAAAGGAAAATTTATGGCTAGATCATTGTGTAAAGACCCAAGTATATCTCAAAAAAACGATGCGAGTTGCATCGGAAATAAACGGGGTATGGCTCGCAGAGCTAAGAGAAATAGCAACAAAAGGGATCGACAAAAACTAGACAAAGATTTGAAAGAAAGAATTGCACTTGTTCGGTAATCCGTTGCATATATACTTCTTAAAAGGAGTCTATATGTTTCAAGATACGAACAACACTTTGAATCAAGGCGGCGTTGGGTTAGCGAGGGCGATATATGAGTATCAAAGATTGGGGTACACAGTTTGTTTACCTTTAGTTGATGCTCAAGATTACGACCTTGTAATTGAAAAGGATAAAAAGTGGGAGTCTGTTCAATGCAGAACAACTTCTACCAAAGCAAGAAGTAGAAAAGGCGGATTTATTGATGGTAGGTATGAAGTTAGTTTGAGGACCATAAAAACTAATACAAAAGAGACTACCATTAAAAAGAAAGGTAATTTTGATTTGCTTTTTGTGATGTGTGATAATGGCGATTGTTATTCGGTGCCGAATAAAGAATTGCCTGAATCTGGCACCACGGTCGGCGGTCCAAAATACGAAAAATACAAAATTGGAAGCTAGGCAACTGCTGGTTTGTTGCACCGCTTTGCTAAAGCGGCCCGGTCTAAACCCCGGCGAGGGTTCGATTCCCTTGGCTTCCGCTTGCTCAAATGCCCGAAGGGATTACATTCTTGAAAAGTGTGTACCGAAAGGTAAACTATCTCTTTATTATTCGTTGAGCAAATATGGATCAGTAGCTTAGATGGCAAAGCGTCTGTCTGAACAACAGAAGAGTGGAATTCGAGCGTCCATTGATCCACTTATGGCCTTGTACGCAAACTTATGGCAAAGCGGCTTCTTTCAAAAAGAAGTGATTTTGTGGGTTCGACTCCCACCAAGGCTACTATGATGAAATTTTGTGGTGTATGTGGATTTCAATTACAAGGAAAAGGTGTTAAAAGATATAAGACCTGTCCTGAATGCGAAGAAAATGCCCGTGTACGCAAATTGGCACAGCGGACTACCTCAGAAGTAGTTGTCTCCCCTTCAACAAGGGATACTGTCGGTTCGAGTCCGACCACGGGTACTTATGGGAAAGAAAAATAAAAGATATTGTATCCGGGCTAATCCGCCAAAAGGTTGGCAGATATGGGATCGGAAATTGGCAAGATGGTGGGGAAATCCTACAAAGGAATTTCCTTATACAGTCTTGCAGAAATTGAATGAAGGAAAGCAGAGTGAATTGAAGTATTAAATGGCCGGGTACGCAAACCTAATGGCAAAGCGGCGAAGCTCAGAACTTCGTGATTTTATGGGTTCGACTCCCATCCCGGCTACTGTTTAATTTGGTGTAACGGTAGCATTCCCCCGGAAGGGGCAAGAACGGTTCGACTCCGTATATTAGTGTAACGGCAGCACAGAAATGAGGATCGGTTCGACTCCGAAAATTAAACAATTTATGGCCTTATACGCAAAATGGCAAAGCGGCTTGTTTTAAAAATAAGTGATTTTGTGGGTTCGATTCCCACTGAGGCTACTATCCACCCAATGGCCCCGTGGTGGAACCGGCAGACACGCTGGACTTAAAATCCGGTGCCTTCGGGCGTGAGGGTTCAAATCCCTCCGGGGCCACTTTTTGGAAGCTAGGTCAGATGTTGGTTCGCTGCACCTGTCTTGAAAACAGGACCGGGTAAAACCGGCGAGGGTTCGATTCCCTTGGCTTCCGCTTGCTACAAATGCAAATTAGGAGTACATTGACAAAAGTAAAGTCGTCGGGCAAAACCCGATATATGTGGGTATCGAATCCCACTGTAACCTCTTGGTTAAATTCGTTGTAGCATTTTTTGGAAGATAAGCGAATGGTTAGCGGTCACACTGGAAATGTGATGCCCCGCAAGGGGTTGCGGGTTCGAGTCCCGTGTCTTCCGCTGGGAGAAAATAAATGGTCACTGTAAAAATTGTTGGTCCCGGTTTGGTTGTGAATAAACCGGCTGCGATAATTTACAAAGCATTGACTGAGGCTGGTTACAAAGTTGATCTTGAAGAATTTGCTGGACAACATCAGTATGTTCCAAAAGACGAATGGCCAGAGAAAGAATTAGTTGATACAGAACGCCAAAAGGGTATGGAAGTCAAAGTGGATGTTGATCCACTCCCTTGGGGCGGATAATGGAGAGTAGGCAAATACTGGTTTGTTGCATCTGATTGGAAATCAGACCCGGTTTAAAACCCGGTGAGGGTTCGATTCCCTTGCTCTCCGCTCGCACAGATGAAGGGCGTTCCCCTTAAATGAGAAATTGGCATCGAGGGCCAGTGAGCCGTAAGGCGAAGGGCCGGGGCTATGTGGGTTCGAGTCCCATCGCCTTTCATCTGTGTTTTTATAAGTAGGGAAGCTAATGCACGCCAAAGTTTTTTATACTTTAGGGCAAAGAGATACGATTGCCGGTCTTTTTGCTATGATAAGATCAAAAGGAATAAATTCGACTTTGGCAGAACTTGCGGCTGAATATACTAAAGCATTTGATGAACCAAATCCCCATGTGGAATGGTGGATAAAACAAAATGAAAAGAAAGAAGATGTAGTTGAAAATGGATAGGTTGAGCAATTGGCTGGCTCGCCAGACTGTAAATCTGGTCCCTTCGGGGCATGTGGGTTCGAGTCCCACCCTATCCACTGGTTTTTGGCTGGGTACGCAAACTTCGGCAAAGCGGCCACTTCGAGAGAGTGGTGATTTTGTGGGTTCGACTCCCATCCCAGCTACTATGCATAAGAATTATTACAACCACGATGAATCTGAGAAACATTATCGAAGACATATATCAAACCTTGCGTACCGATATAAATTTAAGGTAATTTACGAAGACGAAAGAATTTTGAAGAAAGAGAATGGCGAAACAACAGTAATTGTGGATATAACAGAAACACCCCGCAATACTTTATGTTGGAAGGCTTGGCTCAAACTTCAAAATGAATACGAAAATGGATTCTGAAAAGATCGTGATTGATACACAAGAAAAACTTTTGGAACACTTTGGGAAACCAGAGAAAGATTTTTTTGGTATATCTGGTCTTTATATGGATTCATTAGAGAATGGACGAAGAATGCAATCGAGGATGGTGGATAACTATTTAAGATTGATATTTAAATTACAAAATGGAAGCTAGGCAGATGTTGGCTTGCTGCACTTGTCTCGAAAACAAGACCGGGTAAAACCGGCGAGGGTTCAATTCCCTTGGCTTCCGCTGGGCACTAAAAGTGTCGTTCAAAAAAGTAAACTATTTCATGTAGAAATAAACTTGCTCCGACACAAAAACAAGAAAGGGCAATTAGAGGGTAGAAATTAAAGTGTAAAAATCCCCAACCCAAAAATAAAAAAATCCATGCTATAATTTGTATTTTTCTCATACACTATTGTAGTATATAATGAAGAAAATGGGGTCGCACGGCGAATTAGTTTGGTAAGGCACAAGTTGCTCCAAGCTATTAGAGGGTTCAACTCCCTCCGACTCCACTTATGGCCTCGTGGTGAAATTGGCATACACGCAAGTCTTAGGAACTTGTGCCGCAAGGCGTGTGGGTTCGAGTCCCACCGAGGCCACTTTAATTTGGAGAATATTTTGAAAGAGCCATCTCAACAGTCTGTTGCCAAAATCGAAAAATATGTTGAGAAGTATTGGGAAAAGTCAGGAACGTCTCCGCATCCTGATAAAGAAGTTACAGAAGCTGTTGTAACTGGATTGGCACATCATTTAGAAGTTCTAGGGCGTCCACTTTGTCCTTGCAACTTTTATCCTGACAAGCAAGCAGAAGTTGAGCGAAGTCGTGAATGGTTTTGTGCCTGCGATGAAATGAAAAAATATAAATATTGCCACTGCTTGCTTTTTGTAACCCCCGAAGGGTTGCCCATCACCGAATACTTGCCAGAAGATCATGAAGGCAAGCAAATTTATGGTGAAGTCAAAGACCCCACTCCAAACAAGGGGCGTGAAGGCAAATAATCGCCTTTACAATCAAATTTTTCTGTGGTAGAATCCGGGCATGAGGTTCGCATTCTTACCTTTAAAACATTTGCAAGAAGTTCTCGCTCTTACGGAAGAGCGACGGAGCAAGATGTTTATACAGGTAATCATGCATCACCACGAACTAATTGGTGTGACGGGGAACTTTGAAGTTATCAAAGTTCCTGTTTCTTTTTTTACACCGTCCGGGGATGGAACAACCCCGGATTTTAACGATGTTCGTATTGATGATTATGGCCATACGGTTTGTTTTGGTATTTATGAGGCCGCTACCGATGCCATAATTGAGTTTTCCCACACTTCCCTTAATGGAGATTGCGACAATGGCAACTAAACTTGCGAAACCTGTTACACGAGTCATTAACGTAAAAGATTTGAACGGCACTGAGGGGGAAATCTCCGTTACAATCAGTGCAAAAGGTGTTCAATTCATTAAGGGACGCCGAAAACTCGATGTGGTTCCTTGGGAAGAAGTTGGTAAATTGACTCATCTTCCTTTGAATGCTCCCGCCCGATTTTCTGGAAACAATTTAGGATGGCTCGTTGAGTTGTCCAAAGATAAAGATGAAGACGGTTCGTCGCCTGTTGTGGCTACATCGCCGGAACCGCCTGTTTTGCCGCCATCCACTGCTCCTGATCCTCTTGAACAAGTGGCTACAAATGAATGAAGTTGCACCCGAAGGTCAAGTGTGGGTTTGTTTAGCCTGCGGGAAAATGTCCAAAGATAAATATGGGGATCAAAAAATAAGTTGGGGCTGGGACGCATCTTGTATGCTTAATTCTGCGTTATTCAAAGAATCTAATTTGGTTATTGACAACAATCAAGTTGTCAAAATATTAGCAGAAGAGAAAGATAATGCTGAACAAGGTGAGAATCGCAGTAGCGATGAATGAATACGGTCAATGGGCCGCTTATGGAGAGTATCAAACACAAGATGCTCAAGCTAAAGAAGAAGCCTTGGGAAATGTCCCACAGGGCGATTGTGCCGTGGGAGTTTATTTTGTAGAAGCTGATATTGTTCCGCCCAAACCACCAACCGTGAAAGGTAATGTAAATGGCGAAGAAGAAGCAGCCAGTTAGTGGCGTGGACCTGACTAATTTGAGCCTTGAACAACTTAAATTGCTTCAAGGCGAAATCTTCCAAAAAACTGAAAAGTTATTGGAAGATCAACATGAGAATTCTTTGGCCGAAGCCAAGCAATCTGGCCGCTTTCAAGAATTGAAAGATCAGGCCAAGGCATTGCGAAAAGAACTTCGTCTTTTGGCAAAGGGTGGGCAATTTGAACTTGTTTTGCCAATTCGTTTTTCTTTTAAAGGCGAAATCAACGATTCCAATCCTTTTGATCCGACGCAATATGATGACGCCTATGGAACATTGGACATTGGAGATTTTGTCAATTTTGAATTTAAGGCCAAACTTGATACTTCAAAATTGAACAAAAGTCAATCTGCTTTACTTAACGATGTTGTGAATGATTATGCACAAGATGCTTGTGAGGATATTTGGCATCTTGTTCCTGAAAACATGCTTGTATTGATGAACGACTGGCAAAAGCGATTTGATACTTTCATCAAGGAATTTAAAGCCGAAGGCTTTAAACCAGAAGATTTTCAATGAGCGAAGAACAACCAGTATTGAATTTCGACAAGCCAGTAATCTATCGGGATTTAATGGAATATTATCCCGATAGTGATGGTCCTCGTGGGCGATACCACGCTTGTGAAGTCTGCGAGAAGGGCATTATTCCGGGCTTTCGCAATACGGAATCCCCGTTTAATGTCTTGCACGATCAAAATTGTATTGGGTGTGGTCAACGCTATCATTTCAAAAATTTGGGTATATTTGAAAGGCCCGGTTGGTAATGATAGAAATCCCTTATGGCGATTGGATTACCGCCATTTTGACCGTGACTTACATTCAATGTTTAGCGATGAAAAAGTGGTGGGGATGGCCTATCGCTTTGGTCGCTCAAACATTTTGGATTTACATTACGTTACAAAAAGAACTATATGGACTCACCATTCTATCCGTTGTTTTAACATTCCAATTTATCTACGGATGGTACAATTCGGGAGCTAAAAATGAGGTTGAGCGGTGAAGAAAAATATTTTGTATGCGGTGTTTTGAAAAATAATGGTTTGCTTACCGGCTATACAAATGCGACTTGTCCTCTACATGCAGTAAGAATGCTTTGTGCCGCAAGAGGAATTACCGTAACTGAACTTGAAAGCTGGTCTTCTCACAATATTCGTATGTTTAACGATGCCAATGTTGAAGTTCCCACTTTTCACATGGTAGAAGCATGACTACTGACGAAGATTATTTGCGAAGAATGGCTGAGCGTGATTTACTCATGATTGAGGAAGGTCACGATATTGAAACGTGTGGTATGTGTTATCATGCTTTTCTGTGGTCCGAAGTCGCCCGTGAAATGGTAGAAAAAGGCGATTTTGAAAATGGCATTTCTCGCTGGTCAGATGAAACCAGACGACGCTGGGAACAAACTAAATTCTTTAAATTATGGCAAGAAGAATCTGCGGCTGGTCGTGACCCACACAAAGCATTCGAGAATAAGGGATGGGAACCATGATGATTCCTCAAATCTATTGTATGATGAATAGTGGCAAGCCTTTGACGGATGAAGTTCGTCAAGTTCTTCTCATTAACGCCTGTGATATGGCCGAAATGGGAAATGAACAACAAAAGGTTAAGGGCCGAAGATACGAAGGTATTATCAAATCTAACTTGGAATCACTGTCTTACGCTGGGCTTAGCATAGTCATGTTTGAGGCCGACGTTATTTGTCCAGATATTGGGCCAACCAAAGTTCGATATGGTGTTCGTACTCAAGACCTAGATGAAGGTTTGCTTGCCCTTGGGAAGTGGGGTTCGCTTGCTGAATATATGGCCGCATGTGGTTATGAATCGCAGCGATTTAATCCTGAGTTGAACTAATGACCAGATTGATGTATATTGAGAATAAAGTAACAGGGGAAGCCCATATTGGGTTTGTTACTTTTTCAAAAACATACAAGACTGTTTATTACAAAGATAAAGAGCTTGCTAGAATTCCTAAAGGTGGAATCACCGGCAATCATTATGATGTAAAAACAGGCGAAGAGTATTGGATTTCTGGCCCCAAAAAACGGGGCGGTGATCGCTCCTACGAGCCAATTAACCTAATCATTGATGAAGATGCACGGGAAGAATATGAGCAACTTAAAAATAAAGCGTAATTGTTTTTGTTGCGAAAAATCTATTGGACATGCTGGCCCTACGGACGGCAAAGATAGTATCAGCAATCCACCAGATGATGCGACTTATTGGCAGACTCTCGGCAATTACGGCAGTACCGTATTTGATGGGGGAGAATTTACGGGCGAGCGTTTAGAAATGTTCGTTTGTGATTCTTGTTTAAAAGAAAAGGCTCATCTTGTTTATCATTATCGAGTTGTGCAACCTGTCGTTGTTGTTGAAGATTTGAAAATATTTGATCCTCATGGGTAGTTGGCTTAGAAGCAGCCATCTTTAATGAGTAACCGCCGTGTGGGAGTCTGCCTGCCTTCGGGCTAGTCCTTTGAGAACCATTAACTCCGTATAGGGCACCATTTAATTTATTTTGGTTGAGTAGTTCACTACGGGATAATTTGGCCACCGAAAGGGATCAATTTATCACTGAAATATTTTAATTGAACCCTGCTCAAAGGAAGATGGGGAGTAACGGCTTAAAAAATCTCCTGTTAATGGCATGTGTAGTTTTTGGCGTAACAGCACGCCCAGAGGTTTAAATATGTTTTTTTGGCCAAAATCAGCAGAACAATATCTAAACCCAATTCTAATTGCGCCAATAGAATGGCTAAGAGATGAATCGTTTGTTGAAACTTTAATTTCAAACTGTGGGATCAATGCGGAGTATCAACTTCTTGAGTCTATTGGTATAAGTGATCGGGCTATGCCACAATATTTTGATGTCGATAAAGGAATGAGATTGTGGCAGTATCCAAAACAGTTTGCAAAATATCTTGTTTGGCTAAGTGATAAAAAGATTGAATCCTATCTTGAAATAGGCACGAGATATGGGGGTACATTTTTGGTAACGGTTGCTTATTTATCTCGTTTCAATCCGATAAAAGCTATAGCAGGAGTTGACCTTCTTGTAAGCGAAGAATTGTCTCTTTTTTCTCAAGAAAATATTGAATTTAGATATTTGGTTACCTCTACAGAAAGTGTAGAGTTTGCAGAATTGATTTATTCTCGGCAATGGGATTTAGTTTTTGTAGATGGCGATCATTCAAATCCAATACTTCAAAATGATTTGGAGCTTGCTAAGAAAAATTCTCGTTTTGTTGCTTTACACGACATCGTGGATATGGGTTGTCCGCATGTAATGGAACTATGGCAATCTTTGAAAAAACAATATCAAAATGTAGAATTTATTGAACAATATACGGAGGTTTTTAACCGAACAGGTAAAAATCATTTAGGAATTGGAATAGTCGATCTAAACAGAGGTTTAAAATGGATGAATCCTGTGGTATAATCGAAGTGTGTGAAGGCTGTAAAAAGCACCCGGTCGAATATGACGCTCCGGGCAATTGGTGTCGTTTCTGTTGGGTTGATTGGTGGCACGAAGACGACGATGCCGAAGGCAAACAAGAAACATTGAAAGAAATTGAGGAAAAATATGGACCCGTTCAAACCTCTTGATCTTCTCAATCAATATCTTGAAGACGATACCATCTTCAATCTTTTGCAAGATCGAAGTAATTGGGACAGCTTGATTGTCAATCGTCGTAAACCCCATACATATCGAGTTTTCACTTATGTTGGGGAAAACAGAATTTGTTTGCATCGGTTTGATGTGTGTGATTTACACGAATCGTTTGACCACCCGCATCCTTGGCCGGGAGCCTTTTTGCTTTTGAAAGGTTCTTACCGAATGAGATTAGGACGATCCCCAGACCGAGAATCACCGCCTGTAGCGGTTGCCGATCTTGTTTTAACTGAGGGGTCCGCTTACGAAATTTCTGATCCTTTGACGTGGCATTCGGTTACGCCGCTAGAAACAACATATACGATTATGTTGAATGGTCCTACATGGGCAAAAGACGTTGCTCACAAAGATGTACGGACTACAAAAGGCAAAGATTTGGACAAAATGCCAGAAGATGAATTACTTGCTCATTTAAAAGTTTTCTCAGACTTGGAAATGGGATTTGGGCGAGACTAAGGAGATTATAGGCATACGAGAGGGGTTTATAGTTACCCGTTGTCGTTCCTGCTTATATGTGTTGGTTCGATTCCAGCCTTGCCCACTGAAAAAGCTATTCACAAAATCGACAAAAGTGCATTGAATATAGGGGTTTTTGTCGATTTTAGCTATTCAAAAAGCTATTCGGAAATCTATTTATCAATCTGTTCTTGATTGACTCAATATATCTTCCTAGAATAAACGAGGTTTATTATTCTAGGAGATTCTAATGCTTAATTACCGAGTTTCTGATTCAGGGTATCCTGTATATCATATTCAAATGAAAGATGCCTCTGTTTGTGAGGCACACATTGTAGCAAACTGTGGTTCTTCTCACGAAGAAGATGATTCTTGGGGTGTTGCCCACTTTTTAGAACATATGTGCTTTCAAGGCACTCCCACAAAAAACAAACATCAAGTGAGTCGAGAGCAGTCTAAAGTTGGCTCGTATAATGCTTATACAAATCAATTTAATACTGTATATCATTTTGATGCATTAAACGAAGATTTTGAACGAGGGTTTTCGCTTTTAAAAGAAGCGGTTTTTGACTCTTGTTATCCAGAAAAAGAATTTGAAAAAGAAAAAAGTGTAATTATCGAAGAATGGCGAATGTACGATAATTACCCAACGGAACATTTTTTTGATTATTTAACAGATAAATGTTACGGGCCAACAGAAGGTCATCCTATTATCGGAACAGAGGATTCAATCAAGGGAATGAATCCTGAAAAATTACATCGTTTCCGAAATAAGTGGTATGGAAAAAACAATGTATTTGTTGTTGTTGTTGGCAATCTTGAATTTGACAAAGTAATGGATGTTGTCAATCGAACATTGCCGCCTGCTCCTGATGTAGAAACCAGTCCGGTTTGTTTGACTAATTACTATGCAGATCAATCCAAGTATGTTTTTGAAACAAGTCGTTTTGAACAAGCTGCTTTTGGATTGGTTGGTAAATGGCCGTCTGCAAAAAATGCCTTCGAGGATTGGGCGGTAGCGAACTTTTTCTCGTCTGCGTTGTCCAAGTATATGTATGAGTACATCCGAGATGATCTTGGACTTTGTTATGGCGTGTGGAGCTATCGTCATCGGCATTTTGACAATGTGAACAACATTGCTTTCATGTTGACCAACAATGGTTACTTGGAAAAGGCCGAAACAGAGTTGCACAATTTGTTTGAGAAGGTAAAATCAGAAGGATTCCCAGACGAACTTTTTGAAATTTCCAAGAAACAACAGACTTACAACCAAGTTAAAGTTTTGGATAATGTGCATGGCGTTGCAAGTTCTATTGTGCATGGCGTTTTGAGTTGCGGCGACAAGAGTTGGTTTTTAAATGAGGGTCACAAGGCTATGGACCCAGCGTGGCTAAAACAAGCTGCCGCCAAATTGACTCAGGATAATCTCAAAGAATTTGCCAACAACTGGCTGAATGATTTTACTAAGTTTGCGATGGTGTCAACCAAGGTGAAGTAATGTGGTGTCAAGAGGAAGATGTTTGTATCGACTGGCTAGGATGGGCTGGTCGAACAAAAACATATCCTAAACGAATGCGATGCGAGAAATGTGGTAAAAGATTTCTCACATTTGTTCGTGAATGCCACGATCCCGGTTGTCTTCATCTTTATTTTCCAAAACATAAAGTGAAGAAGAAAATACCAAAGCAAAAAACTAGACATGAGAAATCAGTACGAGGCCGACCATGTTAAAAATGGGAGGGTTGATTTGCGATGGGTGTCGTGTTATAATCGACGCCAATCAACACATCCAAGTGCGGGGGAAAAGAAGGATGCTTGATTTTTGTGATGTTTGCGCTAAAAAAAGGAATGACCCCCATGCCCGAATATCTAGCAACCGTTTTTATATCGGAAGCCAAAGGCAAAAAGATTGTAAAGATTAACGCTCCGTCTTATTCTGATGCGGAAAAAGAAGCCCTTTCTATGATAACTAAGAAGGGGAAGATTTTGAAACTCGAAAGAATTGGCGACTTCCTCAACACTGTTTCCTCAAGTCGAAAGTAAAAAGGTGATTTATGTGCAATTTTAATTCCTTCCGTAAAAGTATCGAGCTTCGCTGGTACTTTCATTACGGAGGGATTTATGAAGAGATGGCATCAAGAGATGCACATCACGTTGCGTGAGTGGAAAAAACACCGCAAATCGCACGTTGATAGCAACAAGTCTCGCAATAGAGTGGGTGTTTCCGCTTATGTTGTAGACTGTGAGTGTGACGAACAAAAAGGACGCTTTCGCAAGAAAGACGCTTGGGATTGCGGAAATCCTAGATGCTTTGTCTGTCATTCGGATAAGTTTCCAAAACGGGATAAAACCTATCAGGAAATCAAAGCCGAAATGAAGATGAGGGAACAGATTGAGGATTTGGGTTAAGACCAAGCCCCGGAGAAATCCGGGGCTATTTTTTTGGTGGGTCCGCAAATCCCATTCTTTGATTGAATTTTCTTAAATACAAAGGACATTCAATTAAGTTGTGTCGTAGTCTAATGTCCATTACATCTAATACTTCTTTCAATTTGATTTCATCATATTTATCTGGATCAAATATTTTGATTATATTTTCCAAGTGATGTGCTGGTCTGTTCAAGAAATCATAATATTCCAAGAAATAGGCTTGAGGATTGTTGTTATAAATTAACCATTTTTGAATAAATCCATGATAATAATCACGTTTTTCATTGCAAAAACTTTTGAATTCTTCGACTTCTTTTTCAAGAAATTTTTTCAACTCATCTTCTGGAACTCGCTCGTTTCTGCCAAATATTCCTTTCATACGCAAGTTTCTATACATTGCATTTAATGTTGATTGTGCGTCTTTTCTGTATTGAATAATATAAGGCATATCCATATCAGTAGGCAAATATGGCATCACTTCTGTTTCATGAATATTGCCGTGCATAGCAATATCATGATTTTTTTGAAAATCTGCATTCAATGGGCAATTTAGTTCTTTGCAGCAACCATAAAAATTGCAATATTTAAAATCGTCAAAATAACGAGTTAAACAATTAACCAAAAGGTGATGGCCGGTTCTTGGAATTGATACTGATTGAACTTTTTTCATACATTATTTAGCTTCGGCCAAATTAAAAGCCCCGGATTTCTCCGGGGCTTTCTTTATCTCAAAGTGCCTTTGTTTAGATAAGACTCTTTAATTGGTTTATGCATAGGCTTAAATACCTTTTTGTAAACAACAATAAAGTCTTGATCTTTGTCAACGGCTCGTTTGATAATCTCGGTTAAAGCAGACCAACTTTTTTCTGTAAAAATGGTTTGTCCGCTATTCAAGTGAATAATACTGCCGCCTGTAGAACTTGTTTCTACATATTCAATAGCATCAACAGATACCATTACGCCGACTGTTTTTTCAGGAAGATTGAAATCAACAGCTTTTGCTGGCGAGGCCATCATTGCCAACCCTAAAACACAACTTACCAAAATTTCTTTCATTTTGCTTGTCCCTGTTGGGCAGTCCTTATTGACTGCGGAAGTAATAGTAGATGTCCAAATGTCAAGATCAAGTAAAAAGTATCGAAAATCTTAAAATAAAACCTAGAGCTTATCTGAATAGATAAATCCATGAAAGGTTTTAAAGATTGGCTACAGGAAAACATGGGATCAGGCCCATACATTGGTAATTGTCGTCCAACCGACGATTATCAGGTATTTGGTGCCTGTAGCGATCAAAATACGGAAAAAAAGAACTCTTTGATCCGAAAAGGCGAAGAACCGCCTCGTAAAAAGAAGAAAATAAACACTAAATTCAAAGAATTTGTCGAACAAGAGGATCAAGCCTTTCAACAACAGCAACCATCAGCATATCCGTCGCCAGAGTTGCCAACTGCTCAAAAAAAGAAGTGGAAAGCAACAAAAGACCAAATTATATCCTATTGGCATTCTTTGAGAGATGACTCTCCAATAGCGATTAAACCTATTCCTTACGAACATACGGGTTCTACATATGGAGAAGATGGCGTTAGATTAACAGGATCGCCTGAATTTATTGCTTCAATGCTTCCTAGATTGCGAGAATTATTGGCTTACGAAACACCTTCTACCAAATTGGCTTTAGTTTATAGAGAAACTGAATCACCAAGTAAAATTGCTCTAGGAACTAGCAAAACATCTTATGTGTTTTATTTACAAGTAAAAGAAAGGGGTCAAAAAGGTGCAAAATAAAAAAGGCGTAGATACAAATCGACAGAAAGCTATAATAGACATGGCTTCCAGTTTGGCTAGAGTTTTCAGAAAATATTCACGCAGTAATCGTGAAAAGGCGTGGGGAGAACTCATGAAACCAGACGGCCAAAGAGAAATGAAGAAAATCTTACAAGACCCAGATAGGTCTTTAAATGGTTTTCCTAAATTGGCATTTAAGGAATGGTTATGTTTGCAATCGGAATCATCACGGCCCGTCGAGAAAAAAGAATAAACTATCTTCCACACTCCCTTCGTGAATTAAGAAATGGAGGGTTTTCTGAAACAATAAATATTTTTGCAGAACCCTATTCTCCTGTCCAAAACTTTGTAAATTGTAAATTACTCTCTCATCATAAAAAATTAGGCAATGCCAATAATTGGTTATTTGCTCTTAACTTTTTGTTGAAAAATACACAAGATGATTGGATTGTTATTTCAGAAGATGATATTTCTTGTAAATCAAATGCTTATCAAAAAATAAAAGACTTTGCAAGTTCTTTAGATCATCAAATAGGATACATTTCTGGATTTACTTCTGAATACTATTTTCTAAAAGATGTATTTACTGGTAAGAAAAAAGACTGGATTGAATTCAACCCCGGCTTAAATGCATACGGCAATCAATTTTATGTTATGCCAAGAGTCTCTGCTCAATTGCTTTTGGATCAATCAAAAGATTATTTTAATCAATTTGAAGAATACAAAAAAGAAACAAGGGGAGTTGATTTTATAGTTTCTACTTTCTTTGAAAAAAATAAACTACCTTGCTATTATCCTATTCCAAGTCTCTTTGACCATGTTGCTGACGCCGTTTTTCATGGCTACCTTTATTGATTTACAGGTTGACTTTTCTGTGGTACAATCTGCTCATGATGTATTCCATTGATTCCTTCACTGAGGACAAATTCTACCTTTCGACTGGAAAGGGTGAAAATTGGTCTGATTACGACGGGCCGTTTGACAACATTCAAGAAGTGTGTGACCACATGGCAGTTCTATGTGGAGAATACACTACTCCCGAAATGTTGCATTCTGCTGTTGTAACGCATTTCAAGAATAATGTTCTTGACTTGGTGAAAGATGATAATGGCTCGCCGGTCAATGGTAACCAAATTTATTGGAAAAACACCATTTACTATAAAGGCGAAGTTGCTTGGGAGCCTCAACGTGTCGAGCGATCTGGATAAATTTCGAGACAAATATTCTCTTGGAGATAGGGAAATTCTCTTGTTCCCCTATGGATCAAGAGTTTATGGAACATCGTCTGTAAATTCAGATTATGATTACAACTGTGTTGTGCCAGACCGTAAAGGCATTCAAACAGGCGAAGCCTTCCATCACAACAAAACTAACGTCCAAATTTACACTCGCAGTGATTGGCAAGATCAATTAAATCTGCATAAGATTCACTGTCTTGAGGCGTATTATTTAGACGATGGCGTGTGTCGTTCTGAGTTTTCTTTTAAGTTGAATTTACAACAGCTTCGGGCTTCTCTTTCAGAGAAGTCTTCGCATTCTTTTGTAAAGGCAAAGAAAAAGATCGACAAAGAGAAAGATTACTACATTGGATGGAAAAGTCTTTTTCACAGTTTGAGGATTTTGGTTTACGGAATCAGAATTGCCAGTTTGGGCAAGATTGATTACGCCGAAGCGAATCATTACTGGAAAGAAATCATTGAAAATCCCCAATACAATTGGGATTTTTACAAGCAAAAGTATCAACCTGTTTACAACAATCTGGCCACTGTTTTCAAAAAGGCCGCACCAAAATGAATTTTTATAGAGTCAATAATGCCGCCGAAATGTTGTGGCTCGCCAATGAAATGAAAATGGATGCTGTTCTTGAAAAACAAGACCAGCCAACAGAATATAGTAAAACAGAAGCGGAGGCTTTTGAAAGAACAGAGCGAGAATTTCCTGACGGAAATGTTCCTCATTCTGTTGCTATTCTTTACAACGATATTGTTTACTCTGTTGTTTTGACTTGTGAAACTTATGAGGGAGAGATGTGGCATCTTTCTCTTGGCAAAGCAAACACGTTGGGTGGTCCGCCTGAGAGGGTCGATGATGAAACGGCGAAATTTATCCAAGAAGCCTTCTTTGGGAAAACTTCTCAAGAATGTCCACCCGAAGGTGCTTTCCAAAACGTCCGACACTATAGAGCCACAAAAGTTCTCTGATCTGAATATTTGTGGCAAAAGAGTTAAGACGACAACCAATTTTATTTTGAAGTTTGGTATGGCCAAACTCAAAGAATTGGTCACAGAGTTTTCCGCTGAAAATCATGAAGTTTATGATTTTGGGCGAAATGTTTTTGTTACTGACCATTTTGATAAAACGGTCAATGGCGAAAAAATTTACATGATTAACATGCGAAGTCCGCAAGGTGTTAATCATATCATTTGTGACACTTTTGAACATTTGATGGCAGCGGGCGTCATTAAAGAATCTTGCCTGCTAGATGGGCAAAACAAACATGAGCGATGATCGAGTAGTTACTGGTTATATGTGCAAGGTTGATTGGGATCACGAATTGGGTGAAGCCCTCGGTGGAAACACCGTATATCCTTCACAAGCCGATTTGATTTCCAACAAAAAATGTACTGATGAATGCGGGATTGTAGAAGTTGAAATCCGACTTAAACGAGTGATTCAAGAATCGGATTTCAGTATAAAACCAAATAAAACGTATCGAATTAGTTCCCGTGATGAAAATGGCAAAAGGGTTTGTGAAACCGTAACTGGCGCAGAACTCTTGGCCAAAAGAAAGAAAAATGATGTATAATACTCGCATTGCTCCAAGTCCGACTGGCGACATGCATATTGGCACCGCCCGGACTGCTTATTTTAATTGGCTTGCCGCCAGAGCTTCCGGTGGCAAGTTTTATCTTCGTATTGATGACACCGATCAGAAGCGAAATGATCCAGCGTTTGTTAAAGTCATTCTGGAAACAATGGATTGGCTTGGGTTGAATTCTGATGATACTTTCTATCAGAGCAACCGATTTGATCGTTATTCTTCTTTGGCCAAAGAATTCCTTGATAAAGGAATGGCGTCCATTAAAGATGGAGCAACTATTTTGTTGCTTCCTAATGGTAATTTGCCCGATAAATGGACTGATATGGTCAAGGGTGATATTGCCATTACAACAAATGATATTGAGAACACAGATGGAATTGTTCTCATTAAGAGTGATGGTTCGCCTTCTTATAACTGGTCTAGCGTGATTGATGACATTGATTATGACATCAATTTGGTTATTCGTGGAACCGATCACATTACTAACACCAGCCGTCAGGCTTTGCTTTATCATTGTCTTGGGAAAACTCCACCTAAGTATGCTCACGTTAGTTTAATTGGCTATAAAGGAAAGCCAATGAGCAAGCGTGATGGTGCAGCGAGCATGTTGCATTATCGAAATGCTGGATATGATCCTGATGCCATGTTGAATTTTTTAGCTCGGCTTGGTTGGGGTCCGACTGTTGATGATAAATCCACGGTTATGTTGGATAAAACTCGCATGATCGAATTGTTTTTAACAGGCGGCAAAATGAGAAATGCCTTTTCTGGATTCGACTTGTCGAAGTTGGAATCTTTTGATAGAAAGTACAAGGCAAAAAAGGGTATTTGGAGAAACGGCGATAATCTTTTGTAATGAAAGGATAAAATGACTACTGCTCAAGTTGAAGTTTATCGTTTGTGGCCTGATGGTCATTGGGATCGGACTACTGTTGAAGTTTTAGCTGAGCCGTGGTCTATGGAAATTATCGAGTCACGGGCTGCTTCCGCTGCTTGGAAGCAGCTAATTGCGGAAGAGGCGAAGCCTCTTCAAATAGGTTTGTTTATGCATTCAATCAAGGAACCTTTGGTATGAGCGGTGAATATGGGCCTGAATTCGACAAATTTGTTGAGCGTGCCCGCAAAGAATTAGTCCCGAAGATTGAGGGAAGTTCAATATTTGTCTCCATTACTCCTTCAAATCCCGAAAAGGTTGATATTAAGTTTGCCTTGGAATTGGGTTTGGCAATTATGTATGACAAGCCCATTATTGCTTGCATTCAACCGGGCACTAAAATTCCAGAGAAACTTTCACGAGTTGTCGAGAAATTTGTTGAATTGGATTTAAACGACCCAACTCAGCGTGATCGACTGACCGATGCAATCAATGAAATGATGGGGGAACAAAGTGACTTGGATATATCTTGAATTTTGGTGGGCAATACACAATTTAATTGCACATCCATTATCTCAAATTGTGTGGTGGATTAGTTTATTTGGCACAATTAAGCCAATAGCATCTTTTGGAGATTGGATACACGACTGGACAGTGCCAATACATGAAGTGGGAAAAGGTCGAGGATGAATCTGAAATTTGAAACAAATTTTACAGTGATGCCAAAACACTGTAATTATATGTATCCAATGATTTTTGGCGGACATTTCTTTAGTGAAATGGACCTTTGTGCTGCTTGTTGTGTAAATCGTTTACTTCATGATTCAGAGTGTGATTCGGCAGTTACGCATAAGTTTGAAGGTACATTTCACGCCCCGACAGAGAATGGTGATTTAATTTTTCTCGAAGCCGAAGTGGTTGAGTTGAGAACTAAAGCAGTTGTTGTTGTTGTAAAGGCTTTTAGAGAAAAGCGTGCTGTGGCGGGAAGAGACTTTGTTGCAGAGGCTAAGTTTGTTTTTGTAACAAAAAAAGATGGTCTTTATACAAAACATGGTTTGAGCTTATGATTTGTATTTTATTTACTGATGGAGTTTTGAAACTCCGTGAGATTGCCGATGAATGTAAAGCACAAAAGTGGGTTCCCATTTGTGTGTATCGAGAAAAAGGCGTTGATGATGGCGTCCCCACTGTCATTGGCTTCAACGATCAAGAAACAGCCAAGAAATTCGCTAAAAGAAATTTGCCAAAAGAATGGCTTCGGGGTGGCGTAGAACTTACCGAAGAAGACATAACATGGATTAAAAATAAAGGTTGGAAGATTGAAATTTTTAGTTTTCCCCGACTTATGAATAGTCACCCACTATATGAGATTTCTTTTGAAGTCCTAGAACTTAGCGATCAACCCGAATTGCGTTATCAAAGAGGCTAAAACACATCCTTTTGGAGTCATAACATGGGCTGGTGGAGAAGCGAAAACGGGTCGATTGGTGATTGGCCCGCTGACATTATGGATAAAGCCCTCAAAGATATTGAGGATGTTTATCTTCATCAATGCGGTCGATTGCCCACACAGGGCGAAATTGCTAACCTGATTGAGTTCTGTTCCTGCGGAACACTCAAGCCCGCTTGTGGCGATTCAAAATATCCCTTTACGAAGGCTTCTCTGGCTGATGAAGAAACGCCACGAGCATCACCGAGAGGCAATCAAGGGATCAGCGGCCCCGCTTCAACTAATGCTGTTAAAACGGGTCAAATGGTTAATGTTGATCCAGCCACCGGGGAATGTTTCTCTACAAAGGATGCTGAGAAAGTGCTTGAGCAGCAATTCAAAGAAATGAAAGACCGGGGCATGGAAGAAGGCGGGCCATATACGGCAGGTCAGTAATGCAAACTTTTTTGCCTTATCCTTCTTTTGAAAAGACCGTTGCTTGTTTGGATTGGCGACGACTTGGAAAACAACGAGTCGAAGCCTATCAAATATTAAATGTTTTGCGTGGACAATCAACGGGTTGGGCCAATCATCCGGCCATTAAAATGTGGAGGGGTTACGAAGACGCTTTGGCCGTCTATATGAATTGTTGTATTTCCGAATGGATCAGAAGGGGCTACAACAATAACATGAAACTAGAATTGGTTGAAAATTATGATCTTCCCGAATGGGTTGGCTGGGAAGATTTCCATTCTAGTCACCGATCAAATTTACTTAGGAAAGACTTTATCTATTATTCCCAATTTGGTTGGGATGAACCAAATGATTTGCCTTATGTATGGCCAAAAAACAACCCGCAGAAAAATCTGCGGGTTGCAACTTAACCATTGGCCACAATGTCACCATGAACATTAGCATCCTTGCGACAGTAATGGTGGCCATGATTTTTTGCCCATTCATCGAATGGACAAGAATCATTCTCGGTCTTGCGATCTGGATTGTGGCAATCCTCGTTGTCTCGATATGGACAGGGCGGTTCTTCAACCAAAATCTGCCAGTCTGCGACAAGGGGAATGACGTGTTTGCATTTGTTGTTGCTCATAAATCACCCCTTTCATGGGTTTGCTCATCCATATTATTATAGTATCTTGAGAGTTAAAAATGCAATCTGAGGCCGCTCTTAAATTGTTTTCTAAATTAAAACGTAAGGAAAGAAGAATTCATCTTTCCCCACAGGATAATATTGTTTTTTTTGCTCAAGAGCAACCAATCAATGATGAAATGCGTTTGTTTCGTAAACCCAAAGGACTTTGGTATGGAATAAATGATTCTTGGATTGATTGGTGCCATTCTGAATCAATGGGATGGGTTCACAATTATATTCATGAAGTGATTTTAGATACTTCAAAAATTCTTAGGATTTCAAATATTAAAGAATTTGAAGCCTTTGAGGATGAATATAGCGATATTGATCCTATACTTGCCGAACTTTCAAAGACTTATCCCAACTTTAACGCCACATTTGATGGTTGGCAAGACAGAAATCATCGTCGTCGTGGCATGAATTGCATTCGCTTTGATAAGGTAGCTGAAAAATATTCAGGCATTGAAATTACTCCGTATCTTTGGGAAAAAAGATTAGAGTCAATGTGGTATTACGGGTGGGATTGTGCCTCTGGTTGTGTTTGGAATCCTGATGCCGTATTGGATGTAAATCTTTTTGCTTCATTTGATGAAGTAAAGCAGACTTTCATTCGTTCTGCTTTACAACGAAAAAGACCTGTGGTAGAATAGGGTTGTTGCTGACTCACCCCCTTAGTTGTTTAATTGAAACCCGGAGAAAAAACATGCACTCAATGACTCTGTTCGCCTTTGCTTTGCCGGAAAACTTTTGGATCGGGGCCGTTGGTTCTTTGATCTTTGGAGTAATCGGCATCGTTCTTCTGTTGCTGGGCTACTTCGCCTTCGACATTGTGACGCCCAAGCTGGACGTTCCTGCTGAACTCACCAAGGGCAATATTTCTGTGGGTATTGTGGTTGCCGCCCTTCTTCTGGCAATTGCTTATATTGCTGCAAACGTCGTTCAATAAATATTAAACCCAGCTAGTTCCTAAAAAATACTATTTCGCTTCGTCGTTACATATCAAATATAAATATTTGATAATGGATTTTGGCCACCGACTTCCACAATGGCCACCGGCCCCCGCCGAGTTCAAGTGGTTGTCGAGTTCAACTTTCATGACGACGACATAATTCTTATAAAATTATGTCAGAAATAGTATTTGGTCTAGCTGGGTTTATTTTTTTCATGAGGCCACCCATGTCCCAATCTAAGCCAGAAGAGCTATTGCAAAAAAGCGACAATATTCATACATTGTTAGCTCACATAGAGAACACTCAGAAGCAGCGTCGGTTCAAGATGTGGCTAAAAAAACTCTGGGCAAAGCTATGCTTTTGGCGGAAATAATATGCTATTAACACAAGAACAAAAACACGCCATTTTATCTTTGGTAAAAGGCGTAAAACAAGACGTTCAAGTTCAAACTTTGGGCGGCTATGCGGGAACGGGCAAGACAACAACAATCAAGAATGTCAGAGAATCTTTAAAATCCAAAAAAATGAATTTTGCAGTTGCGGCCTACACAGGCAAAGCCGCAAATGTTTTGAGAGGCAAAGGAATAGATGCCTCCACAATTCATAGACTCATTTATGCGCCATTCAAAAACGAAAACGAAGAAACTATCTGGTATGTAAAAGATAAGTTTCATCCTGATATTATTGACATTCAAGGTTTTATCATTGATGAAGCCTCAATGGTCAATAAGGAAATTTATCATGATCTAGTTTCATTTCAAAAACCCATTATCTTTGTAGGCGATCACGGCCAACTAGAGCCGATTGGTGGACATAAATTTAATCTTATGTCCGAACCGATGTACAGATTAGAAGAAGTGCATCGAAATGCTGGTGAAATTGCTATCTTTGCCGAACATCTTCGCAAAGGCAACACAGCATCGAGTTTTACTGCCGCTGAAAAAGTACAGCTTGTTAAAGCTACTGCCATTCACAACGATCACCTTGCTGGGGTCGATCAGGTCATTGTTGCGTTTAATGGACAAAGAGTTGAAATCAACAACCGGGTCAGGTCATATAATCGCCTTGATTATGTTTACTTGTCTGTTGGCGAAAAAGTAATTTGCTTACGCAACAACCACAAAGAAGGATTGTTCAACGGTCAACAAGGAACTGTGACCGCTATTTCTGATGATGGGGATCACTTTGATTTCCGCACAGAAGATAATTATTTCTTTTACAATATTCTTTTCGATCCAGAAATTTTTGGTCAAGAAAAACCAGAACTTGATTTCAGAAAGAAAGAGAATCCTTTTGATTATGCTTATGCAATTACTTGTCATAAAGCACAAGGGGATGAATTTGGTTCTGTAATTGTTTATGAAAAAGAATGTGATCTTTGGGAACATAAAAGGTGGGCTTATACTGCGGCAAGTCGAGCTTCCAAATCTTTGATTTGGGTTCTTGAAAATGCACCCGCCCGATTCATCCCTAAGTATTTGTAAACAACCTGCTTTACAAAAATAAATACTCGTGGTATAATCCTCCATGATTGGCGTGTTCCGAGTCTGCGCTGGCGGCGTAAGTCGTTAGAGGAAAGTCGGGCCACATCTGCTCCTTGTGGGAGAGTTCGCTCGTTAGCACCACAATGCGTGCAAGCCGTACAGACCTAGCCGGTGAGCAGGGCTATGATGGTCGGGTAGGTGCAGTTATCCATAACCGGGTAGCATGGTGAGAACCATAGAAAAATGCAGACATAGAACAGAAGTCCGCTTACGGGAACCGCCAGTCTCTTTTTGTTCAAAAGGAGACTATTCATGTGAGGGCGTCCATGATCCATGTCACCGATCACGCAAGAGAAAGGTGGCACAAAAGAGCATCCATTGGAGGAAATGAGAATGTACATGATATTATCGACGCAGTTAAGAAATCGAAATTCATCAAGAAAAATCAACCATTACCTTTTGGATTACCCCGTTTACCGGGCACAGTGTATTCCTTAAACAATGGTGTTGTGTTCGTCATGGAAGCCATGACGATTGATGAGTTTAGATTGGTCACAGTGATTACCGAAGACGAAAAGGCTGTCATAAAGAAAGCCACAGGACCACCAAAGAGAAGACTAGCTTTACGACAGAAGCGACTGATTCGTAAATCACTAGATAAGAAAAGAGAGATATTCAAAGATGAGTCAGGTACTAATCACAAAAACCGCACTTCTCGTAAAGAAAGACGGAAAAAAGCCCCGTCGTGCGAAGAAATTGACGGTTTTGACTCATCTCCGTGATGCTGTTGAAATTGCGGAAGGGGTCACTTTGCGTGACCTCTTCCGTATTGTTTCTAAATACAAATTGCTCAAGTTGTTTGTCTCTCAATATTCATGGTGTCGGCAACTTGAAGAATTTCATGCACAAGCCGAAGAGCCTATGCGTGAAGAGGAAACAGACAAACTCGAACATCTTGAAATTTATTGGCACGCATCTACACACAAATACAAAGGTGAATCTTCCATTGATATGGAAGCGGGATTCCACGGAATTGGAGTTTCTAAAGAAATAGAAAACAATGGGCCTGATGGAAAATGTCATTTTTCCGTTTCGTACAGTCCTATGTATGAATTGGCCGACCTTCCACTCAAACTGAACACAAACATTAAGATTTGGGGTCCGTGGGAAGGGAAACCCCCTCAAAAAGTTCTCTTTGAAGGCAAAAAATACTTTTCTTTATTGGAAGTATTGGATGCTATTTATTGGGACATTAGCTTTATGGGTGGTCCCGCTGAAAATAAAGAATTCATTGAAGATATGAATTCTCGTGTGGACGATATTAAATCGGGAATTACTAAGGGCATTCCTGCCGAAGAAGTTTTCAAAGAATTGGGGATGGAAATGCCAGAAGCCAATGAAGGTGGCTTTAAGATGATTCTTTCTCCCGATGTTGTTGCTCAATTCGGCCTCAATCCCGATGATTTTGAAGGGATTGATATGAACGAGGATGATGATGAATCCGCCGTGGGACACACTTAAAGTATTTTTTTCACAAATTTTTTCTAGGAGAAAAACCGTGGGTGGCATCAACGAATCTGTTCTTGAAGCTGACGAGAAAAAGAAAAAGAAAAAAGATGGTGCGGTGCTTGCCCCCGATCCACCTGTGAGCGGAGTGGTGCTTGCTCCCGATCTTCCCCCTGCGTCCGCTGCTCCGATTGTCAAATCGGAAAAGCCAGTTGAACCGCCAAAGCCGGTTGCCACGCCTACGCCCCTTCCAGAGTCGCCAGAAGGCATTCCTCGGCAATATCAATCAATTCGTCAGCACATTTCTGCTGGCCAAGTTCATCTGCACGATGATGACAACAAATTGAAGGTTTCCATTCCTGTTGCGGAATGGTATGTTATCGTGAGACAGATGAAAACTCTCAAGCCATACAGCTATGTCGATACCGACTTCAATTGCTTGGCTAATTTTCATCCTTATGCCAAAGATGGCTATTTTGAAGTAGCCATTGAAATGGTTCCGATTACCGTGGGTGACCGATTCAAACAATTGGCCGATCTGATTAAGAGATAATTATGGACGAAAAAATCTGGCAGGAGTTTTACTGTGGGGAATGTCAAGGATATTTCCGAGTAAAACTCAATATCGCCCTCAATCATGAAGTTGAAATGGTTTGCCCAAAATGCAAACATAAACACCGTCGATGCATTAAAGACGGTGTGATTTATGAAGGCGGACGTTATGCAACTTCCTGTAAAGAGGAAATTTGTCCGCCACTTTCTGCGTATAGCAAGGAACCGCTTACAAGGAAAATGGAAAAAACAAAATACGCCAGAGACGGCGTAGTAATTGATAAGGAAGATGACCTTTCTAAAAGGCATCCGTCAACTGACAGTATGCTTCGTGAACGCTGGTTTGAACTCTATGGAGGTAAATAATGACTGCCGTAGCTACAGAACGAGAAATCGACGTAGCTTTGCTGCGATCAGGCAACAAGCCGAGTAACTTGTCGGCTAAGATTAAAATTCCTGACGGCTTGCAAATTCTGGACGATCCAGATGCACGACCACCTTTAGGGTTCGGTGCTTTCCGCATCATGACTCCAAAGGATGGTGATAAGCGAGTTGTCTGGGATAAAAGAGATTTTGCCCAGATCGTAGAAGCTAAATCTATGTTCGATGAATGCGTTGCTCAAGGGTTAGTTCCCTATCGAGTGGGCGTAAACGGACAAGCCAGTGCCGAAGTTATGGCCGAATTCGATCCTCATGCGGAGGAAATTATTTTCCTTCCAATCGCTATGGTAGCGGGAGGCTAATATGGTCATTTATGATGCTGGCACCAGTGCTATTTCTTATGGCACAACCGCTTCTTCCTGTGCAACCGATACATGGGTTGATTATGGTTATGAAGATTGCACTACCACTGGAAGTATGGGTCGCATTTGGTGCCCAACTCCTGCGACTGTAAAAATTCGTCAAAAGTGGAAGTGTTCAAATACTTCTGCTACAACTGGTTGGATTAAATATTCAGACAATTCTATAACTGGTTGTGAGTGGGAAGTTGTTGAAGATGATTATGGCGTATGTTGGGAAGGCACAGGTGCCTCTAATTACGTCTTGAATGCTGTAAGATGGCATTCCAAGCCACTCTCACCAGAAGAATTGGCTGCTCAAAAAGAGCGACAGTTTAAGTCTAATTTCAAAAAGATTATCGACAGTCGTTGTGCCCCAAATATCATCATCAAACAAAATGATCGACGCAAGGCGTTACCTATGCCTGCTGATGTTAGGGAACAACGAGCCAGAGAAACCTTGAAGCGTGTTGTGGGTGAAAGAAAGTTCCAGAACTTCTTGAAAGCTGGTTTTCTTTCGGTGAAGGCAAAATCGGGATTGGTTTACCAAATCTTCCCCGGACATGGTATAACATGCGTATTCAATCAAGGGCAATTGGTTGATAGATTGTGTGTTGTTTTGCAGGGCGGCTTCCCACCAACTGATTCGCTCATTATGCGGTATCTCATGATACTAAATAACGAAAATCAGTTCCGCAGCTACGCCATTAAGCACACCCCGACCGTTCAGGTCTATCAAGAGGGCGCAGTCGATACGAGGTCGCTGGCGGAAATTTTCAAGGAATTGAAATCCAAGGTCGCCTAAGAGACAACCACACTAGAGAACAGCTAGGAGAAATCTTAGCTGTTCTTTTTTTCTTTAAGCCATTCTTCAAAGGCTTTGTCTGTGTGTTTTGTTAGATATGCGTCTATTGCCCCGGCATTGAATACCTTGACTCGCTCAATTAAGTCCTGTACTTCTTCTACAGTAAACTTTATTTCTTTCTTCCAAAACCAATCAAATAGTTTTTTGTTCATTGTTCCCCTCTATGATATTTATGTGGAGTATTTCTTTCTTCGCCTGACATAACATTGCCAATCATATTAGCAGCATCATCTAACAACTTTGTTGCTTGCAATATTTGTGTATGATGTTCTTTCCATCGTTCATCTAAATTGAATGTAGTTCTTATATTAGATGCCAACTGTCGGATTTGCACTTCGGCACCACTAATTGTGTGTGGCTGTAAGGCTGGGCCATCTATCGAAGGAGTGTAACTATACCCTTCTTCAATTCGCCACTGTTTGAATTTTTTCATAAGGATACTCCGTATAGCCAGAGTTCTCGCAACTCTTCTAGGTTATTTATGTAACTTCTAAATGATTCGCCCAAAGCCCCGCCCGCACCGGGTAATTCGTCATTTACAATATCAACCATTTCATGGTCAATTTGTTTCATCTGTCTTTGAGCCATCACCAACTTCTCCAACGCATCGGCGTTGTGTTCCGAATCATGATATTCTTTTCTGTATTCTTGAATAATCGCCGCTAGTTTTCTCTTTTTCTGAACTAGCATAAATAGCTTTTTATCAATACCTTCACCGACCATATATTCAATATTTACTGGATGGTTTGTGTTAATTCTGTAAATACGACCTTCACTTTGCTCAGCCGCTTCTGGTGTCCAATCAAAATCGTTGATGACCATGTTCTGAGCGGCATTGGGGAAGTCAATGCCCGTGCCACCCATACGCATCGACATAACTAAAACTTTTGCGTTCGGATCAGTAGTGAACCTAGATTTTACGGCTGCTCGATCTGACTTCTTTGTTTCGGCAAGATATGTCAACGTATAAAAGCTGGGGTTTATTTGCTTTAAGCCTTGGTTGATTTTTTCAACCAATTGCTTTCCAGCTTCTACAAAGTTTGTGAAAACTACAACTTTACTTGCCGCAGGGTCTTTGTCTAAATTATTTGATACAATTCCCAATACTTTGGCTGTTGTTTGACCCGTCTTTAAATGAGCAACTGTCTCTCTCGCAGCAATTAACTTAGAGATAGGAAGGCTAGGGTCTTTATATTGATTTACCTTAGCAGTATAATGTTGTTGAAAACTTGATTGATCTATAGGAGTAGTCTTATCTCCTACTGTGATGTTTGGCATTTCTCGAACATCTTTTTTCGCCCTACGAACATAAACACCCGAAAGATTAAGCCATCTGTTTAATCTTTCAGCCGATTTAATTTGCTCATCGTCATTGTCGTCTTGTTCGTAAGCTCCCTTATATCCAGTAGCTTTATAACCAGCGAAATCCTTTTTAAATTTACCTTCACTTACTTTGCCTAAATGATGGCCTGTCATTACAAGTTGATTTCTAACGTCCATTGGCTTGTTTGCAGAAACTGTAGCTGACGCTCCCCAGCGAGTTGGAATATTTTCAACAACTTTTGCTAGATTTTGAGATCGTTTTGATTTGCTGTGTTTTACTTTATGTAATTCGTCAAGTATTACGACTCCAAAATTTGCTCCCGCAAGAGCGGCTACATATTCATCAACTTTTTTGCCGCTTGAAAAATTATCGTAATAAACAACTGTCCATTTTTTAGGTGTTAATGGATTTGTCGTGATATTGTCTTTCTCGGCATCGCCCATTACATTGATGATTTCATTAACCCATTGATTTTGAGTTGCCTTTAAAGTAACAATCAATGTTGGCTGTGGTTTACTCTGCATTCTTAAAGCCGCTGCACTAATTAACTGCACGGTTTTGCCAAGACCAGTCTCATCACCCAAAATGGCGTGGTCACGTCCATAAAGAAAAGCTACACCCTTCTTTTGTTCGTCATATAAATCAAATTTGCTCTCTGGTAGTTTCTCTTCGATCTTGTCTAAAAACTCTCGGTTGTCGTCATGCTGACCTTCCCAATCTGTTTTTTCAAGTCTTCCGCTGTCTACTTTGGCTTTTACAATAGCTCGCAAGCCATCTACGTTGTATCCAAACTTTTTGAGTAATCGACCAAATGTAATATATTGTTTGTAATTTCCGCCAACTGAATAAGCATATTCGTCGCCTATCCATCTATATTCTGGAAAGGTGTATTGAATGCTTTCTTTAAGAAATTCCTTCTTTCCAGCATCTAAGGCACGATAATTTACTTTGACCTTCATTTTTTCTGCTGGCTGATCTTCAAAACTTACTAAATCAGAATTGTTTGTTTGTTGTTGGGGTTGTTGCGGTTCTGCCGGGCCATCACCAAAGTGTTTTTTAGAAAACTCATCAAGTGGTGCAGTGTCTATTCCTGATTTGGCTATTTCGTCTTTGACATTATCGAACATGCTTCGATCTGCAATGTTAATCAAAAACCTAGATGGGGCAGAAGCGTAAGCAATGCCTCTAGGAGATAACCCGGCTCGTTTAAGAGCGTCAAATGTAGCCCTGCTGCGATCAAATGGAACAGCAAAACGAATGGCGAGCTTTTTGCCATAAGATGTGTTTTCAATTCCAATGATCTCAATTTCTTCGTTTTTCTGTTCTGGTTGTGGCTGTGGTTGTTGACCGGCTGCTGTAGGAGCATTCCCTGTAGGAGCGGCCTGATCGGGTGCCTGACCACCAGATTCATAAGTGATTTCAAATCCTTTAGATTTTAAGAATTCAATTATTTGAGGAAGAATTCCTCGATGTACTCGGTATGAATGCAAACTGCTTTTATCGGCTGAAAACTTTTTAAATCTAGGAAAACCTAATTTGTTATAGTTGTCATATTCTTTTTCAGCACCTTCTGCTTCAAATGTGGCATCAATGATTCTGTTAATCATGATTGTCATTGAACGATCTAAACCATGAGGAATATAAACCTTGGTTTTTCCATATTCAGGAGGCGTCCTGTCGAAAATAACAACTTTGTCTTGGTCGTGACTTGCTTTTGCTATCTTTGAAAAATCTTGTCTTACAAGTTGGCTAATTTGTTCGTAATTGTTTATTTGAGTATTTTTATAATGAGACAAAATTCTCAACATACTCATGGCAACTTGAGCGGGCACAGATTCCCCACTGAGATGTCCTGATGCGGACATTCTTTGATAGGCTTCCCAATCTTGCTTGTTAAAACCGTAATCGTTATATTCTCTGGGTGCGCCTCTTGAAGCCATATCCTGAAAAGCTCTCTGAAGTGCCTGAATACCCGGTCCAGATACTTCAGCTTCTGTAGCTTCCCATAGGTTTATTAGCTTCCATGTTTGAAAATCTATCATTTTGACCTTTTTGCCCTTGATATTAACTGCCTAATGTTTTTGATATTTTCTTTTTTGATTAAATCCCCATTATTTAGCCATTCAACCGAATATCCGTTATCAGGTAGTTTTTTTGCCCAAATGATTACTTGTTGGTTGTATCTCTCTCCCAATTTAATCATGTCTAATTTCGATATATTAGGTATTAAGAAAGACTTCTCTTTTCTATCTTCAAATTGCCCAATAAAAGGCCACGGGTCATAATTTTGCGACCTTAAATCTCCGAAAAGTTTGTTGCTTCGCTCTTCGTTTGTTTCATCTTCTTTACATGAATCAATTTGGGTGTGGGCCGTAATAATTCCCACTGACTCCCCCTCAAAGCGGAAAACTTTATTTTCGATCAACCAATTCAGAAAACTTTCCATGCTTTATTTAGGCTGGACAGGCTGAAAGAATTTGTTACTATTAAGGCATGAGCGACATTTTAATGGGTTACAAAGGTACTTCTTACATGGACACAGGGTATTTCTTCGCACCCTATGTGCCGTTGACGCAAACACCAGTAGTCCTTGACCCTAGCGTATTTCAAAATAAAAAAGGCATTCTGACCCGATATGGAAAGAAATTGCTCTCGCAAGGAAAGCAACATTATGGGACAATGAGTGTTGGCCACGATGACTCTGGTTGGGGCATCAAGAAGAAAAAGAAAGTTCAATGGAACAACATTGATGAGCCAATGCAATCTACACGCAATTCGGGAATTGAAGAAATCAAAATCCAATGGAACGACATTGATGAGCAATCTACACGCAATTCGGGAATTGATGAAATCTCTGACGAATCCGTGTAATGAAATTGTGATCGACTATGGCAATGTTAATATATGCCAATTGGGAGATTTGAAATTTCGTGTTGACAATTGGCGTAAAAAGTATAAAAAGAAAAAGGTTTGGCGTTCTATTGAAGAAGAATGGCACCCTACTGCCGAAGTGGTGGAATAGGCAGACACAACGGACTTAAAATCCGTTGCTCCGTAAGGGGCGTGCGGGTTCAAGTCCCGCCTTCGGCACTATCCAGAGAGTAATATGAGACAACCAACTAGAATGGAATGGGCTTCTCCGCTGCTTCATGCAGCGATGAATCTACACCTATCAGAAGATAAAGAAGATAAGGAAGATAGTGAGTTTTGGTCTAAAGAAGGCTTGCTCACCGAAGATCAAATAGATGAATTATGGGAAAATGGAAATGCCACATATTGGAAATGGATAGATTCTGAAGCTCCACAAATTTGTAGAGATTTTTATGCTCAGGTGGGAAGTTTACATGACGCAATTTATGATGTTCTCGTAAAAGGCGAAACATCTTTTGAAGTTACTTTACAAGTTAAAAAAGAAGACCACTCTACATTTGAAATAAATTTCAATTGTGATAAATTGTGGAGTGGACAAACAGCCCCTGATTTTTTCTGTTCGGATGGTCATATTCTGCTATATGATGAATTTCATATAACAGAAAACAAATTGTCTTACCACTTTACTAGCAATAATGGTAAAGAATGGGCTTTTTACGGTGTTCAAAACATGAAATGGAGTCAAAAATGAGTAGCGAAAGAATTACAAAAGAAGTTCGAGTCAATCGAGATGATGACCCCGGCATCGTAGCCGAGAAATTTGCAGAAATCCTTAATGAATTTGGCATTCAATGTGTGAATACCAACCCAGATTCTGAGGATACTTGCGTCTATAAAATTGAAGTAGACGTGGAGGTTATGGAATTCGATCCTGATGAACATCATCACCATGAGGGTTGCACTCACGAACACCATGAGGGTTGCACTCATGGAGAGAGTGGCGGCGGCTCATAACGATATGAAAAACACCGAAGTCCCAGCCAAAGGCATCCGAGGATTTTTCCTTTATTCTCCTGTCACGAAAGAACATTTTTTTCGTGTATATGATTTGCTCGATAAAAGCAAGTTCACGGACTTTAAGGTGACTGCTGAAGAGATTGAAGTCGAACTAATAAGCGACTTCAATTCTTTTTATATTGATCCTGAAAATCCCGAAAAGAATAAGTTGGATTTTTCCAGTAGAGTGCTTGGCAAATAAGGTAATACAATGATTTACGTCTCGATTGACATTGAAACTACTGGCCTCAATTCACAAATCCATGATATTGTTGAATTTGGAGCCGTAATTGACAATTTGGCTGATCCTCAACCAATTGATAAATTGCCTACTTTCCATGCTTTCTTTAAGAAAGACAACTATTTTGGCAATGCTTATTGTATGAGTTTGCATAAGCGAGTTTGGGATGCCATTCTTGCTAAAGAAGGAAATATCATTGAAATTGAAGACCTGATGTATGGGTTTTCTAATTTCTTGTCTAAAAATGGTGTTCCTTATAACGAAGAAAAGCAAAGATATGATGTCAATGTGGCCGGAAAGAACTTTGCTGCTTTTGACTGGCAATTTCTAAAAGCCAAAATACCAGCCGAAAAATGGGGCGAAGTTTATTTTCGTCATCGGTGCATTGATCCGGCTATTTTGTATTTTGATCCAAAAGTCGATACAGCACTTCCGGGTCAAGAACTTTGTCTGGAACGGGCCGGAATGAAGGAAGAAGTAACTCATGACGCTGTAGGGGATGCCTTACAAGTCGTCAAATTGATTAGAAAACACTTTCAAAAATAACAACATCACCCTCTAAATAACATATCAGTTTATTTAGAGGGTGATTTTATGGCCGGATTTAGCGATTATGTCGAAGGACAACTAATAACTCATATTTTCAGAACAGGGTCTTTTACCAAGCCAACCACTTTGGCAATTGCTTTGGTAACTAGCGCTGCGACTGATAGTGACGATGGTTCAACTATTTCTGAAGTAGCTAATTCAAATAATTACGCACGTCAAACTTTAAATCCATTAGATGCCAATTGGTCTGCACCCTCAGTTGGTGATGGCAATACTCACAATCTTAGTGCCATTACTTTTCCCCAAGCCAGCGGCAGTTGGGGAACTATTGTTGGAGTAGTTATTTTAGATAATGCCACATATGGTGCGGGCAACATTTTGTTTCATGGCACTTTAACCGACAATAAAACCATTAACAATGGCGATACATTTACATTTGCTATATCTGATTTAAATATTGTTCTTGCTTAAAGTTGATGTAATGTTGTGAAGTTCCCATTCTCCATGTCTAAGCTCAAAAGAAAGCATTAACATTGGGATATTTGTTGGTGAATTATACACCAATACCAGATACTCATCATATCTTTTAATTTCGGCTACCATGCCGAGATGAGAATTCCATTTCTCAATAAGTTTTTCCATAGTTTAATCTACGATACTATCCTTGATGAATCGCACACCAACGTCTAACCCAGCCGTGGTTATTGTGCCTGTTGTATCGAATGGTATATATCCTTTAAGTCTCACTCTTACCAAAACTGCTTCGGGTGCTGTATAAGCATAAGAAGTAGTGAAGATGCCAGAAGCATTGGTTGTTCCATCAATAATGTAAACTGCCCCCGGATCAGTTTGAATTCTTACTCTCGCTCCTTGAACCGCATTACCAGATTCGTTCTTGACTGTAACTGTTAGAGTTACGGAGTTCACAACAGTAGTGCTAGAGCCTGAGCCATTTCTAATTGTTGGAGTATCACCACCATTTACCACGTTGATCGTTACTGCTCCACCACTGTTGTTATAAACAGCGGCATCCATAGAACTGATATAATGTGTTTCTGTGCCAGTTGCCGTTAAATTTATACGGCTTGTATCTGAGTTGGCATTGGCAACGCTAGTATAGAATGCCAATAAGTTTGCCGACACAGCACGAACATAATATGTCGTGGAATCTGTGAGGCCCATATTGACGCTACCGCCCTGTTTGTTGTAGCGAATGGCATTGCCAGTTGTATAACCATGAGCGGTTTTGGTAACTGTTTCTGCTGAACCATCTACATCAGTGGTTGTATTAAATCCAAATACTGTTGGTCCATATCCGCTAAATTTCAAAGCATCAAAAGTAATAGACCCTGTATTGCCTATCTTTATTCCGTGACCTTTGATGTCGTTGGTAGTTGATGCCGCACAAGTAAAAGAACACCTTTTAAGGTCGGTGTTAGCTCCCCATAAAATGGCGGCTTCTGAACCATCTGATGCTCCCACGAAACCGCTAAAAATGCAATTACGAACGACAATTCTACCGGGGTTCATTTGACCACAGCCGGAAACAGTGTTTCCACCAAATTCATGATTTGGTCCATTTGTAGCATCCGAAGAAAAAGTTAAAGCTCCCCGAAAATTGGTTATTGTAGAGCCATAAATTAAAACAAATTGGAGCGCAGAGTTTGAAGCCGTAAAGGGAGCAGATGTATCCGCAGGAGCGGATACTGTAACTCCCGCAACTCCACTCATTGTATCTCCGGTTCCTGTTTTTGTGCCCCATCGAAAAGTAGTTGAACCAGTGGCGTTTCCTTGGATTGTTATGCTATATCTTCCACCACGAATACTACGATCTTCAAAAATCAAAGCTGAGTTATTTTCTACAAAATAAGATGCTGTTGTGCCAGTTGAACCAAAAACAAGTGGTCCTTGGCAACCATAAACACCAGCAACTAATCTTCTGAAAATTCCATAACCCTTCAAATTGGTTGTTGTTCTATCGTCAGCAGCAATGTCATCCCAAGTTCCGGGGACACCAGATGTACCTGCGGTAAGTTGCAAACCTCCTGTGCCATATCGAATGGCATCCACGAAACAGTTGGCAACACCACCCTTAGACTTGGCAAGAGTTTTGAATCCAACGCCAATTTGCGTAATAGCAGCAAGATTTAAACTTCCCGCCGATCCAGCATAAGCCGTTAAAGATGCTGGCAAGTTAGCTGTATCTACAAGGAGGCTTTGCCATGTTACAGGACCGTCAGGATGTCTAAATGTTGCTCTATCAGAACCGGCCAGATGATAACCAATGCGATTCGTACCATCTCCCAAAATGAGAGTTACACCACCGTTAGTCAGTGTGTCCATCTGACCGAAGGGAGCGGCCCATGCATAAACTAAATTGTTTTGTAGATTGGTTGATCCAACTGTATAATACAATTGGGCTGTGGCGGTAGAAACTACTATACCCAAACAACCCGTTGCTTCTACTGGATCGGGGTCCGAAGTAAAAACGGCAAGACCCGTACCTGTAACGGCAGTCCAGCTACCTGTAGCATCTGCTTCTGATGGTGTTGTTCTTAAATCTGTTACCGTTAATGCCATATTACCTCATTTTCAACATTCTATCGTATAAAACTAAAATTGCTGCTTGATGAGGCCATAGAAGACCTTGGTTTTGCACAGTTTCTATTTTTAAAGATAAATCACCTTCTCTAAAATATGTTGCAAAGGCAGATTGAGATGCTTTGCCAAATATATAAAGAGCTTTCGGTGGATGTACAAAATCATTAAGAGTATTTTGTCCATTTTCGTCTACGAAAATTACGGTTAAATCTGGATTGGCAGCAATGACATCAGATAATTCTGGATATTCTGTTACTGCTGGTTCGTTAATGCCAGTAATTGGACACATATCCCATTCGTCAATTCCAAAGTCTTGAAGAGGGAATTTCCAAAATGAACATTCTGTCAATGGGGCGGACCAACCAAATTCCCACAGACCGGCCACTTTCACGATATTATCCACAAGGAACTCCTAAAAAACAAAAATTGAATCTATATAACAGTACGACAATATTTATGTTCTGGGGAGAAATTAAATATGGCAATTAGTAGCGATTGGAATATTGATTATACAAACAAAATCATCAGCCACATTGATGGTGATTTAGATTATGATACGGGTGCAGGCACACAACCTCCTGTATCTGCTGTTATTTATGGCGGCACAACGAGTGCTTTGGGCAAAATTCTTGCTAGATCAGGCACCGCCGCAACAGGTACATTTACCTTGACCGATGTTGAAGGTCAGTTTAATAACAATGAAACTTTAACCTATTTAGATTCCGTTGGCTTTGACAACGTGACCAATAGTGGTTTTGTTGTTGGAGATACCATTACTGGCGCTTCTTCGGGTAGAACTGGCATAGTAAGAAAAATTGAATATTATGGCGGTGTAGGCACAGCTTGGGGCGATTTTGGCACAGGTTCTTGGACTGACAATGAAAATATTCAAGTTGGTGGTCAAACACGAGCTTTAGCCGCTGGTGTTGGTGCTGATAATACAGGCACATGGACTGCTGCTTTGGTAAATGAGCCAACCAATCAAACAATCACTCAACCAACACTTTCTACAATTTTGAACTTTAATGCAGATTTGACAACTAATATTGAACTCCCCCGTTTTGCATATGTTCAAAATGCAGCTTCCGCACCTACCGCTACAGGTTATATTCAGAAAGTATATGGTACAACCAACTTAGGTTCTGTACGTTTAATTGACGTAACTGGAACTTGGGCAGATAATGATATTATTTATGTTGGCAATAAAGTAACATACAACAACGTACAAAGTGGTCAATCTTTCAAGGTTGGCGATACTGTGGTTGGAGCCACTTCTTCGGCCACAGGTAAAGTTTTGGTTGATACGGGTACAAAACTTACATTATTAAATCAATCTGGAACATTTACAGATACAGAAAATCTAACAGTTGGTGGTGTTTGGATTGCAAGTGTAAACGGTGTAGCCGCTGCTCAGATTACTGATCCTCATGCTACTCAAAACGGTGCTGCAATTGTAGAACAATTAGCTCAAGACGGTGGTATTTATAACGCAACTGGTTTGAATGTAGTTCGAGACTGCAACGCTCTTTATACCTTCTTACAGGATACATTTGATGAACTAGGTGCTTTGGATGATACGATTCCAATGACTGCTCAGGTTAAATTGCAGCAGTACACCTTGGTTAATGGTTGGAGAATTCCTGATCTTAGCTTTAGATTCTTGGAATCTGGTTCTATTCAGGACAGTTCTTTGGATAACATTTGGACGTGTTATCAAACGATTGGTACGGTTGACTTAATTTCTGACTTGTCTTATGGGGCAACCAGTCCTCAGCCTCGCATGTATGTTGAACAAGATGGTTCGGTTTTGAGTCCTTGGTGGTTGCCGGGTCATATTGATATTTTGGGTAAAGTAAAAACAAGTACGGCTCCACAATATGCTGCAACTTCTACAGGTCAGTTTGTAAATGGTGGCACGACGACAATTTTCTGTCGTAACTTTGGATCAACTTACGATCACTTTGAAACGTCCACCATCGCCGGTGTTGCTCCGATTCCGTTGGCTACTCAGAATGACTTGAACAATCGTTCGGGTACTCACTTTATCAACTTTACATCTGCCGCTGGCTTTGTTGTGGGCGAAGAATTTTATGTTGCTACCAACAAAAATAAGCGTGGAATTATTCGATCTATTGATACAAATACAGTTTATTATGTGTTAACCGGATCGACACAGTTTGCTAATGCAGATTCTGTAACAGGTTCTTTTTCTGCCTCTGCCACGACAACCTCTAGCGCTCCAACAGCCGTTGTAGCCGGATATGGCACAGACATTATTATTGCAACTGTTGATTTTACAGTTGCTGGAACTTTAACTTCTGGCGTGTTTATTCCCGGTGAAACAGTTACTAGCTCTGACGCTGGAACTGCTATTTTCATGGGATATGATGATGAAAATACGCCAACTTTAATTTACATTGGCAATACCACAAGTGATTTTAATATTGCTAATACAGACACCTTAACAGGTGGTGCATCTGGTGCAATCTGGACTGCTTCTGCGGGTCAAGTTGATTCTTCAATTATTCCTAAGAATATTCAAGATGGTAATGGAGTTCAAAACTACAATGCTACGATTTTCTTGGATCGTACTGGCGCATCTTCTCAAACTCTTTTGAAAATGTACGAGTGGATCAAATATCGTACTCGTCGTGAAGAACTTCAAGGTGAGTTGGAATACAATTTGTTGGGTGGAGCGGGCACATTTGCTGGCGTTCAAGGTAGAATTTATACAACTTTGAGTTCAAGCTATCCGTTGGTTAAAGCGTCTCCTTTCGGAACCTTTGCCGGTGGTACGTTCTTCGGTGCCCAAGGTGTATTTATTCAGGATATGGCTGCGGCTGATATTCGTTCTTATCAGTTGATTGATTCGGCTGGTACATTGCGTTTCCCACCAAACCAACAGTCACTTGTTGTAAACGGTTTGGTTGCTGGCGACCGTGTGGCTGTATTCCGTCGTCCAAGCTCGACTCCGGGTTCTGGTATCGACTTCAGCGAATACACAGTCCTTTCTCCATCTGGAAACTATAACGGTACTGGTGACAGTATCATTAAGGTTTCTGGTACGATTAGCACGGATATTCCTAATTCCGGTAAGGTTCGTCTCTATAACACTGGAACTGGTCTTTATGATTCTTACACTTATACTTCAGTAGATAGAACTGCTGGTGGTGGTGGAGAATTCTTAATTTCAACCACTCTTCCGGGTGATTTGGCTGGAACAGAAGATGTTTACGTTCCATTGATTGAAACTCAAGCTGCTGGAACAAGCGTAACGGCAACAATTGTTTATCTTTCCGATATTCCATTGTTGGCTCGTGTTCGTCGAAAGGGAATTCTTCCATTCGAGGTTGAAGGTACATTCGGTTCTGGTGGTTCTACGATTACGGCTATCCGAACGACGGATACTATCGTAGACTAATTAGTATAATACTAAGGGGGAAGTTTACTTCCCCCTTTTTTTTAGGGAGAAAATTATGGCTAATTGGGTTACTGTTTTAACCATTGAGCAAATTGAAGAAAGAGTTCAAAGGTGTGAACAACACATTTCTATCTTGCAAGAAAAAATTAAAGAACAAGAAGAAGTTAAACAAGAATTACTCTTGATGAAATTAGATGCTCAAAGAAATGGCAAAAACATTTCCAAAAAGTCTAAATAATCAAGTATGGCAATAGTATTCGATCCAGTAAACAAATTGATTCAACTAACATCGCCCACAACTAGCGTTACGGCTCAAGACCTTTACACCAACGCTATGGATTGGGCCGATGAGTTGGATAATTTGCAATATGACGTACCAATGGACGCCAATGGTAAATTCCAATTGGGTGGCGGCGTATATTCGGATATTATCTATCGTCTTTTGTCTAGTTGGAAATTAAAGTGGTTTGATGGCGACAAATCTGTTTTCGTTTCTGGCACTTTAATCACTGATGATAACACGCCTCGTACTGTTGCTGCCGATTCTGGCAATGTCGAAACAGTATTCCAAGTAAATACTTATGGCACCATTGAACAAACGGATGTTTCTGTCAATGGTTTTGTCAATGATTCGTCTATAGATGGTACAGAATTCGATGGCAACTCTTCTCTATCGTCCATTGATGATTTTTACAATGGTTCTGTTTTGGTATTTACGACAGGCGAATTAAAAGGCATTGCCCGAAAAGTAAGTGATTATATTGGTTTAAACAGAACATTTAGATTCTTAGGTGGGGCCGGTGCCGCCGACTCTGCTTTTCCTGTAGCACCTTCAGATCAAGACAAATTCAGAATCATTGGCAGAATGGTTTAACGTCCACGCTTATTAACCATATATACTCTGTGTTCTAACCACGGGGCGGTTAAAAAGCATGGAATTTTTCTTTTTTACATCATCAGGCGTAGCTGGCGTTAATGTTTATGCCAGTGCAACTATCAATTGCACTGCTACCGTTACAGCTTCAGCCAGTAAAACTTCCAATGCTTCCGCCACAGTTCTTTGCTCTGGAACTGTAATTGCTTCTGGTCAGGTTGTTCATAAAGCAGCAAGCACGATCACATGCACAGGTGATATATCTGCCGCCTCTTCTGTTATATTTGCTGGTTCTTCGCAAATCACATGCACAGGTGATGTATCCGCTGCTGGAAATGTTGTTCAAAATGCTGCTGCTACAATTACATGCACGGGCGATATATCAGCTTCGTCTCATGTTACGCATAGTGCCGCAAGTACAATTACATGCACGGGCGATGTTGTTGCCGTTGGCAAGGTTTCTCAACGAAACGCCGCCACAATTACATGCACAGGCGATATTGTTGCCGCCTCTTCTGTTATATTTGCTGGTTCCTCACAAATCACATGCACGGGCGACGTTGTTGCCGCCTCTTCTGTTGTGTTTGCTGGTTCCTCACAAATCACATGCATGGGCGACGTATCCGCTTCGTCTCATGTTACGCATCGTGCTACAAGTACGATTACATGCACGGGTGATATATCTGCGGTTGGTTCAATTACTCAACGTGCTGCCGCTACAATTACATGCACGGGTGATGTATCTGCTTCGTCTCATGTTACGCATCGTGCTACAAGTACAATTACATGCACGGGTGATATATCTGCTTCGTCTCATGTTACGCATCGTGCTACAAGTACGATTACATGCACGGGTGATATATCTGCTGCTGGCAATGTTGCTCAAAATGCTGCCGCTACGATTACATGCACGGGTGATATATCTGCTTCGTCTCATGTTACGCATCGTGCTACAAGTACGATTACATGCACGGGTGATGTATCTGCTAATTCCTCTGTTGTATTTGTTGGTTCTTCACAAATTACATGCACGGGTGACGTATCTGCTTCGTCTCATGTTACGCATCGTGCTACAAGTACGATTACATGCACGGGTGATGTATCCGCTGTTGGCACAAAAGCATTGTTTGCTCAAGCCACTATTACATGCACGGGTGACGTATCCGCTGTTGGTACAAAATATGTTGGTGGTCAAGCCACGATTACATGCACGGGCGATGTATCTGCCGATCCTAGAGCAGATTTTGCTGGCAAAACCACAATTACATGCACGGCCACGCTTACAGGCGTACCATCTATTTCCAGACAAACCTATGTGGTTATATCTGGAACAGCGACAGTTGTTGCCCGTGGTGGAATTTACAAACTTGGCAAATCCACAATTATTTGTACCAGCGATATGTCTGCCAAGGGCAAGAGAATTGTTGGCAATCAATATAGCATTAGATTTGCATTCCAAGACATCGTATTGGATGGAGCAGCCAAACAATACAGTGTTGTTTACGCACAATATGAACATAATCGTCCAGTAATTATTCTTGCCGAAAGAAATGGTAAGACATATCAAATGTCTGAAATATATCAATTTTCAGAAGCCGGATGGTTACACACTCAAATTGAGAATGAACAACTTGGCAATTCGTTAGATCATTTGTTAAAGTTGGGCAAAATCAATTCATATATTGAGCCAAGTCCCGGCTTTAAGATCACCTATGTCGGAGACATTCAGACAAATGGTGGTGAAGCCATACTTGGTTTGAGTGAAGAACATCTCAAGAAATTGGGCAAGATTACTTCGTTCTACGAACCAACTGCCGGAAATTACAGTGTAACTTATACTTACAATGATTCATTAAGTGGTGAATTAGCCGCTGGAAAGGCCAATTTCCAATTAGAAAAATTGAAAAATATTTCTACTTTCTTCCAACCATTAGTTGGAAAAGTTTTGAAAAATATTTCTACAACCGAGATAAATTCTGCATCTTCTCTTTATGCTGATGCAGATACTCGTCTAAAGAAGCTAAATAATATAAATGGTTTTACGGTTCCTGTTCCGGGTCGTCAAAAAATCCTTCAAAAAACGAGTAAATAAGATATGGATAAATTCAGCGAATATTTGAAAAACAAAAGAATTCTGACAGAAGATATGGCTCCACCGCCGCCTGCTGGTGGTGCAGCACCACTACCGCCTCCC